TAGTGTTACCACCATCAAAAACCACATTATATTTTCCATCCTCAGACATCATCTTAATAAAGTTGTTCTTTTCTACTTCTTTCATTTCATGATAGACACCGCAAAAAATTGTTGGTTTGTTGTTTTCCATATAAGATTTATTTTAAAAAATTTATGAGTTTTATGTTCGTTCCTCAAAATATTCATCCGTTTCAGTTCCGCTATCTTCCCAAGGTGTATGATTTCCTACAAATTCATCATCAAATCCCCAGTCATTAAATCCATCAAACCTTTCTTCCAATATTGGTTCGTTCATCTTTTTGAGCAGGAAATCAATAAAATTTAAGCAGTCAATAACATTACCATAAACTTTTGTATTCGGGTCGATATTATTTCGTTGAAGTTTTTGATACATAGTTTCATGGTCGGTTACTTCATCTTCATAAAAGGTAATCCATCTATGTCCATTACCATAATCAAAATTTATCCCAAGTCGAGATGCGCTCAACAATCTTTTTGTTGTTTTATTTATCATATTATTTTTTGTAATGTATTTTTTACCACCCTGAAGCAAATTCCTCAAAAATATTCCTTAATATTTTCAATTCATCTTCAGTTTCAATTGAATCAAAAATAATACCCAATTTTTTCCTAATCTTACAGTCAACTCGATATACATTGTCAACTTCCTCTAATAACCATTCTATACATTCTTTGATGTCATCTTCAGTCAATTCTGAACATGACTCGTTTTCATAGTACTTATACTCATGGTCTTCATTAAAATCAATAACATTGTATTGTATAGAAATTGGCTTACCTTCAGAAAATTCAACGTAATATTCAAATTTAACTTCACCTCTGATACAAGAATATAAACGAGAACCATCTTTTTCAATACAATTTTCCGTAATTTCACACTTGTATTTGTGTGCTTTACAGATTTCATTAAACCACTTTATAAACTCCATATAAGATTTATTTTAAAAAATTAATTTATGAGTTTATCTACATAGTAGTTGTCATCACCATAACCATATTTAACTCTCGCTTGTTCAGCTTCTTCTTTCGTTTTATATGGTGCAAGTATCACTCCATTCTTTTCATTTTGGTGTCTTGGTTCTTTTTCATAAACCGCATAATATTCTTTTTTAAGTGCTTCGTATTTCATATTTTTATTTTTTAAGTTGATTAAAAAAATTTAAAATATTCTCCAATTGTTTATCATCATTTGGATAAAACTCACCGTTTTTAAATTGCTCACCCTTCTCATATCCATATTTATCAGCAATATAAGCAATGGCTACTTTCATTTTATAATCTTCGATAGATATCACATTTTTCATATTATTTATAAGGGTTTATTAATTTTGAAATAAAATAAGTTTCTTTGAAGAACTTGCGCAATTCCGTAATCTGACTATCATCTACAATAAGCAGATAATTTTCTGTTGAAATTATTTTGTGTGTCATAGTCTATTAATTTTTTGTTGTCCTGACAGGATTTGATATCTGTGTGTTATGTATAATTTATCTAAGAAGAAACGTTCCCATATAAATCCACCAAAACAAACAACTAACCACTATCCATATAACAACCCAATGATTGAAAGATAAACTACATATAAAAGTACGCAATGCTTTTATTTTTTCAATTAAAGTTTTCATTGTGTTTGTTTTGAAGTTAAAAAAATGCTGTCTTTCCAGCTGTCATTTCTTTTTAAATTGTTCAAACCATTGGTTATAAGTTATATAAGTAGGATTATTTTCCATAGTATTTTGATAACTTTCAACTATTTTATGAATATCTTCCTCACTATACATTCTTTGTTGTTGCCATTTAACACCTGCAATAAAATCTTCTGAAGGTACACCTAATTGAGTATTTCTTTTTTTAGATATTTTATTATGATATTTTTCAGCAGCTTCTTCAAGTGTTTCTTGTTTCATATTATTTTATTTTGTAGGTTTCATTGTAATAAGTTTCGGGTTCATTTTCCGCATAAGGATGAAAAAACTTATATTGAAATGCATCTATTATCTGCTGCTTTTCCATTTCTAAGGCTTGTTGAATTACTTTTATTAAATTATTTTCTTGTTCATCATTTAAATAATTTAATGATTGTTTTGCTAAGAATTCTACTGCTGTCTGTTTCATAATTTATCTTTTTTGTAGGTTTCATTGTAATATTTTTCTCCTAATTCTTCAAAATCTCCATAATTACAAGCATCAATTATCTGCTCCTTTTCCATTTCTTTAGCTTGTTGAAATAAATCTTCAAGTTCTGTTTCATCGTAAGAGTGTATCATGTGAGAAATATTTTCTTTAAACCATTCTACTGCTGTCATAATTATTTTATTTTAAAAGTTTTATTAATGAGATTTTCTAATCGCTAAAATTTGCTTTTTTAATTCATTAGCTATTTCATATTCTTCATATTTTACAAAGTAAGGAAGCAGATAAAATTCTAAAATTTCAACTCTTTTTGAATCCTCCATACCATCCATTTGAAAATTTGATTTTTTTATTTCATCATACATATTCCACATAGATTGATGAAGAATTTCATAATTAAGATTTTCCATGTTCCATTTGAATTTGATTATTTAGTTTGCTATGAAGCTCCCAATTGATTTGATTGTAAATTGGATTGTTAAATTCCATACGGAGTTCACTATGTAATTTACTATCGAATTGATAATTTACCCTCTCAACACTATTATTAAATTTCAAATGAATACTATTACGAATTTTTCTATTGAGATTTTCCATCTTCCATTTGAGTTCTAAGTTGCCTATTGATTCGCCCATAAAGTTGCACATAAATTTGATTTTCAAGTTTATTAAGAAGTTGCTCATAAAGTTGCCTATCAAGTTGCATACCTAATTCCGAATGAAGTTGCTCACGAATTTGTCTATGCAGTCCACTATCAAGTTGACTATTAAGTTTACTACATATTTTTCTATTGAGATTTTTCATGTTCCATTTGATTTTGAAGTTGCCCATAAAGTTGCCAAAAAAATTGCTCACTACATTGCTTTTCAATTGGATTCATCAATTGAGTATGAAGTGTTCTATAGAGCTCCCAATATAATTGCTTAGAAAGTTCAATATAGGCTTTATTGCAAAGTTCTTCATGAACTCTATTACTGATTTCACGATTAAAATTTTCCATTTTTCTTTTTAAGTTCCTTCAAAAGTTGTATATTCAATAAACCAAATATAATTTTGACAGCTCTCATTTGTAATTCATCGGTGATATAATTCTGCACTTTAAGACTAAATCTCCAATCAAGTTCTCCATTAAGCTCCCTATGAATTTTAACAAATTGGGAACTATGTATCTTTCTACTGAGATTTTCCATGCACCATTTGAGTTTTAAGTTGATTGTCAATTTGCCAAAAAATTAGCCTATCAAGTTGATTATTGACTTGCCTATTAAGTTGACTATCAAGTTCATTATAAAGTTTCCCATCAATTTGAGTACCAAGTTGACTATGAAGTTTCCAATCAATTTGAGTACCAAGTTGACTATGAAGTTTCCAATCAATTTGAGTACCAAGTTGACTATGAATTTTATCCTTTAAATTTTCCATGTTCCATCAGAATTAAATTATTTCCCTCAAAGGTAAAAATAATATTTCAAAAAAAGAAATTTATTTCAAATTTTTCTTCAGCAACCAATCTATTTGAGTTTTAAGATTTCTGTATAACTGCTGAAAAAGCTCAATCTTAACATGACTAAGCACCATATCTTTCGTTTGAATGTCACATTGATTGTAAAGCTGATGTAGTAACTTATGGCGAAATTTCACTTCAAATTGATTACAAATTTCTTTATTGAGATTTTTCATGTTTCTTTTGAGTTAAAATTTACCCAACCTTTTTATAACATCCTTAATCCTCATAAACGTCTCCACAGCTATAGGAATAACCATCAAAGAAATCAAAAATTGATTTATATACATATACATCGATATCGTCTGCCCCTGTGTCAAACCATAATTCCCATTTGTAAACACAACTATACATCCTAACAAAAATAACAACCTAACCATATTCAAAGAAAACCAATGCTTCGCTTGTATCTCAGAATTCTTCTCCAACAAAAATTTCCGCCTCTCATAAAAATTACGAATGCCAATATCCCCACCAAATTCAAGAACCTTAACCTTACCCTCCATATGATTATGTATCAACAAAGTTATCTGACCTATCTTAGAATAAAATTTATATACAATAAACCCTATGAAGACTATACTGCATATCACAATCAACCCAACCTCATACTTCAAATAAAATATGAAATATAAACTGCCAAATATATGAATAAAAGAACCTATGTAATAAGTCACATCATTCTCAAAAAAATTAACCACGTTACTCGCCATCTCAGTACGAGCAGATTTAGCAGATACATCTAATTTACATCCTCCTAAATAAGAATATACAATGTCATTGTTTATCCGCATATATACCCTCGTATCATATATCATCCTACGGTAATGTAATAAATTCCCAAAGAAATTTACCAATAACAATATAACCAAATAAAAATAGTCACCAACCAATAACCCATCAATAGCCAAACCTAATATCTGCCAAAAAAATAAATACAAAAGCTCACATACCACTATCAAAAAATATATCAATGCCAATGACCATCTGTACTTCCAAAAAATTCCTATTATATATTTCATATTATTTCTTTTGAATTATTATTAAATTCCTGAAGTTGTAAATTGATTCCTACATTTAAGTCTACAAATATCCTAACCTTCAATCGAGACAAAACATCATCCACAAGATAACTATCAAGCTCCCTTTCAGTCTCATTACGAAATTCCCCATGAAACCTATCCGCAAATTTAATATAAATTTTTCTATTGAGATTTTCCATTTTTCATTTGATTTTTAAGTTGACTTTTAATTCTACTTTTAAGTTGATTATGAAGTAGCATATCAATTTTAGTACGAAGTTGCCAATATATTTGCCAATAAATTTGTTCATTACATTGACTTTCAATTTGACTATCCAATTGACTATAAAGTTGACTATATATCTTTCTATTGAGATTTTTCATATTATTTTAAATTATTAACATGTAATTCAAGTAATCTATTAATACCTTCACTCAGTTGCCAGTCAAGTTTGCTATCAACGCAATCAGTTATTTGAGTTGATTATCAATTTGCCAAAAAATTAGCCTTTCAAGTCGATTATCAAGTTGCCTATCAAGTTGATTACGAAGTTGACTATCAATTCGACTACCAAGTTGTCTATCTATCAATAGACGAACTTTCATACCAACCTTTTTATCAATTTGCCTGTGGAGAATATTATAAATTTTCATTTGAATATTTATATTTACTTTATTACTGAGATTTTCCATTTTTCATTTGATTTTTAAGTTGCCTATCAAGTAGACTACAAAGTCCCATATTAAATTGAAGAGTGAGTTGACTAATAAGTTGACGACCAAGTAGCATTTCATTAGCAACTTTAAGTTGACTACCGAGTTGACTATGGAGTTGTTTAGTTAATTGACTATAAATTTCACTATTAATATCTTTACTGAGATTTTCCATGTTTCATTTGAGTACTAAATTGGTTATAAAGTTGCCTATCAAGTTGATTACCGAGTTGACTGTAAAGTGGACTAAGAAGTTGCATTTCACGAGCAACTTTAAGTTGACTACCGAGTTGACTACGGAGTCGTATATGAATTTGGCTATTAAGTTCACTATTAATATCTTTACTGATATTTTCCATGTTTCAATTGATTTGTTATTAATCTATTAAATTCTAAATCTATATCTTTCCAAAATTTCCTTAGAAGCTGCCTCTCAATCAAACTGCTAACCTTTTTATTCAGACTACATCTAACCTCCCTATGAAGCTCTCCTCCTAAATTAGAATATAGACAAACCATCATCCTGTTATTTAGATTTTCCATCCTTCAATTGAGTTTTAAGTTGATTACCAAGTTGACTTTCAAGTTCCCAATAAAGTTGACTGCGAAGTTGCCAATCAAGTTGCCAATCAAGTTGCCTTTCAAGTTGATTCTCAAGTTGCCTACGAAGTTGACTATAGATTTGACTATTAAGTTTCCCATCAAGTTTCCTATCAATTTGACTACAAAGTTTTTTATTTAGATTTTCCATCCTTCAATTTATTTTTAAGTTGCTTAATTAGTAGTTTATCACTCATCTTCCAAACGATTCCCCTAAAAATTTTTAATCGAATTTTCCTATGAAGTTGCCAATCAAGTTGACTACGAAGCTCACTATCTTGGTTTTTAGTGATTTGAACATAGAGCTTGTCCACAATTTTTCTATTAAGCCTATTTTCAAGCTTATTGTTCAGATTTTTCATTAGAAATTTTATGTTTCACTTGAGAATTAATCAATCTAAAACTACGCCTTGCATCAAAAAGCACATTTGACAAAATCAATCTGTCAAGCTCAAAAAGAAAATCCCCATCTATCTTCCCTTCAGTCAACTCTTCACCAATTTCATGAATGAAATCGATATATATATCTCTGTGTATCTTAGAATTCAAATTCTTCATCTTTCTTAATATTTTTTATTTTGTTCATAACCATTAAAGACATTTGCCAAAAAATCCCATCAATCTGCTCATCCATAACCCCTCTATACAAACTTCTATAAAGATAGATATCAAGTGGCTTTCTTAAATCAATATTGAGATTCCTGCGAAGTAAATCTATATCTTCACAAATTTTATCATTTAAATTATTCATGTTCCATTTGAATTTTAATTTGTTCATTAAATTCCCAATGAAGTTGATTATCAATTTGACTATGAAGTTTACTACGAAGTTGCCAATCAATTTGACTACCGAGTAGACTACGGAGTTGATTAGTTAATTGACTATAAATTTCATTATTAATATCTTTACTAAGATTTTCCATATTTCAAACATAACTTTTTTTAATCTTAAAGTCAATCAAGCACATATCCAATTGAGTTCTTAATTGCCATCTAAGACTCCTGTTAATTTTCTCAGAAAGCAAATTACCAAGCCTTGCATGAATACCATATGGCTGTAATTGACTCATAATCTCCAATTGAAGATTTTTATTAAAAGAATCAAATCCTTCAGTTATTTCATCATTCTTATTCTTCATTTTTAATATTTTTTTCAAGTTGAAAATTAATTTCACCACAAAGCTGCCAACGACATTTAACCTCAATATCCTCACAAAGACTCTCCTCAAGCTTCTTTCGAAGTTTAAATTCTATTCCACTATAAGTTTCAGAACAAATCGTATTATGAAAACTTCTATATATCTCCCAATAAATTTTATCACTAAGATTTTCCATGCTCCATTTGATTATAAATTCTATTAAAAAGTGGATTATATAATGGTGAATACAATTGCCTATTAAGTTGGATACGGATTTGCCAAAAAAGGTGCTCATAAACTTGACTTTCAAGTTGTCTATCGATTTGATTATTTAGTTGACTACTAAGTTGATTATTATTATTTAGCTCTTCATTTAAATTTTCCATCTTTCATTTGAGTTTCAAGTTGATTACTAAGTTGACTATCAAATTGCCAATAAAGTTGTCTATTAAGTTTATTAATAAGTTGATTTTGAAGTTTTCTACCAAGTTGACTGTAAAGTGTACTAAGAAGTTGATTACATATTTTTTTACTGAGATTTTCCATCTTTCATTTGAGTTTTAATTTGTTCATTAATCTGCCAATAGAATTGTCTACGAAGCGGACTACGAATTTTTTTACCGAGTTCACTACGAAGTTGCCTTTCAAATTGCCAAAAAATTAGCCTATCAAGTTGATTACCAAGTTGACTATATATTTTCCTATTGAGATTTTTCATCTTCCATTTAATCGTTTAAGCTGCTTATTAATTTCAAAACAGGGTTGAATACCTATTTGACTGTCAAGTTCCAAATGAACAGCTATAGCAAGTTTTCTATCAATTTGCTTATAAAGTTTATTATGAAGTTCACTACGAAGTTGATTACGGATTTTCTCATTAAAATTTTTCATTCTCCATTTGAGTTTTAAGTTGATTATTAATTTGATTTTCAAGTTGACTATCAAGTTGACTACAAAGTTGATTACATATTTTTTTACTGAGATTTTCCATGTTCCATTTGAGTTTTAAGTTGTTCACCAAGTCGTTCATCAAGTATCCAAAAAAGTTGACTTTCAAGTTGATTACGAAGTTGATTACGAATTAGGGTTTTATAGTCCCAATAACTTCGCCTATCAAGTTCGTTGTTAAGTTCACTATCAAGTTTAATATTAAAACCCCTACGGATTTTCTTATTTAAATTTTCCATTCTTCATTTGAGTTTTAAGTTGATTACTAAGTAGATTATCAAGTCCACTATCAAGTTGCCAATAAAGTCGACTTTCAAGTTGATTACGAATTAGGTTTCTATAGTCCCTATAGCCCCAATAACTTTGCCAATCAAGTTGAATATCAAGTTGCAAATTAAGACCACTACGGATTTTATCATTTAAATTTTCCATCTTCCATTTGTTTTATAAATTGTTCATTAAATTCCCAATGAAGTAAATTAATCTCCCTGTAAAGTTGTGTACCAATGCGACCGTTAAGCTGACTGCGTAAATTAATGTAAAGTGGGGCATTCAATTTATCATAAACCTCTACACTAAGCTGCCAATCTAATTTTTTTTTATTAAGTTGAAAATTAATATTTTCACTAAGTTGATTACAGATTTTATTATTGAGATTTTTCATATTCCTTTAGTTTTTTTAAGTTGCCTTCTAAGTTGAACACGTTGTTGCCCATAAAGTTGCTCATAAATTTGACTTTCAAGTTGTCTATCAAGTTTATTATGAAGTTGATTATGAAGTTGTCTATCAAGTGGACTATAAAGTTGCCCATAAAGTTTATCATAAAGTTGACTGTGAAGTTGACTATTAATTTTTTTACTGAGATTTTCCATCCTTCATTTGTTTTTTAAGTTGCCTGCAAATTTGGTAATCAAGTTCACTATCAAGTTTAATATGAAAACCCCTATACATTTTCTTATTTAAATTTTCCATCTTTCATTTGAGTTTTAAGTTGTTCATTAAGCTCCCAATGAAGTTGCCAATAAAGTTGATTATTAATTTGACTATTAATTTTACTATGGAGTTGACTATTAAGCTCCCAATGAAGTTGCCAATCAAGTTGACTACTAAGTTGAATATTAAATTGACTACGAAGTTGCCTATCAAGTTGACTATAAAATTGTCTATTAATTTGCCTATAAAGTTGACTCCTAATTTTTTTAGTCAATATAAGATTAAAATTTTCCATCTGTTATATTTTTTTTAAGTTGACTACCAAGTTGCATGTTAAAACCAACAGTTACCCCATCCAATTTACCAATAAGCATACTACTCAATCCCCATTCTAAATTTAAATGTTGCATAAGACTGAGCTTAATGAACTCCCCTGCTATTCCATTACTGATTTTCTTATTTAAATTTTCCATGTTCCATTTGAGTTTTAACCCCACTTTTAATCTCACTGTAAAGCCTCCAATGAAATTTACTACTCAGTTGACTATGAAGTTTACTATCAATACTATTAAAGATTTTCTTATTTAAATTTTCCATGTTCCATTTGTAAATAAAGCTGATTATAAAGTTGACTATTAAGTCCACTATAAAGTAACTCTCTGACATCCCTATCAAGCAGACGTTCAAGTTCCCAATAAAGTTTATTGTCAATTTGAAGGTAACTAACAACCTCACTATAAAGCGGACTAACTTTATTATTAAGACCATTATCAAGCTCTTTATTTAAATTTTTCATGTTCCATTTGATTTTGAAGTTGCCTATTAAGTTGCCAATAAAGTTGACTTTCAAGTTGACTTTCAAGTTGATTACGAATTTGATTTCGAAGTTGGTTACGAAGTTGATTACATATTTTATCATTGAGATTTTTCATCTTCCTTTAATTTTTCAAGTTGCCTTTGAATTTGACCGTAAAGCCCCCATTTGACTTCCCTATGAATTTCATTATAAAGCTTACGTTCAAGCTGAACTTCAAGCTTTCTATTGAACTCCCATTCAAGCCTGTTAAGCAATGGCTCATTAAGACCACTGCATTCTTCTTTATTTAAATTTTTCATGCTCCATTTGATTTTGAAGTTGTATATGAATTTGTCTATTAATTTCACTATAAAACGGACTAAGAAGTTGAGATTTATTATGAAGTTTAATTTTGAGATACCTATCGAGCCGATATTCAAGTTCCCTACAGAGTTCAAAATCAATTTGACTCCTAAAACCGCTATCAATTTGTTCATTTAAATTTTCCATCCTTCATTTGTTTTTTAAGTTGCTCATAAAGTTCACTATCAAGTTGCCAAAAAAGTTGTCTATTAAGTCTACTATGAAGTTGATAAATAATTTGATTTCGAAGTTGACTTTCAAATTGCCTATCAAGTTGATTAGTAATTTCACTATTAAGTTGACTATGAAGTTGACTATTAATTTTTTTACCGAGATTTTCCATTGTAAGACATTTTATTTCTTTTGGAATATAAAGATACCACTTTTGTGGTTAAATTCAAAGAAGGGCTGTTTTTGTGCTAAATAGAGGTATGTTTGTTTCCTGAAGAAATTGGAATTTGAAAACATTTTGAGATTTGAGCTTATTTCTAAATTTTCCAAAATATGCTCCTACCCAACAAAGGTAAGATTAAAATCCATAAAAACAAAAAAAATCCAAAATATTTTTGTTCTCAATTTAAAAATTTCGAAATCTATTTATAAAAAAAAGCCTTAAATAAAAAATATTCAAAATACCCACCTAACATAACTGATTCAAATTACCATAACCCAAATTACCATGAAGAAGATTATAGCTTATACTTCAATAGAACAAATAGTAGTAGGAGATTATAGATTCAATTGTGAGGAATATAACTTCTATGACAATCCTGTTACAGCAAAAGAAGAAATAGAAGACTTCAAAGAAGATAATGAGTTCTTCTATATAGCTAAAGTAGAAATAAAAGATAAGCTGTTTAATATACACAATCCAATACATAGAAAAGAACTACTTACCATATTACCAAAGTATGTAGATTACCACTATACCAAATATAATAAAGAAGTTCTTATATTATCCCTTATGGGTAAATGGATTAAAGACGATGATTCAGTTCCCTTTGAAGAAAATATTTCTACCAATGAACTGTTCAATGAAGGAAATTTAAAACGCTATATAAAAGATTTAGGCTTCAATGGATATATATCTATGATTGATAACCTATCCCAATATACTGTATTCAATCCCGATAAATATGTTCAAATCATCAGGCTTTCAATTTGAAAATTTTATTTTGCAGACTAAGAAGGAAATATATTTTCAGATTAAGAAATTTTTAACTTATGAAAATTAGGTGTTTTTTATGAAAGCCCCATTCTATCAATGTTTTATACTATTTTTTTATATATAGTTTTTTGAAATTATATTTTTTTCTTTTGAAAATATTTTTTTTCTTTTGAAAAAACAAAAACTTCTTTTGAAATTATATTTCGCCAAAAGTAGTATTTTTTGTTACTTTTGGCGGTTTATAGCTTCAAAAGAAGTTTTATTTGTTTCTACTGTAAACATTTTCTTTTACCGTATTTTTGTCCAAAGAAATTTTATTTGTTTCAAAGGAAACCTTTTTGTTTCTAAAGAAAGTTTATTTGTTTCCTTTGGAAGATTATAGTTCAATCAAGGTATAGTTTATCTTTTGTCCATTTTGGAAGATTTTAATCGCTTGAAACCAACTGTTATCAGCGACCACTTGACATCCTGCAGACCAAGTATCTACAAAAGAACCTAAACCTGCTCTATGGAAGTTTATTCCATACCATCCTTTGGTTCTGATATTTTTATCAATTATACGGTTCTTATTTCCATCACGGAATATTTCAACAGCACCTGTTTGCATGAAATAAGGTGCTCCAAGCCAAAGGGATTTCCAATTAGGGCTGCTTACGTAGGTATGTGATTGAATTTGCTGCTGTTCGCATGCAATGGCTGCACCTGTGATTCCACCTACTGTGAGGGGATTGAAGATGGAGTAATCCCCTGGCACTGTACTACACGCCATCACCATATCAGCCACACCTCCATTGAACCTCACACATACATCAGCAAACTTATTATCCAATGTTTGGTCGGTTCTAATCCATACGAATTCTGTTGTAGGCTGCACCCAATTACGTTTCTTAATTTCATCAGAAACAAATGCAGTTGTCGCTTTTAAGCTCATCTGTCCAATGATTCCATCGATTTCCCCTTGATAATATCCTTTTTCCTTCAGGATTGTTTGAAAGTTTTTCATTTTTTAATGTCCATATTTAAATTTAAGTGTTGTCTGTCCCAATTGGAATTTTAGTAGATTATAGAAGAAGCATTCTCTACCTTTCTTTCTTCCAAATGTACAACCTTCAATTGTCCAAACTCGAATGCTTGGGCATCTGCAGGTTTCATAATTGCTTTTAGTTCGTGCTTTTGAATACGAAATCGTTTATACTTTTGACCAACTTCATTTATTTCGTACAAATCAAATACCTGATTGTTTGCGTAGTTCTGAATTTCAAATAGTCTAATCATAATAGTTTTTATTATAATATATCTGAAATTCATAAAAAATTCAAATTTTCAAAAGAAAAAAGAAATTTTTCACACAAAGTACCAAAAAATGATACCTTACGCAAAAAATTTCTTTTGAAACCTCTAAATTCCCTTAGAAGTCAAATTAATTTTATTTGGTAAAACAGTCTTATTTCATATGAAAACAGAATTTCCTTTGGGGGTGGTGTCGAAATTCTCGGGGGTTATACTTTTGGGTAGGGGGTAAATTCCAAATAAAATTTGGTTTGGGTTTTTTGGAAAGTAATACATAATATAAACGAAAAAATCCAATTTTCGTATAATGTTGAGTTCCATTTGGAGTATATTTGGTATATTAGAAGTATTGGTTTCCTTCAGGAGTAATGCATGCTTCCTTGGGTCGAACAAAGGTGAAAAAGAATTATCGGAAAACCAAAATTTTTTCGAAGTTTTTTTTAAAATATTTTTGGTTCATATGAAATTGTTGTTATAAATAACAACTGTCTAATATACGAAAAAAAATATTACGAAATATACGAAGATTTCGATTTAGGGTTGGGTCGGATTATTCCTACCTTCGAACCTTAGTCTCAGGGATATGCCTTATTTCAATTGGCTGATATAAAGGTACGACTTTCTTTTGAGACTACCAAATTTTCAGAAGGATTTTTTTTAATTTTTAAAAAAAATTTGGTTCTTTGAGAAATTGTTTTTACCTTTGTAGAAACTAAACGAGATTACACTTATGAGATTAATAAAATTTTTGATAGATGAGCATGGTGTTCCATGTACAGTTATATCGAATTCAACCTTTGAGGTGATAGAGGATATAACAATACAGATGAAGGAGATATTTCCTGATAAGAATGTGAGGGATGTAAAATTTATAGAGGAACATAAAAATTCTTTTGAAGAAAATTTTGTTTTTTAAGAAAATAGTGTTATCTTTGTTTTAACAAATAAGGATAATGAAAAAGATACTATTATTAATACTGTTTCCTATAGCAGGATATTCACAAGGAGTAGAGAAACTTCAAAGGATAACTATGTCATCTGCCAATGAGCAGATAGTTATCTCTCAAAGGGAATCATTAGAATTCTTAGGGGACTATAATTCACTGAAGAGTTCTTTGATGGTTGCTTTAGAAGATTTTGAGAGCTGTAATGAAGAAGTTGAAAGATATAAAAAACTTGCCATACAGAATGCTATAGAAATAGAAAAGCTTTTTTTGGAAAATGATAAGCTTAAAAACGAGATTGAAGAATTAAGAAAGCTAAAAGATATAAAATAGTCCTGTGGCGGAATTGGTAGACGCATTACTGAATAGTTGAAAGACAAAAGGTAAGTATGCTGAATTAAGCTCTATATTACATACAGGTTAGAATCCTGTCAGGACTATTTTTTAAATAAAATAATATGAAACAAGAAACACTTGAAGAAGCAGGTAAAAGAGTATCTGAATTAGTTGATGCTATGGATTCTAATATGGAAATGTTTAGTATTACTAATCAAATTGATGAATTGGGATATGCAGTTAGTAATATGCGAGATATTATACACGAAATTGTTAAAATTCTTGATGTAAAATAATTTTTGCCTACGATATAGAATATGACCGAGATTTAATGACTTGGTTTTGGTTATTATTTTTTCAAATTTGGTTTATGATTAGTTTACGCCTTTGGATTTTACATGATAAAGAGAATTAATTTTATTTCTTCAGAAAAAAATTTAAAATTTCTTTTGAAAAAATTTGGAATTCAGAAAAAGGTTTCCTATCTTTGTATTACAATTTCTTAGCTTCTTCGAAACATGGTAAGAAACTTAATGATGTGTTAATCCCCATAAATCTTACACATCAGGATAGTCAAATTGGGGTATGTAATGAAGTGTGACGAGCTTCTGAGCAGACAAGCATAGTCTAAGTTGTAGGCGGATAACTAAAACCTTCATTATTTAACTTTTAAAACTTAGTATTATGAATCCACAAAATTTGGAACAGTACAACGATTTGCTTGGAGCTATTGAGAAGTCTTCACGTTCAGACATGGTTACGATTGATATAAGAACCATTGATGTCAATTGGGATGATAACGTCAGAAGAAACTATAATGGCATTGATGCCTTGGCAGAGTCTATTAAGGAGCATGGGCTCAAAGACCCTTTGAAGGTTTCAAAGGTGAAGGGAGAAGAGCGTTATATATTGGTTGATGGTCACAGAAGATATAAAGCCATAAGCAGTCTATTGGAAGCAGGAGTTCCAATTTCAAGAGTAAAGGCGGTTGTTGTCAGCAGCAATCCTGAGACAAGATTGGCTGAGATGATTATAACAGGGGTTCAGAAGCAGAACTTGCATCCTGTGGAGCAGGCTGAGGCTTTCTTGAGATTGAAGAACTACGGATGGGATGTTAAGAAGATTGCATCCATGCTTGGAGAGAGCGGAGATGGAAAGGTGAGGCTCAACTTGGTATATAGATACCTGAAGCTTGCGGAAGCTCCTGAAGCGATTAAGCAGCGTTGTTTGAGAGGGGAGATTTCCCATGACACAGTCATAAGAATTATAGAGACCAACGATGGAGACTATGAGAAGACTGTGGAGGTTGTGGAGTCTGCCATTGAAGCAAATACAATTACCAATGAGATGGGAGCTAAAGAGGTAAAGAAGGTAAAGACGAGAGATATTTTCAAGAAGGATAAAGAGGTTTCAGATGAAGTGGTTGTTTCAAAGAAGTATAGTTTGATTGAGAAGTTAGAATTTGCTTCTGATGAGATGTTTGCTTCAGACAGTTCAGCTGACACTGCAGTTCTTGATGACCTTTTGAAATTACTAAGGAACAACGATGTTCAAGTGGAGGAGATTAAAAAATTCTTCAGAGATGTGACTTACAAAAAATTTTAATTAAAATAGCAATTTCCCATATTTATATGGGAAATTTTTTTTATATTTGCATTACACTTACAAGGGGAAAATATTCCCTGCTTTAAAAATTATTTATTATGAAGTATAACATACTTGACAATTACTCTATGGAAGAGATTGAAGAAATGCTAAAAAACGTTATTGAATTCGAGGAATTTAATACTGATGCTCAGTACATGATTTGCATAACAGATGACTTTGAAGGATTAGAAATTGATATGAGTGTTCCTGAAGAACCAAGTTCAATTTCCAATGAAACTGATATGGCATCTCAGAGGAAATAAAATTCTTTTTGGAAGTTTAATTTTCTTTTGAGAGTTATATATTTAATTAAGTAAACAATTATTAAACATTTATTTTTAAAAAACCTCTAATGAAAAATTTGATTTTGATTTTTGCAGTATTGGCTTCTGTTGCTTTTACTTCTTGTGAAACTAAAAAAGCTTGCGATAAAAAAGATTGCAAAGAAAACTGTGATTCTTTGAAAGCTGATTCAGTTAAAGTATCTGTTGATACAGTTGCAGTTGATTCTGCGAAATAAGAAATAGTATTTCTAATTTAGAAAAACGTTTTGTTGACATCAGCAAAACGTTTTTTATTTATAATCACATCTCTAATAAAAAAAGGTTCTATTTTTCAATAGAACCTTTTTATTTTCCAAGAGGAATAATATTATTTCAGAGTAAGAAGGTATTTGGTTTTTTTAGCCAACGCTACAATTTCATCAATAATGTTATTGATTGCAGATTCTTTAATTTCCTCTTGATGTTGTTTCATTTTCTCCATGAAAAATTCTAAGTACTTGGTTGTACAACCTTCTGTATAAGCTCTGAATTTCATACCGAAATCTTCATTAGTACGACCATAGCATCCAATGTAAGTTTCGATAAGTGCATCGGACATATCTGCAAGGCTATCATAGAAGCCACCTGTTGCATTATGTTCAGCATATGATGTAGTTTCGTGATGCCAAAATTTGAATTGAATATGTGCATGTTCCAAGCATTGGAAAAGGTCAAGTTCACTTAGTGGGTTTAAAGTAGTGTCCATAATTATATTTTTAATATAAATATATAGCTTCTTTAGAAAAATGTCCCATCTGAATAATTTTTAGTCCAAATGAAGTCCAACTTTCTTTTGAAGTCCAACTTGTAACAGTTTATTATAAAGATGACCTGCTTATTTATTATAACCTATAGCCTCAAAATAAAAAACCCCTGTGCTTTGGGTTGCTACAGGGGTCTGACACTAACAAAAAGACAGACAATGGAAAACTATTAAGGCAATTTTATGTTATTTTATGTCCAAATCATTGATTTTTAGACTATTATGACCAACTTTTTTGCTACAGTTGACATTTTTGGTTTATAAGTGATAGTATTTTGTCCAAATTTCACCTCAAAAGTACCAAATATTTAGTCAAAATTGCTGTACAACTCGTTAATTTATAAGCTTTTATGTCCAATTTTTAAGCTAAAAAACTATACTTTTGAGTTTCTCTTATATATAGAATAAAGAAGATGTCAAAAGTACAAAAAAATATGGCATTTTTACTGTACAAATCACTCATTTTTAAGCAATTATGACCAACTTTTGAGGTAAAATTCCTCTTTATAATCAATCATATATCACTTATTTCTCAACTGTGGCAAAAAAGGGTAAAAAAGGCGGTCAAAGGTACTTTCTGTTACACCATTCTTCAGTCCCAAGAGCAGGTGCTGTCCCATTGGGTAATTTAATGAACATAAATCCATTATAAGCATTTGCTTTAAGGAGGACATGTTCAATCATGGAGATGATGCCAAGCTTTTCCTCAAAGGTATTGTTAGGGTTTGCTAATTTGTTATTAGCAAATTCCTTTATCAGTCCAACTTCAATTGTTTTTCTTGCTTTCATGGTGTGAATATAGTTATAAGTTAATAAATTTCCAAGGGAAACAAGGATTCATTTGAAATATGTTTCCCTTGAAGTGTCCTAAAAATTAAACGTAAGCTTCCTTTTGTACAAGTTCAACAGAGAAGTTATACTGAGGGAATTTATTCTTCAGAATGTCCAAGCTCTTGTTGGCAGCTTTTTCTGTCCTAAAGGCTTTAGCATTATAAATTCCGCTGTATTGGAATGTTCTTGAAGTATTTTTGACGAACAGTCCAAAGGGAGTATTTATTTGAAAGTATTGGTCAACCTTCTCTTTTTGCTTAGGAGCTTTACGTTTTTTCATTTTTTCAACTACTCTGTCCATTCCGTAGGCATAAATGTACAAGTAAACATTATGTCCTTTGTAGTAAGCTTCATATTCTTCAATGGTGGCAATAGCTTGTTCAGTTGAAGTGAAGTTTACAGTAGGTTTAATTTCGAGTCCTGCTCCTGTAATATTTTTGTTATCGTAGGTGCTAATTCTTATTCCTAAAGAACAACCTAAGTTTCTTAATTGTTCAATGGTTTTAGCATTGTTAATTCCGCTAACAAAGAAGTTTTTGAACATACTGAAGGTGGTCTTAGTTGTATGACTTCCTCCAATAGCAATACCTGTATGGTAGCCGAATCTTTTTTCGTCATAAGCCCAAGTTTCGTCATATCGTTTTACATATTCATTACAGCGTTCAACGGTGTCCTGTTTGAATCTTTCAATACCTTGAAGCAAATCTTCCTTGGAAGTTATAATGGTTCTATTGAACATACGAGAATTGCTCCAATCTCTTGCACGTTTATTGTTGCTTTCATAGACGTTATTGTCTCCTTGAAGTATAAACGGAATTACTCTGTTTTCATCAATCTTGATGAATTGCTTTGCATAAAGAATAGTGTAGCTCATGATAGTAAGTTTTAAATAGTGAAATGAAATGTTATAAAACTAATGTCCTACAAAAGTAGTGAAAAGAATTCTAATTTCCAAATAAATTTTAAAATTTCTTTTGAAAAAATTAAATTTATTTTTAAAGGTAAATAAAATTCCTGCAATAAACGAAAAAAACCAAGTTCCCTATACATACTGAATCAGCTCTGTTGACAGCTTGTTCAAGGTTATTATCTACAACAGCTTGAACAAAGCTTCCACCTAACAGAACTTTATCTCTTGTCATCATAATGGTTGCAGCAATATGACAAACATGGTATTTATCTTCTCCAATTGGCGCAGGTATGCCATTATAAAATTGCCCAAAAGCTTTTTCTGCTAATTCATAATATTTTTCCATAGTAAAGTTATTTTTGCACAATAAATCAATCAAGTTTATTCAAGAATTTCAGCTTTATCAACTAAGAACTTTGTTATATCTAAGACAAGTTCATCAATTGAATTGAAGTTTCTTTTGACTTCTTTCAGACCTTGTTCAGTTGAAATCCAATTTGTCCCTGTAATTTTCAACTTGAAAAAATTGTTTGAACGTTCAACCCTGATATCAATTATTTCAGGGTCACAATGGAACATTTCACTGAATTGTCCTTTGTTGAAAACGTTATACCTTACAGCTTCTCTGAAATAGCTTTCAGGAATATCTCCTCTAATGAAAGAATAATAAGTTCCCAAGTGGTTTATCTTATACTTTCTTTCATAGTTTATAAAGCAAATGAAGTCCAACAGAGGTACAACTGATGTCCAAAGGAAGTTCAGTTCAGCAGAACCAATTTCTTTTTCCAATTGGTCGTTTTGCTCTTTTTCTTTTGTGAGTCTGTCCAATAAATCTATGTAGTTTTCCATCAGAAATCAGTTTTAAATTTAAAATTAAGGCTATCAAAAAGTTCATTTATCCTATCGATTTCTTTTTGGTAGAAATCTTTTAGCTCTTGGTGTTCAGCTTTGTCCATCTCACGAATATAATTATTCTTTAGAGTCAAGCTGTTTGCAGTTAGGAGAATGAATTGTTCCTCAGTCAATTTGAAATTTTTCATAGTCTTTAAAGTTTTATAATTTCAACAAATTTAATATCAATCAACTTCAAAGGAAGTTCAGATTTGTCCAACAGCATTTTAAAGTACAGTTCAACTTCTTCTCTTGATAAGGCTAAGGTTTGCCTTACAGTTTCTTTAGTGGAAAAGTTCTTCCAAACCAATAAGTATTTGTTCATAGCAAAGGTAAGAATTGTTTTTGAATATTCCAAATTTTCTTTTGAAAAAAAGAGGGTTCAATTGAAGATTTTTTTTTGTCCCAAAAGAACCCCCATTATTCACAATTAAAACACTAACGTACAAAACATGGAACGCTTACAATGTGTCCTGCTTCGTTTCTAACGACCGCAGGATGACCTGTAGCAGGTGCAACACAGTCCAATCTTCCTTGAAGTTTTGCAGCCGTTAGGACAACCGCAGAAACTATAAAGAATGTCCCATTGGAAGGTTCAGGTAAGTCTTGAACTGTCCCAAACACTTGGTCACACATCCCATTGGCAATTTCAGAGAATGTCGCAGAAACTCTTGCAACAGTTCCCGATTTTGAAAAAACTGTCCCATCATTGAAAATAATGTCATGCGGAGTGCAGTTAATAAAAGTTGTAGCAGTCATAGTAATTTAATTTAAATTGTTAATAAAATATTTCAATGCTGCTTTGCCTGCAATGGGTTTAGTATAAAATGGACAAGAAGATAAAAGGAGCAGAGAATGTCCAAAGGGAATAATCCCTGCTCCAAAATTCACTAATTAAAAACTACCAAGAGGAATAGTATTCAAAAGAAACTTCATAGTCATTTTCAAAGACACCTTCCATAGCTTCATTGAGCATCTGTATTGTGTCTGCAACATCTTTGTAATAGTACTCACTATATTCTGTGTCACCGAAAAAGAACCCTGCTTGTGTGGGCAAATTTGCCTCACTGAAAGCATTATCTTTCTTCTCTAATACTTGCTCACAAAGAGCAATAAGTTTTTTTAGTTGGGTAATGGTTACTTCGTAATCTCCACAATCATCTTCTCCATCTTGAATGTTATCTACGAACCATTTGTGGATATGGTTTGCTTTGCGCCAGTATGCAGCACGTTCATGAATTTCCGAAATCATTTTTGGTTTAATGTTAATGACATTGCCATTAACTTTGATTTCAACAGAAGCTTCAACATTACGGTAGTCATAATGCGCACCAATGTAAATCTTCTTTGTCAGATACATATCAAGTCCCATAATCTTTAAAGTTTTAAAATAGTGAAATAATTATAATGTGAGCATTAGCGAACTAATGTTTAACAAAGATACAAAAGAAATTTTAATTATCCAAATGTTTTTTAAAATTTCTTTTGAAAAAATTAAAAATAATTTCAACTTAGTTTAGACTCATCGAAATCCTCAAATACTATAATAGCTATTACTCTTTGCATTTTACCATTAAGGTAATATTCAGCCCATATATCACCACTTTCCTCTCCTTCTCCACTCAACTTGAAGAGTGTGTTTGGATGTTCCAAAGAGTATGAACGCATATCGGTTTCGTGTTCATACCATTTGATTGACTCATCAAAACAATCGTTATATCCCGATAACTCGCTGATTTGTTTTTTGTAATCAGTAACACCATCGTTACCCTTTACAATTTCTAATTGATGCGATGTGTAGTAACCCATAATCTTTAAAGTTTTAAAATAGTGAGTGAAATAATTATAATGTAAAGATACAAAAGAAATTTCTAATTTCCAAAGAAAATTCAAAATTTCTTTTGAAAAAATTTATTGAAACTCGTAACCAACTTCGGTTACATAAAAATTAGAACCATCGAGGTTGTCATTTCTCATCTTTAACATATATATGTCAAAGTAGCCAAAGGTATCTTCTTTTTCGCTGTTGAACATTATGTTCCAATCAGTTATAGTATTTGTTTCGTCATCCTCATTGACGATTTCCGCTTCAATGTTTTCATCAAAGACTTTTGACAAATTTTCTGTCAATGTTTTCATATTAAATCTTTGACCAACCAAAGATTCTAAAAAGTCTGTAATTTTTTTTTGTTTTTGAGTGAGAGCCATAGTGGTATGTTTTATTAGTGAACTAATGTTTAACAAAGATACAAAAGAAATTTCTAATTTCCAAAGAAAATTCAAAATTTCTTTTGAAAGAATTACAAATAATATTCAGTAATCAAATTGGCAGCAGTTTCTTCTATGTAAATGTCGCTCATTGTATCTGTTGTATTGTACCAATAGTCATCATCATCTGTTGTGAGAAAGCCTTGCACTATATCTTGGTTATAAATTTCTGTGGCAATCTGTTCAATTGCTTCAACTGAAGCAATGTTGTCTAAGGGCATCTCTTGAAGAGGTCTTGTAACCCTAATTCTTTCCCATGTTCTTGCAACATGAACCAAAACATAATTGAAAATTGTCCTATTCATAGGTTTAATTTAATTAGTGAAATAAATGTCCAACAAAATTACAAAAGAAATCTCGAACTTCCAAATGAAATCCAAGATTTCTTTTGAAATAATTTTAATTGTTTATGGTATCTAAGTAAATCATTTCATTGTTGACACAAATATATTCTCTGTTATCATTTTCAGTATCTGTGTACACTACTATATATCCAATTGGTGTTCCATTGAGAAACAATATAATATCTTCATTGTTCTCATCCAAGTAAGACAGCTGGGCATAGCTTGTGAAATCAAGTGTCAATTCATCTGTGTAAAATTCCATAAGTATGATGTTTAATAGTGAATAATTTAATGTCCAACAAAGATACAAAAGAAACTTGAAACTTCCAAATTTATTTTCAAGTTTCTTTTGAAATAATTTATTTTTCTTTCAAATCTTCATAGGTGGTTATTGAAGCAGTTACTCTTTCTATAAATAAATCTGCCCATTGGTTATCATCCATCATGCCGATACCTTTTTGGTTTTGGTAATCTGCTAAGTCCTGCTGAATGTCATCAAGAATAGCTTTGAGTGTTTCAAAATTTATGTCCATAATGTAAAATTTTATTAGTGAGTGAAATAATATTTATTCTTCGTTAAACTCTGCATTATGCTCACAATCCGCATAAAAAAGGTCGGGACAATCAGATATTTCTAATGTGTGTTTGCAATACGCACACTCAATTTCATTGTCCATTACATCGTGTAATAGAACCTCCCCACAATTCCCACACGTTACAATGTTAACATTCGCTAACGCTATAACTCTTTTCGATAGTTCAATTTGTTTTTCAACTAATTGTCTTTTTGTTACTTTTGTCATAATTTTTAAAGTTTTATTAGTGAATAAAATAATGTCCAACAAAAATAGAAAATACTTTTGACATTTCAAAATTTATTTCCAACTTTATTTTGAAATAATTAAATTTTTTATAGTCCCACTTCCAATAACATAGGTAAACAAATCTTCAACAACAGTTTCTTCGTTTTCTTCTGTCCTATTCAAGAGAATGAAATTGTTATCATCATCTTGATAGATGAAAGTTCCCTCTGTAATGCCATCGCTTTTTACAGACCATACATTGTTTCCTCCCCAATTGGCTGAAGACCTTTGTACAACTCGCTTATAATGTTTGTCCAAGAACTTTTGGACTTTTTTGTGTAACATAGTTTTAAGTAATTTAATAGTGAAATGAAATGTCCAAATGCGTTTTAAACATCTCCGCACCAATCTTCAATTTCCCTGAAAGCATTAATCATACTGTCTATTTGCCTTGTTGTGTACCCCATTTCCCAAGCGATGGTTTTTGCACCATTGCCTGTTTTTTCGTATTTATTATATGCCTCTCGGCATTTTTCAATTCCGTATTTCAGAATTGCAACTTTTGTTTTTCTACTTATTTTCATATAAAAGTTTTAGTGGTTGTATAATGAATGCATCTATGTATAAATCAATTGCTTTCTCTATTAAGAATGACCTTTCTACATTAGGGTAGTTCAGTGTTATCCTTCTCCAAATCTCTGTGAGATACACATTTGGTTCTGCTGCATATGACCATACAATCTCTGTTACATCTTGATGAAAATTGATACCGCATATACCATCAGCATACTTAGACTTGCTTTTGTCAATATGTAAGAATACATATCTGTCATTGTCTACATCTTTTAGAATTTCAAATTCTTTTACCATAGCTGTTAATGTTTAATAGTGTTTTAACTTTGAATATTTTGTAGTGAATAAAATAATGTCCAACAAAGATACAAAAGAAACTTCAAACTTCCAAATTTATTTTCAAGTTTCTTTTGAAATAATTTATAACCAAGTTTGTTTTGTTATTTTTTTCTTTCCATTTACTTTTTCCCAACGTTCAAACCATTCCCCCCATTCACCCCTGCGTGAGCGTGTAATTTCAACAGTATTATCTGTTGCATTGTCCAAGTATCTTTGCAAGTTTTGTTTTACCTTTTCATAGGTATTAACATAGCCTTGAGCTATATAATATCCATCAGCAGTAAAATAAGGTATCAGTCCAAGTCTTTCAGCAATGTACTTATCGCTGATTTTAATTGTTACATACGGCTTCATAAGAATATAAGTTTTATTAGTGAGAAAATGTCCAACAAAAATAAAAAAAAAGTTCAAATGTCCAAATTCAATTTGAACTTTCTTTTGAAATAACAATTTGCAATTTACACTCGGCAATTATTTTTTTGATATCTGAAATGTCCACATCAGAAATAATTACATTTCCAATTGACCATAGTTCTCCATCATCTTTAAGTCCGAAAGATAAACCTCGGAAATCTATCCTCCAATAAGGATTGTCCACATACCCATTAAAGGTTTTAGAATTCCAACATTCTCTTTTAATAAAGTATACCATAATCTTTTAAGTATTTTATTAGTGAAATAATTGTCCAACAAAAATAAAAAAGAAACTTGAAACTTCCAAATTTATTTTCAAGTTTCTTTTGAAATAATTTTTTAGTACAAATAAACTTTAGTTCCTCGCAGAATTTCTCTTCCACTTTCAATAATCAAAGCTTTTGCTTCTTTAATGTTTTTTGCTTTAATTTCTTGAGTACAAAATTGGTCGTTTGAATTTGCTTTGCGTGTCCAAGCTTTGTAAGTTTTCATAATATAATTTTTAATTGTTTATAATAATGTTTTCAAATTTCTTAGGTAACTTGTTATAGAACCTAATTGAGTGTGTTGAAACCCAAGAATTTACAAATACTTCTTTTATAATAGCATACTTATACCCATTAGCGGACAATACCATTGTCCCATAACCTAAGCAGCCCTCTTCAATTTGAGAAATTTCTCCGCCTTTGTCCAAGTAATTTTCAATTAAGGTTTGAACTGTTTCAAAAGAAATAAAATTTTTCATAATATAAGTTTTATTTGTGAACTGAAATGTGAGTGTTAACGAACTAATGTTAAGCAAAGATAAAAAAGAAAGTTCAAATGTCCAAATTTAATTTGAACTTTCTTTTGAAATAATTTTAGTGCATAATGTATGCAACTACTTCTACATCTTTGTCCCAACAAGCTCTACAATCTTCACATTTGTGGGAACTTTCAGGTCTTGTGGCATGGCATATAGCAACATTGTCCAATTCCATTTCTTTAAGCTTTTGCTCATTAGAAACTGTAATTGAAGCAATTTTGTTTCTAACTTCTTTCACAGAATCGACCATGTGAGCAGACTGTCTAACAGTCAAATTTTTGGGCAATTCTTTTTGGTAATTTTTGACAAAACCATATTCCCTTGTAGGCAACCAAAACTTTAGTTCAGGTAAATTTTTGGCTATTTGGGCAATTCTGTCCAAATGCTCATTATCTTGAACATCGCCTGAATCATGCCACCTGAAAAAACCTGAATTTTCAAGCAAAGCAATATTTATTGTCATTGCTTCAACCCACATTTGCTTGTCAATTGTGAAAAAACGTCTATAAAGAGCATTTTTTGTAGTGCTGAAAACATAGCGACCTCTCATAGCATAACACTTGTTACAAGTGCTACCTTTGACTTTCATAAGCTTTTTGCCTGTTTTACATTCCCATGCAGGAATATTGTAAGAAAAACAAGGCATTTTTGAAGGATTACTTAACCCCCCATTGAAACCTTTCAAAGTTTCAATTGCAATTGCCAATGTTCGGCAATTGTCTAATAGACTACAAAGGAACTCAAAATTCTCATTTGTAGAAGAAAATCTTTGGTACTTAGAACGCCAATTTTGCTTTTGCATAGTGGTAGTTTTATGCGGTGAATAATGTAATACAAAGATAAGAATAATAATTGAAACTACAAAACTTTTTATCAATTATTTTAAAAATATTTTTGAAAGAATTTTGTAGCTTGTTTGCCTTTCAATTATCTTAACACAAAGATACAACAAGTTTTTTAATTATCCAAATTTATTTTTACTCAAAACAAACTTTTTTAATTTCCAAATATTTTTAGTTAAAATTTAAAAATTTTTTTTTAAAGTAATATACGAACTTTGTTCGTTGCGATATTTCTACGAAATATACGAACTTTGTTCGTGGCAATTGTTGCACAATATACGAACTTTATGCAATATACGAAAAATTCAAAAATTTTAGGTATTGCAATTATCATAGGGAATATACGAAATATACGAAAATATTTTGGGGTAATACATAAAATATACGAAGATTTCAATCTAAGGTAGGTTTGGATTAATCCTACCTTCAAATTTACTTTCAGGGATATGCTCTATCAATTAGCTGTTACAAAGATACAAAGAAAATCTGAAACTTCCAAAGAAATTTCAGATTTTCTTTCAAAATAATTTAGAAATCGTTTGTCACTAATATATCATTATCAGCAAAATATTTCCTTGCAGTAGCAGTGTTCTCTACACGACCTAATTTGCCACCTACGTTAAAATCTTTGATGTAGGCTGCCCATTCGTCTTCAGGGGCAAATTCATAGCTGTGAAACTCTTTCAGAAACTCTCTTTCAGGTTCTGTCAGGCGGAATATCATACAATGTGAAAAACCACCGTTGTGAAGCATACTTGAAACTGAAATACCTGCAAATATATGCATCCCCTCAGAAGTCTTGTATTGAGCATAGAACTCAGGGTAGCTATTTTGCCCTGCCTTACGAATAAAAAATTTAGCATCCTTGTAACGCTCTGCTAATCTTAACCATTCGTGCTTGGAATAAGCAAAAGCATTATAGCCAATTTCTACCAATTGTTCAGCAGTGATGCTGTTCATAATTGCAACTAATTTCATAATTGTGGAAGTTTTGTGTATTAGTAAATAATTTGATAGTGTAAAGATAGATAATCTTATTGGTATTTCCAAATAATTTCAAAAGAATTTTAAAAATATTTTTTGAAAGAATTTTGTAGCTTGTTCCCCTTTCAATTATCTTGATACAAAGATAAGCATAATAGTTGGTACTGCAAAACTTTTTATCAATTATTTTAAAAATATTTTTTAAAGAATATGATAAACGAAAAATTCAAAAATTTTAGGTATTGCAATTATTAAGGGAAATATACAAAATATACGAACTTTATATAATATACGAAGATTTCAATTTGGGGTTGGGTTGGATTATTCCTACGATATTGGTGTGCTATCGGATAAGCTACTAAGCTGATACAAAGATACAAAAGAAATCTTGAACTTCCAAATAAAATTCAAGATTTCTTTTGAAATAATTTAAAATACTTTTGAGTAATCTTCTTTGTTAAAGAGTTTTACAATATCTCTCAATACATCTGTATAATTCTCAAGAGGAATGTTTATACTAAATTCAACGTAACCATGCCCACTACCATCCCCTAAAAAGTTTTTATCTGCTTTTGAGGTTTCTTTATACTTTTCATATAACTCTCCTAAGCTAATAAATTGAGTGCTTTCTCTGTAACCTAATACTTTCATTTTAAACTTAACAGAATCCTTTGTAGCGTAAAATGAAGGCACTTCATATTTTTGCCCTATTTTGCCTACATAAATAGTGCAATAGGAATTGTAATCGTGTACTTCAACATTTATTCTAAATACATTTGAGAGGTCATTTGCTAATGTTTTTGCAAATGCTTTGTTTCTTTTAACGTTATCAATTTCGGTTCTTTCAGAATCCAACATTGCTTCAAGAAATAAGTTTTCCATAATTGTATAAGAGTTTTAATTAGTGAAATAATTACGCTACCCAAATTTGAATATTATCTGCATCTTCACAGAGAGCAATCAGTGTTTCAAGTAAATTTAAAGCTTCCTTTGAAAAATCTGCTTTAGGGTTATTTTCGGGGTGTATGTCATCAAAAATAGTACCCTCATAAATAACATCACCACTTTTGTTTTCAAAAATTGGTTTGACATTGTTAAGGGCATTAAGCAATTCTGAGTTTATCTCATCAGTAGAAAATGCATACATTTTTAACTTTTGCATAATATGAAATTTTAATAGTGAATTAAAGATAGTGTAAAGATGCCAATCAAAGATTGGTCTTGCCTTTACTTTAGTAAAGATACAAAAGAAATCTGAAACCTCCAAAGAAATTTCAGATTTTCTTTTGAAATAATTTTATTTACATTTATACATTTTGTATATTTCCTCAACACTCTCTAATACATAATTTGTTTCTACCATTGCACCTCTGCTTTGTATTTTTGTAGCTACTGCACTATTCCTATTATTTGAATTTTTCATTATTACTTCTGCAACATCAATAATAGACTCAACACCTATCAATATTTTTGAAGACATATCTTTGTCAATCAAATTAGTTTTATCTAAATTCCACATTGCTTTTGTTAGTAGCAATAAACTTTCTTGTTTTTCCATTGGTAATAGTATTTAATTAGTGAAATAATTTTTTACCTTTGAGTTGCCACCTCATTTGACAAGCTTGGTGCTTGATGAGCAATCTGTGCAGTTTCAGTTAGGAATAGAACCTCTACAAGCATTCCACTAAGGAAGATTAAAAGTTCTTCTTCATTTTTGAATTTCATAATAGTGAATTTTAATAGTGAATTAAAGATAGTGTAAAGATACAAAAGAAATCTCGAACTTCCAAATAAAATTCAAGATTTCTTTTGAAATAATTTTATGAAAGTCAATCAAAATAATTGACTTTCACTTTTCTGTCATAAGCTTTTTTGCTCTTATGAACTTTGTTCACAGAAGAAAACCCATGAGGGTTCTTCTCCAAATAAACCTCTCTTGCTCCATTGCCTAAAGCATCAATCATAAGTTGTTTTTTATCCTTTTTCATAGTGGTAGTTTTTAATAATTATTTTGATAGTGTAAAGATACAAAAGAAATCTCGAACTTCCAAATAAAATTCAAGATTTCTTTTGAAATAATTTTAATTTTCAAAGCAATAATATTCGTCATAACCATCGTAACTTTTCATTGTCATTCCTGTGAATTCAACATTTGAAAGTGACATCACATAATCTAAACTTTCTCTGAAGCCATTTAGAACAACAATTTTAACGCCATTTTCTTTAAGTTCTTTTAGCTTGCTCATAGTGGTATTGAATTTTAATTGTTAATCAAAGGAACGCCATCAAGAATAGGTGAATCCCCAATTGGCAAATGTGCAATAATTTTTTTACATCCTTTACAAGTATCATATTTACTGAACTTATCTGTATATCTTGCTTCCAATGGATATTCGGGGTAAGTGCAAGTATGCCAACCCCCTTCCTTAATTTCACTATCATCAACAATAAGTATATATTTTTCTGTTTGAATTGTTTCTTGTTTCATTGGTAGTAAGTATTTAAGTGAATAATTTGATAGTGTAAAGATACAAAAGAAAATCCGAACTTCCAAATGAAATCCGAATTTTCTTTTAAAATAATTTTAAATAATATTAGTTATATCTTTTGCCATCAATATACTTCACTATGAAGCAATCTTTATAATACTTTGAATAACGTTCTTTTGCCTCATAAGCCAACATTTGACTCTCTTGAGGTATAAGTATCCTATAATACTTTTCTCCTTTGACACAGACTGCTTCAACACTCATACTGTCATTTGGAGCAATGTGGCTTCCATCGAAAAGTTCAATTGTTTTTGTTGAAAACAATTGCAGGCTGTAAGTAACTTTTTTCTCTTTGCATTCTTGAGCAAAAGTCATAATTGGTAACAATAATAGTAATAGGAATCTCATGGTCTTAAAAATTTAAAAAGTTGAAAAATTAGTCTAATAATGCAGTTATGTTTTTTATTATACTATTAAGGTAGCCGACTTCAAAAGCTAATTGGCTCTGAGGGTCATTTGAATACTTCTTTGCAGCTTCATTGGCTTCCTTAATAGCATTAGCTGTAAGTTCTTTAATAGCGGAAATTTTTTCTTTAGCTTTCATAATCTTTGGTATTGAATAGTGAAATATTTAATGACTATACAAAGATACAAAAGAAATCTCGAACTTCCAAATGAAATCCGAATTTTCTTTTGAAATAATTATATCAATCCCATTTTGCAACTTATTACAAAAATAACAAAAAAGGCTCCTAACTGAATCCATTTAGGTCTTGCACCATTTGCAAATAAAATAGTGAAAATATGGAAAAAGGAAAATCCATGACAGAAAAAGTAAACCATAAACTGAACTTCTGTTGGAACTTGGGTTAACATCCAATTGGAAAATCCGAAGCTAATAGGAATCCAAAAAAGGACTGTAAGGATATTGAAAATAAACATAAGGAAAATATTTTTATCAGTGAATAATAATTTGACCTTACAAAGGTAAACATTTTCTTTTGAAATAAAAAATATTTTCCTTATTATTTTTAAAATTTATCTCTGAAGTATTTTAGTTCTTCATACATATACGTTTTTTTTCTATAGATATTCAATATACTTTGTTTTGTCATTTGCCCATTGGCATCGCATAATGGGTAATTCTGTGCTTTGACAATTTCTGAAGCAGGATAAGGATTCCCATGATGGTTTATAAATGCAGGTAAAAATGTAGCTATTTGTAATTTTTGAAAATCATTTATTTTTGTATTAGTAACTCTTTCAGTTTCTTTCCAAATGATAATCGCTAATTTCGCCTGTTCTACAAAGTTCTTTTGAAGCAATTCTTCTACAGATAATTTTAATAATAATCTTGCATGATAACCAAACTGTATAAGCCCAACAAAACCCCCTGATACAGTTGTCGTACTTACCCCTGATTCACCCCACATAAGTAACAAACAAAATCTCCAATCAAACCCCCTTTCATCTGCAAAACTTTTTAGAACTCCCACAAAATCATTCCTTTGCTCCTTTGGAACTCTATCTAAAAGTTCTTTAACTTCGGGATATTCTTCTATAAGCGTATCAACTTTCGTTATAGATACCACACATAAAGTTGAGATATCTTGTTTTTCTTTTTTAACATTTTTTGTTCCTATTGAAAGAAAAATGATAATCATAATACATAAAAAATTCTTAATCATAGTTTTATATTTTATATAAATATACAAAAACCCCCTGAACCTACCACAATTCAGGGGGCAATAAAAATTATTCACTAAAAAAACACCATTTATTATGAAAACGTCAAATGGTCACGGTTGAATCTAAAGTTTACTCTGTCAGGGAAAATCTCTTTGTAGGTTTCAAAGATTGGCATCCATTCTTTGTCACCATCAGAAGAAATTTCTGTTTCCTTCAAGTGAAACTTTATTGTTAATAAACATAAGCAAACTGCTATGTCATAAGGCTTTCGAGCTGTCTTACAAAAGTAAGATTTGCTTTGCCCTATTTCGAATGCAAAGGTTTCATGCTCTTCACCTTTTGAAGCATCTCCATTGAACCCGAAGAATTCATTGGTATACAAAATACCCTCTTCATCTCCATGTAAATCAAAAAGTTTTAAATCTTTTTTCTCAAGAAGAAAAGCTTCAATTTTTTTGACATCTTCAACAATTTTGTTGAAACCTCTTTTTGTCACCTTGTGGTTTAACTTCCAATAATGAGTGTATCCGATAATCTTAACGCTCTTTTAGATGCGCCCTCAGTTTTAATCACTTTGCAATATCGCCTAACAAAGATAAGAAACTTTTTTCAGAATTCCAAATATTTTTTAATTTTTTTTGAATTAAATCACACATATAATATAATTCATTCAATGATAAATCTTGCTTCATTTTATTAACTATGAAAGTACACAATACTATGTTACCTCTTATATAACCTTTATTAGAATCAATCCTATCTACAGAAAAAGCATTTTTATTTCCTTTATGACAGCCTGTTAAAGACATTTCAACACCTGTATAATAACATTTACAATTTTGGGTTTCCCATAATTCTATTAAATATTCTTTTAAATTTTCCATTACTTCTAATCCTCCTTTTCTATTTTTAGAAGTTCTATTTATCTCGTAAGCTCTTTGGTAAAATATATAGTTTTCAGTTTCTCTGTATTTTGAGCTTTTTTGATATGTTGTACTTTGTTTATTATTACATTCTTTACAAGAAGACATATAATGTTTTCGATTTCTATGATAATAAAAATCTTCTAAAGGCTTGGCAATATTACATTTACTGCATTCTTTAGTAGTATTAGGTATTGTTCTTTTTTTTGACATATATTATATTTAATATAAATATATGCCAATAGTGTTAAACTCCAATATTGCCCTACAAAGATACAAAAGAAATTTGAATTATCCTAATAAAACTCTAAATTTCTTTTGAAATAATTTAATTTTCTGTATAGAAAGGATATAATCCTTTTGCTTGTTTTGTATTTCTTATGGTTATAAAGGCTTTTTTGTGTGCCCTTTGCCAAGTATAAAGCATCACTTCTGCGGTTTCTAAATCTCCATAGAAAACAAGGAAGTTATAGTTACCATTCTCTTTTTCATATACAATTTCATCTTGTGCCATTGCCAAATGTTCTGCCCTCACTAATTCGGGATTCTGTGTAGTGAACAATTGAATATAATACAAAGTATCTTCTTCAACTGCTTCAATTTCTTGAGCAAACAAATTCAAAGAACCTAATAGTAGTACAAAGAGAAATATCTTTTTCATAGCTGTTATTTTTAATTGTGTTACAAAGATACAAAAGAAATTTCAATTATCCAAATGTTTTTTAAAATTTCTTTTGAAAAAAAATTATTTTTTAACGTTAACAATATAAGCACTATCTTTTACAAACATCACTTTCAAAGTATCATCCCCACTCCAATAAGTTGGTTCAGTAGAAGCAACAGAAGAACTTTCAGTATTAGAAAGCATGAATGCAATTATATACATTAGAACCCCTATAATTATAAGGTCGAAAAAAATTGAAGTTTTCATTGGTAGTATTTTTAGTAGTGAACAATTTAGTAAGACAAAGATACAAAAGAAACTCCAAACTTCCAAATAAAATTCAGAATTTCTTTTGAAATAATTTTTACCACTTAATATTTTCTCTATGTAAAACTGTCATCGCTTCAGGGAATGTATGTACCAATTGACTTAAAGAAATTTCTAAATGTTCACCCCATGCACCTGAATAAGCTATGGCTCTATATAAATTCTTTTTTCTTTCAACTTGTAACATTAGTTTACCTCCACCACTTCTGCTTTTAACATCACCTGAAAAAACAGTTTCCCAATTACTTTTAGTGAAAGTATTTCTTAAAAACTTAACAATAGAATTCATAGTTTTAAATTTTTTTTTTACAACCTCTTCTCCACAATTATCTTCAACCCCTATTTCTTTTACAACCACTTCTCCATTTGGCATAAGAGTATATTCAAACTCTTCTCCACAATTAGCTTCAAAGGGAACAACCCCATAACCTGTGAACTCATTTGTATCCAATTCAAATATTGGATTGGTAGAACTCCTTAGCAGTTGTGCAAATTTATATTGAGGGTCATCACCTCTGTTTTCTGCAAAGCTTTTGTTGAAAGTTTCAAGCCAACCTAACATTGCATTAGGATAACCATCCCAATGTTTGTAAACTTTTGCAAAGGTAACTCCTTCAATTTTAATGCAAGAACGTGTAGCCATAATCTTTTAAGTATTAAGTAGTGAATAATGAAATAAGAGCGTAAGCGATTTAATATTGTAGTGTAAAGATACAAAAGAAACTCCAAACTTCCAAATAAAATTCAGAGTTTCTTTTGTGTAAACCCAAAATTTTTATTTTGAAATAATTTATTTGCATCTTTCAAGTTCTGCATCATACAGAACTTGCCATCTCAAAGGAATGCTTTTTATACACCAAAATTGTTCACCTTCCTCAATTTTCATCCCATCATTTAAGAATTCTATCACCGAAGTGAAATGGTATACAATATCTAAGTCCTCTTTAGGACAATTGTTTTTTGTATCCCATAAGACATAATCTTCCCTTGAAATATTCTTTAGTTCAATTGGAGGTATCGTGGACAAATTCCCATACAGATGTTCAATCTGTTCCAATCTAATTTCCAATACCATTAGTTGGGCAAGTACCTCTTTGCTTGAAGAGGTAAGTAATTTTTTAAGTTCTCTGAAATCGTTTAACATGGTAGTAAGTATTAAGTTGTGAGTGAAATGAAATAAGAGCGTAAGCGATTAATTTGATAGTGTAAAGATACCAATCACAGATTGGTCTGCCTTTGTGTTACAAAGATACAAAAGAAACTTGAAACTTCCAAATTTATTTTCAAGTTTCTTTTGAAAAAAAAAATTAGACTGCAATAAGCCAATCAGTAACACCCCAATTTACTGAACTTGAAACCGAATAGCCTTTCTTTCTAAGCCTATCAGCTACGATAGGCATATACATATATTCCTCTAAAGACCACCCAAATGAGGGTGCATCTTTACACGTCATGAATGTAGTGGTTAAACTATTACCGCTTAACCAACCTTCAATTCTGTTCTGTAGTTCAGTAATGAATACTTCTTTTTTTTCTAATGGTGACATAGTTTTAAACTTTTAATAGTGAGTGAATAATTTGATAGTGTAAAGATACAAAAGAAACTTCAATAATCCAAATAAAATTTAAAGTTTCTTTTGAAATAATATAACTTTTTTTATTCCCAATCAGAAGCAAGGGTTAAACCTGCTTCTTGTGTCCCATTAGAAGCAGTCCAATTACCTCCAATGAATTCCATATTTAGTCCTAAAGAAGCTGCTTTAGTAAGACACTCTTCTTTTGACCCAATGAATTGGAATAAATCCTCATCATTAGAACCACACCAATTCAATGGTGCTATTGTTAGTATAAACTTTGTCATAGTAATTAAATTTTAATTGTTTATAAAATTACAGTTGGTATAATGCTGCACCCCTTGTTATATTATATAGAAATTATTTTATATCCGAAATGCTGAACATAAGTATCAAAAGTATTTCTTCCCATTCTTTGTAAGGAATTTCCTTTGAACCAAATAAATTTTTCTGTAACCCTGTCAACTGTTACGAATACTTCTTGATTCATTCTGTCTGTTGATAGGTTTTGTCTAATTTGTACAATTGAACCCTTTTTTAAATCTGCTGCTTTCATAATATTTATCAATTTTATTGTCCAACAATAGTGATTAGTTCTGAATAATCCAAATTATTTCAAAAGAATTTTCAAAATATTTTTTGCAGTTGGTCGGATGCTGCTCCCCGAATGTCCTAAAGGTTTCTTAGGGCATAATTTTCTCTTTGGCTTTCTAAATCATCAGCATAAACCTCTTCTGCATTGTCACAGAGTGCTTGGTACGGACAACCCTCTCCGCCTGCAACCTCGCAAACCCAATCCCAAATGAGTTTATTTTGTTCCTCAGTGTATAGGGAATTGTCCCAATTAAGTTCCTCCAAATGTAGGTAATCTGTCCCACTGTCATAGCACTTCTGTCCCCAATATTCGTAAGCACCAATGCCATCATTCTCTTTAGAGAAATCAGAAAGGTCTGCAAAGAAAACTACTTCGCCAATGTTTGGCAATTCTAATGAAGCTTCAATTCTGCTCATGGTATATAATTTAAATTGTGAATAATAATTTAATAAGACAAAGATACAAAAGAAAGTTCAAATGTCCAAATTTAATTTGAACTTTCTTTTGAAAAAAAAATTATTTATTTTTAACAATAAATTCTGAAAATGCAGAAGCTAAAACCCCAAAAGTAACAGCCGAAACAAATAAAATCAATGAATAAAATGTCCCAAATGTAATCGCACAAAGCATTACACTTGTAAGCGAAATTGTACAACAAATAAGTACCAAAAGTGCTGAAAGAATTACTGTCGTTTTCATAATAGGTAGAATTTAATTAGTGAATTGAATGTAGTGCAAAGGTAAGCATAATATCTGACACTACCAAATTATTTCAAAAGATTTTTAAAAATATTTTTTGCAGTGTAGGATGCTGCTCCCCTTGAAATTTTAATATTCGTAAAACCCAAATAACACCTCTGCTTTTTTGTTTTCTAAACTATCCATATAGTTAGAAATTCGACTAAATTCCTTATGGTTTTCTACCTCCCAACTTTTTAAGAAGGGGTAGTTCTCAGAAAGAACCAATTTAAGGTTTAAATTTTCAATGAAAAAACAAGCCTGTTCAAAAGTCATGTTTTCGGTTGCTGTTCTAATTTGTACTGCTGTCATAGTCATTATTTATTTGTTATTAACTTGATACAAAGATAAGAATAATAATTGGTACTACAAAATTTTTTATCAATTATTTTAAAAATATTTTCAAAAGAATTTTTAACTGATTCCCTTATCAATTATCTTAACACAAAGATACAATAAGTTTTTTAATTATCCAAATTTATTTTCACTCAAAATAAACTTTTTTAATTTCCAAATATTTTTAGTTAAATTTTTAAAAAAGTTCAATTTATTGCAGGATTGGATTACAAACCCCCAAGCTTTACGCCTTAGCCTCCGATAGGTACAAAGGTAAGCATAATATCTGACACTACCAAATTATTTCAAAAGAATTTTGAAAATATTTTCAAAGGAATTATATCTAATTACATATAATTAGACTATATGCATCAGGATTTAATCCGAGCCAAATGCACCAATAAAACATCAGTTTTGGCTGTCCTGAATCCATTCTAAGGCATTATATATTCCTTCAGAGGCAAAGATACATTCAAAGGAAAAAAGTGCCTCAGATGGTCAAATTGCGAATATGCGACAAATCAAAAAATTTCGTTTATGTTATATATTATCCATATTAAGGTAATGGTCAAACTCCAAATGAAATTGATTAGTACTATTGATATACCGAATTCCTTTCGGCTACGTTTGTCCAAAAGATAATAGAATATAAGATTAACCAAGTTAATCAAAATAACCAATTTTAGTATATGCATAGTGTACAAATGTTAAAAGGGGCATCTTTTCGGATGCCCCTGTGTTATCTATTCAGCTTCAACTTTTTCAGCTTCGAGTTTGTGTCCAAGAATAAACTCAACAGCCTTCTTAGCTTCTTGAGCAGCTTTCACAATCCATTTAGGTTCACTTTTTAGGACTTTTATCCAACCGTTCAAATAAGAAACGCTATTTTCAATATCCATTGGTACACCGCTTATTTCGCAAAGCATACCGCTACCTATTTCGGCAACCAATTCCTCAAAGGAATATTGGTGTGAGCCAAAGCGGTCAAAGTTCGCTACCCCTGCTCTATTTAATCTGTCACTGCTACCTGTGGAATGCACTAATTCGTGGAATAGTGTGCGGTAGTAACCTGCGCTTTCCTTGAATTGGTTAAGCGTTGGCATTCCTATGTAGTCCATACTTGGGCTGTAAAACGCACTGTCCGAATTTTGTATTTTAGGACATTTTTCGTAATTAGCTACTATTGTTTCGCCCTCTATCAAAACTTGGTTATCATTTTCTTTTGGAATGTATTTAGACAAGTCCCAAACTATGTGGTCTACGCTAAATACACAAAACCCTGTAATACTTGGAAAGCTAAACTTTTTTGGTTTGCCCTCGCTGTCCAAAACCACATTTCCATCGGCATCTTTGCTTTCTTTTGTAATTTGCACCACTCTAATCAAATGTAGCCCTTTAGCACCTTTCTTAATTGGGAATGCAACTGCATTGCCTTTGCTATCTACCCAACCGCTACCCTTTGACTTGTAGCCAAGCTTTGTGGCTGCTGCAAGTATGGTAGTGTAGTGTGGCTGCACACCATACATTTTGGCGTGTAAAGTTGCCCAAAATTTGTTGCTACCTGTGTAACTGTTACCTGTTGCAACGTTACCAATAGTGGTAGTTATCCAAGGTTTCTGCCAAGCTACAATTCCGCTTTCAAGACCGCTAACAAAAAGGTCTGTAATTTTTTGTTCAATGCTAATTTTTTCTGCACTCATGGTAGTAAGTTTTTTAATGAATAATTTAATAAGACAAAGATAAGACTAATTTTTGAAACCGCAAAACTTTTTATCAATTATTTTAAAAGTTTTTTTTTGCGCCCTTTCAACTAATCTGATGCAAAGATAAAACAAATTTTTGAAACCGCAAAACTTTTTTTAAGATTTTTTAAAACTTTTTTTTGAAGCTTTTTTTTACCTTAGTTGTTTGCCTTTCAACTATCTTAATGCAAAGATATGACAAGTTATTTTATTATCCAAATTTTTTTCAAAGTATTTTTAAAATATTTTTCAAAGGAATATACGAACTTTGTTCGTTGCAATTGCTTCGCAATATACGAAAACTTCAAAGGTAAAAAAATCTGTAATTCAAAGGTAAATCTATTTGCTTCTATTGGCTTAAATTTTAGCTTCTAAGACACTTTTACCTACTGAGTAAGGTATTACCCTTATTGAAAAATTGAATGCCTTAAATCAAAGATTTTTCAAAGATAAATTTTTGAAAATAAATGATATACGAACAAAGTTCGTTGCAATTGCTTCGCAATATACGAATTTTTTTGTGGCAATTTTTATACAATATACGAATGTATTATTATATACGAAAATTTGCAAATTTTTAGGTATTGCATAATATACAAAAAAATTCCTTATGAGAAAAAATGTTCCACGTGGAACAAAAATATTACTTTTGAATGATATACGAACTTCTTATGATATACGAACTTCTTATGATATACGAACTTCTTATGATATACGAACTTCTTATGATATACGAACTTCTTAGGATATACGAACTTCTTATGATATACGAACTTCTTATGATATACGAACTTCTTAGGATATACGAACTTCTTAGGATATACGACATTTGTTCTTTAGGATATTTAAAATATACGAAGATTTCAATTTGGGGTTGGGTCGGATTAATCCTACCTTCGAACTTCGTCTTAGAGATATGCTCTATCAATTAGCTGTCACAAAGATATGCAATACAATTGGTATTACAAAATATTTTTAGTTAAATTTTAAAAATAATTTTAAAATAATTTTCAAAGTAATATACGAAAAAAAAATGTTCCACGTGGAACATTTATAATATACGAAAATTTTAATACCGAATAAAAAAAACTGCCTATTAAGGCAGTTGTATTGTTTTTACTAATTCTCTATCAAAAACGCAAGTTTTGTTACCGCTTCTGTCACGTTTAATTTTCATACCTTTGTATAGGTATATTTCAGCTTTTGCACGAGGCAGCGAAGTAGTTTTTAAATATTCGTATATTTTTGCTTCTACTGCTTGAAGCGAATCTGCTTCAACGCCTGCAACCATATTGGTTGTTTTTTTAATAAACGCTTTGTAATTTGCAATAAAGTTATCCATAAGAAAAAAAATTAGAATGTTAAAAAATATAGCTTTATTCCCTCAAAAGCCTATGCAAAGATATGACAAGTTATTTTAATATCCAAACATTTTATCAATTATTTTCAAAATAATTTTAAAATAATTTTCAAAAGTAATATACAAATATTTTATAATATACGAAAAATTTTTCGTTGGAATTATATACGCAATATACGAAAAAATTTTCAAAACAATATACGACATATACGAAAAAAGTTCGTTGCAATCGCTTTGCGATATACGAAAAGATTTCGTGGCAATTGTTCCACGTGGAACAAAAAAAAAGCAGTTCAAAAGAACCGCTTTTTTTGTATATTAAAACACATCAATTTTTTCGTATTTTAGTTCCGAAAAATCTTTTTCGGATATTGGTTTGAAATACTGTGCAGGGAAAAAATGACCATTGCATTCTAATTCCACTGCTATCTTTGCAGCCTTGAGTAAATTGCCCTCGCTCAAAACTATGCCGTATTGAGTGCCGTTTTCAGTGTGCATTCCACTGATATAGTACCCAATAATCAATTTTTGCTTTTGCATTTTATTAAGTTTTAATATTGAATAATCATTAAGACTCTACAAAGATACGGCTATTTTTTTAATATCCAAACATTTTATCAATTATTTTTAAAATAATTTTAAAATAATTTTCAAAAGTATATACGACATATACGAACATGGTTCGTGGCAATTGTTCCACAATATACGAACATGGTTCGTGGCAATTGTTCCACAATATACGAACATGGTTCGTGGCAATTGTTCCACAATATACGAACATGGTTCGTGGCAATTGCTCCGCAATATACGACAGATAGATATAGGCATAAAAAAAAGGGCTATTTGCCCTTGTTTTTTCTCGATGTTAATTCCATCGAGCAGTAGTGAATTTCATCCATGTAATACCCATTTTTTGGGTTATTAGGCATAGCCTCAATTGCCTCTCTGCAATCTTGAATTATAAATCTTAAACTTTCAATTGAAAGTTTTTTAACCTTCTGCATATAAGCTGCGTGGTTCATTTGAGGTGCATTCATAGGTAGAATTTTTAAAGTGTAATAATTTAATGACCTTACAAAGGTAAGCATAATTATTTTGCTGTGCAAGTTTTTTGGCAATTATTTTCAAATTATTTTTAAAATAATTTTCAAAGGTAAAATCTTTGTTTCAAAGGAACACTAACATAGTTCTATTTGTCAAAATTTTGCCATCTGAGACACTTTTACCCTTGAAGTAAGGCATAACCCCGATTGAAATTTTGAATGCCTTAAATCGAAGATTTTTGCTTCTAAAGAAATGACTATCAATAATATACAACATATACGAACATAGTTCGTGGCAATTGCTCCGCAATATACGACAGCTTATATGATATACGTTTTTTTTATTTTAAAGTAGGGTCGGATTACAAACGCAAGCGTTTTCTGCTTGCGCACTCCTACCTTCAAATTTACTCTCAGGGATATGCTCTATCAATTAGCTGTTACAAAGATATGCAATACAATTAGTATTACAAAATATTTTAGTAATTATTTTAAAATAATTTTCAAAAGTAATATACGACATATACGAACATAGTTCGTGGCAATTGCTCCGCAATATACGACAGGTTGATATAGGCATAAAAAAAGGCTCTCATTAGAGAGCCTTTGTTCCACGTGGAACATTATAAACTTACATTCAATTCCCAATTTTCATTTGGGCATTTTTCTTTTAATTCGTTTATAACATCTGTCATATAACTAATTACATAATTCAATTTGTGTTCGCCACAAGCTATTGTAGAAAAGAGAACACCATTTTTAAAAATTCCAACTTTCATCTTATTAAGTTTTAATATTGAATAATCATTAAGACTCTGCAAAGATATGACAAGTTATTTTAATATCCAAACATTTTATCAATTATTTTCAAAATAATTTTAAAATAATTTTCAAGGGTAAAAGTTTAGGTTCAAAAGAATTTATAATATAGCCTTATTTGTCAAAATTTTGCCCTCTGAGCCACTTTTACCCCTGAAGTAAGGCATAACCCCAATCGGAATTTTGAATGCCTTAAATCAAAGATTTTTGCTTCTAAGGAAATGACTATCAATAATATACAACATATACGAAAAATTTTCGTATATTATGCAATATACGACATCCTAAGCATATACGACAGATTTATAATATACGACATCTAAAGCATATACGAAATTTCAAAAGAAAAAAAAAATGTTCCACGTGGAACAAAAAAAAAGCTGTCTTATGACAGCTCTTCAAAAAATCTATTATTTAATGCCAATTTATTTTGCATTTGAACCGAAGCGAATTTTGCGTTAAATGAAGGAAATTTCATAAAACAAACTGCATCGCATACCTCATACCAAACTTCGTATATGTCAAGGTTATCCTGCTTAACCATATTCAAAATTTTAGTATATCCATTTGGAACTTCCATTGCTGAAGCAATGTAATTTTTTTCTAATGTACTTAATTTGCTTAACATAGTAGTAAAAATTAAATTAGTAAAATAATTTTAAAGATAAGCCCCGAAGGGCATTTTTAGTTTGCGTATATGACTGTTGTATTTTGTTTTACGTATACTGTAACTTGTCTTTCAATTATAGGAGTTTTACCATTTAATTGAATGTTTTTTTCTCGAAATTTGTCCAATTTTGAAATAATTTTACACTTTTCTTCAATTGCTTCTGACAAAGCAACTTTGTATACGAAGACTTGTTCTTCGTCTGTGAAAGCTTTTTGGTTTACCAAAACCATCTCTGTTCGTATACCTACATTTGAAGCATATTCGACCAATTCAACTTTTACTTCTTTTGGCTGAATGCCTGTCAAAATTAGTGTATCATTTTTTTGGAAAAATTGCTCAAAACTGCTCACATAATTTGAACTATCAGCTTTTACAGAAGCTAACTGTCCGAAAGTTACATTTGAGAAAAGAACAACTGCGAAAAGTACAAATAAATTTTTCATGGTAGTAAATTTTTAATTGTTAATTTGATAGTGTAAAGATACAAAAGAAATTCTAATTTTCAAACGTTTTTTAAAATTTCTTTTGAAATAATTTGTCCAAGATATGGACAGCCCGAAGGCTGTCCAAGTTTCAGTATATTAGGCGGTTAATATTTTACCGCCTGCTTTCACTTCGAGAATGTTCTCACGTTTGACCGTGATTACTTGTATCGGGTTGTCCAAGTTTTGTCCAACATAGGAATTAGACTTTTGTTTGAACTTTTTAATTATTTCAACCTGCTCTTCATTTGCCAACACACCATTTACAAAGTAATTGTGTGTGGTTATGCTGTTCAAAATCATTTTGACGTAAGTCCTTTTTTCTTCGTCATTTTCAATTGCAGCATCAGCTTTGTGTTGCGCAATCGAGCCATTGAAGCAATCATATAATGGGCTATGCCAAGCCTCTTTTGAAACAAAATCCGCTTCTTTGCCCTCACGTACACGTTGGTTATTAACAGCGTTTTGGTAGTTACAATTCAGACGTACATTGTACGTCACCAATTTTGTAATATTGGCATCACGAAGCGGATTGCCTGTTTTGAGCATTTTTTGCTCAAGTTGAGCGGAAATATTTGCGAATGTGGCAGAACCACCATCATTCAAAAAATTCTTTAAATCATTAACTGAAATCATAATAAGGTAGTTAAAAAGTGAATAATCAATTTGATACACAAAGGTAAGTATAATAATTGGTACTACAAAACTTTTTTTAAGATTTTTTAAAACTTTTTTTTGTAGCCCTTAATTCGTTCCCTCAAAAGCATATGCAAATATAAGACGAATTATTTTCTTACGCAAGTTTTTTGGCAATTATTTTTAAAATAATTTTAAAATATTTTTTCAAAGGAATAAACGAAATTTTCAAAGGTCAAAGTTTAGGTTCAAAGGAATTTATAATATAGCCTTATTTGTCAAAATTTCGGCTTCTAAGGGAATTTTACTATTGAAGTAATATATTTACTTTATTGAAAAATTGAATGCCTTAAATCGAAAATTTTAAAAACTGAATTTTAAGAAAATTTTTTATATACGAAAAAATAAATTGTTACTTTTGAAAGGTATACGAAATATTTTTGTCAATTTATTTTTAATATACGAACTTTGTTCGTGGCAATTGCTTGCAATATACGAAAAAAAATCTTTGCTTCTTTTGAAGGAAAAATAATATACGAAAAATTTGTGGCAATCGCTCCGCAATATACGAAAGTATTTTTTATGGTATACTAAAAAATGATATACGAGTTTCTTATGATATACGACATATACGCAAATAAGCGGTAGGTAGTATATACGCAATATACAACATATACGAAAGTATGTGGGAGGTATACGACATATACAAATATACGAAAGTAGGTAGGAGGTATACTGTATATACGTAAAATGAGCGGTAGGTAGTATATACGCAATATACACAAATTGGGGGTAGGTAGTATATACGACATATACGTAATATACGCAAATGGGGGTAGGTAGTATATACGACATATACGTAATATACGCAAATGGGGGTAGGTAGTATATACAAAATACCCCCCTACCCCACTATATACGACATATACGCCCCCCCCCTATCCTAAACCCCTCTCCCCACCCCCTATTTCGTATATGTCGTACACGCCCCCCGACCCTCTAAAAAAATTTTTTTCAATTTTTCATTTTTCCAAAAGTGAACTTTTCCAAAGGAAGCAATTTTATTCTCCAAAGAAAAATCAATTCCCCCAACCTCCTAAAAAAATTTTTTTCAAATTTTCATTTTTCCAAAAGTGAACTTTTCCAAAGGAAACAATTATAGGTTTCAAAGAAAACAATTTTAATCTCCAAAGGAAACAATTATAGGTTTCAAAGGCTAAAGCCTTTGGTCTGCATAGCCTTTCAAAGGAAACAATTTTAATCTTCAAAGGAAGCATAGCCTTTCAAAGGAAACAATTTTAATCTCCAAAGGGAAAATCGGGGCAGGGTCAAAAATTTTTTTTTAGAATTTTTTGTTTTTTCAAAGGCTTCAAAGGGAGCAATTGCAGGTTACAAAGGAAACAATTTTAATCTTCAAAGGAAGCAATCATATCGTTGGGATAGATGATATTTTGGAATATCGTTGGAATGAACGATATTTTGCAAAGGGTAAAAAAAAAGTTAAAGGGATATAATCAATCTTCATAATATTCTTTAAATTTTTCGTAGTATTGATTTACGAGATTTTGGTCATCGACATCTTCAAAATAATCATCTTCATTATTTCCAAGGAATTCGTCATTTTCTATAGCTTGTTGGATTTTATTTTTGAGATATTTTGAGAGCAGTGGTTTGGATACTTTGCTCATTTGGTATAATACATTTGATTCTAAGGTATCGGTGGAGTTTACATAAAGTTTAAGGTTATTTTCATTGAAGAAATCTAACAGGGTTTCATCTACGGTATGATAATCTTCATTGGTGATATTGTTTATATAGCCATTGATATAATTTTCCAATTTTTTGGGATAGGTTTTGTTGATAAATTCTATGGTAAAGGTATCTATGATGATTCCAACTTCTCCGAGGGAGAACATTTGTTCGTTGGAGATATAGGCATATTCTACACCGTTGAAGAATTGGTAGAAGTCATATCGAGGATTTTCTTCTTTCAGTTGGATTGCTTTTTGGATTCTTGAATTTATATAAGAATCTTTTAGAGAGTCTTCAAGATAATCTACGGTATTTTCAGGAAGTTTGACACCTTCTTCTATACAATATTGGATATATTCCCTTTGTGTATTTGGTTTTATTTTTGGGAATTGTTCCAAATGGAATCCGTTTTTCAGAAGTTCCAAAATGGTTTCATTTGGAAGATTATTTTGTAGTGTATTAGAGAATGGTCTATGGATGGTTTTAGAATAAAACTCCTCTATAAAATCTGCGATAGGATATTCGTTAGCATCGAGTATTTGGATACCTAATTGCACTTTAGATTCTTCTTCGGAGTCTAAAAATCTTTTGATTGGGAATTGTTCCAAAGAAAATCCATTTTTCAGAAGTTCTAAAATGGTTTCATTTGGAAGATTATTTAGTAATTCGTTGGAAAATTTTTCGTATTTAGAATAAAACTTCTTTATAAAATTTATGATAGGATATTCGTTGGCATCGAGTATTTGGATACCTATTTGCACGTTAGATTCGTTTTCAGAGTCTAAAAATCTTTTGAGGTTGTTAAGTTCTTCGTAGTTCAGATTTTCAAAAAGGAGTTTATATTGGCTTTCTGAGATAATTATTTTTTTCATTTGAAAATTTAATTATAAATATATTTGTTTTAGGAGGAATATTTATTGTTACAAAGGTAATGATATAATTTTAAAAAACTAAATTTATATGAGAATAATTATTACGGAGGCTCAATATGGGTTTATAACTTCATATAAAAATATTACTGAAAATACTTTATTAAAAAATGTTGTTAGGAGATATGAATCTTTAATAAAGAAAAAGGGTGTTGGTATTTTAGGTAAATTGGAGGAATCTGATTTAGAAAATCCAAATAAATATGAAGACGAAATAAATACAATTATTGAATTATATTATGATTTAGAAGATGCTTATAACTATGATGATGATTTTGATTATAAACAAGGTCAATCTGAGTTATTTTCTAAATTAAAAGATAACATTGTATATAAGATGTGGTTTAATTATAAAAATGCTATGGAGCGTAACAGACCTGATTCTGCGTTATCGTTAGATAGGTTTGCGAATTATTTAAATTCAGGTACGTTATTATTATTTGAAAATAATGAAAGTTACATTATTGGTAAATATTCAAATGGATTTTTTAAACCATCACATTTTGCACCTAAGAGTATAAGAGAGGGTATTGAGATAATAAAGGAATTAATTAAGTATGACAATATAGTTTTTACTGTAACAGATGATTTAAAAGATATGTTAGATAAATTGGGGGCATATTCAAATGATAATCTTGTTATTTCGATGATATTTAGAGATATGCTTGTTAAAAAGCATGTGGTTCTAACGAATCCTTATATAATGGCACAGGTATTAAATGGATTGATGAATAATGAGTATAAAGACATATCAGATTTTGAAAATATAACTTATGAAGATTTAAAATAAATTAATATATGAGAAGAATAATTATTACGGAGGCTCAATATGGGTTCATTGAGGGGATTGAGATTGGGGATGATGGTCAGATGAAGTTGGATGTGACTGACAAGGGAAATCAAAAATATATTGATACATCTTTGGGGAAGTCATCAAAGAATGTTAAATTTGAAGCGAGGGTTACAACATTACCACAATCGGGGGTCAAGGTTATATCGGTATATAAGAAGGGTTCTGTTGAGGATAAGAGTCTAACAGATGTATTAAAGGGATTGAAGCGTAAGAGCAGTTCATATAGTATTTCAGATGAGGAGTATGATAGGTTTATCAACAGGAGTGCGATATTTTTTGCGAAGGAGATGAATCGTATGAAAGTTGATTCTGTGTTTTGCATGGGGTCATCATCTTCATTGGTCAGGGATATAGCTGAGAGGACTGTGGGAAAAGTATCGAATATTTCTTTGAAATTTTTGCCTGATTCGATTAAGAAAAATATTGATATGCTTGAGTTGGTTATTCCTGATGAGGATATAGAGCGTTTTGGTTCGGACATATTGGGTAGTTTGAGGAAAGAGGTTGAGAAGGCAAAGCAGCGTGGTGAGTTTGAGATAAAGAAGATACAGCCACAGTACAGAAAATTTTTCAAGGGGTGGATAGAGGTTAATTCTGCATATATAAAGTCCATTATGGACAAGGATATAATTCTTTTTGATGATTATTTGACATCGGGGGCAACGCTTGATGAGGTATGTTTGGCGTTGAAGGCATATTCACCTAAGTCGATAACATGTTTTACAATTATAAAAATGAAATAAGTCGTATGAAAATAAGTTTAAATGAATTAAGGTTGATTATCCATAATATTATTCAAGAGAATTTTGAGGATATTACTGAATATGAGGATTATGTTGAGCCTAAGAGAAAGAATAATAGGAATATTTCGGATATAGGTATTTCTCAGGATGAGGGTCGTGGAGTTGCCAATATAATGGCGGTGTATAATGAAGCTGAGGAGGAGGAAAAAGATTTTTGGGGGAGATGGTATTATAATTCAAAAGAAAATGTTCAAAATTTGGCACAGAGACATGATATTGATTTTGTGGTGACTGCTGCGGTTGTGGCGGTACTTTCTCCTGGGAATAAATGGAAGGCAAATCTCGTAGCTGCAGATAATGTCATTCAGATGTTTAAAAATCCTGAGATTCGAAAAAATATTAATGCATATGGTAAAAATGTAGAGAAGGCTATTAAAATTTTAGAGAGTGGAGATATTGGATATGTGCGAGGGCCGAAGGTATCCGTATTTTTAAAATCTCTCATTGACCCTGATTACACAAAAGATGCATTGGTATTAGATTCTCATGCTATAAACATTTGGTATGGTATCAAGAGAAATATAAAAATGACTCCAACAATTTCCACTAAAATGCGGATGAAAATCATGGATGATTATAGAACTGCTGCGAATAAATTGGGAGTGGGATTGCAAGCACTTCAAGCTACAACATGGTATATATGGAAATCGTTGAAAAATGCGCCTGAAATACCTCATACAAACATTCAAGTAGAAGTTTAAGGATAATGAAGAAAATAGTTGTCATAATTGTATTAGTTTTTATATTCATAGGAGCAAATTTGGTTTCAAAGGCTGAAGCCTTTGGTCAGCAAAGCTTTGCTTCAAAGGGAAGAAGTGATTCAAAGGAATTGCGTATACTTTCGTGGAATATACAGAATTTTGGAAAGTCTAAGATGGCAAATGATTCTGTTATGGTTTTTATCAGTGGTATTATGAGTTCTTATGATATTGTTGCAGTTCAAGAGGTATCTGTTTCGGAATTTGGTTCACAGGCTGTTGCGAAGTTGGATGATTTATTGGATAGAAGTGGGGCTTCATGGGATTATGTTATATCTAATCCCACGAGTGGAAGTGGTTCAGAGAGGTATGCATATTTGTTTAGGAAAGATAGGGTGAAGTTGGTTAGTCATTCATTGGAAGCTACTTTGGCTTCTGTTGTGAACAGAGAGCCATATATTGGAAAGTTTTTGGTTGATGGTGTTGATGAGTATATCTTAGGGAATGTTCATTTAGTTCCGAAAGAAAAGAATCCTTCATTGGAGGTTAAGGAATTGGGTTCTCTTGGAGGTAAATATAAGAATAAGAAATTCATATTGATGGGTGACTTTAATTTGTCTGAGAGGGATAGGTCTTTTGATGGGATGAAGGTATGGTGCAATGTTGGGTTTAAAGGTGAAAGGACATCATTGAAGATGAAAGAGGGGGGAGAGTGGTTGAATGAGGAGTATGACAATTTTTTTGTTTCAAGAAAGGTAAAGGTTGGTTCAAGTGGGGTTTTGCATTTTTACAAAAAATTTGTTCGTTTGAGTGATGCGAGAAAAGTTTCTGACCATTGCCCTATATTTATATATGTAAAAAAATGATAGTTACTAAAGTAATTATATTTAGGTATTAAGATGAAAAAGCTAATATTAACAGAGGGTCAGTATAGAATTCTTTTTGAGGGTATCAATGAGCAGGGGGAGCTTCGAAAGTTAGCCGAAGAGGTTATAGCTAAATTTTCAAAAGAAAACTTATCTGTTGTCAAGAGGGTTAAGAAGCAGATAGATGCAGGTCTTCCTGTTGATGGTTATTTTAACAGTGACTATATCAGTTTGGTTGAAATTACTGATGGGGGGTTGTATGATTTGTTAGGTGATTTTATCAAGAATTCTTCAGTTAATATAGTTTTTTATGAAGATAAAAACAAGCGTATGAAGGGGGTTTATGATGGGAATGTTAAAATAAAATATAATAAAGATTTTGAGGGTAGTTTGGTATATCAGGTTGGGTTTTACGAGAAGGCTGATGATATTAGTTCATCGGAAGCTGAACAGATTCTTAAGAAGGCTATGGGAATCTCCTTTAGAAGTACATTGATTCATGAGTTGCAGCATGCTTATGATGCTTATAGGAGTGGTGGAAAGTATGTATCAGACAAGAGGAGTGTTGCTTTTTATAACAAAAGGGGTGAAAATGATATGAGTGATGAGGAGTATCAAGTATATTTAAGTTTACCACATGAGTATTGGGCGAGGTTCAGTCAGACGATGGCGGATATATTTAGGGATGGGATGAGTTTTGAGGATTTGCTTGATAAGTTTAAGAAGAGTGTTATTATGAGGTTTGATTCATTGAGGGATGGTGACAAGCGTAGAATATTGAAGGCATTATATGGGTATTGGGATTTGCATAAAAAATAATTTGAGTGATACGAGAAAAGTTTCTGACCATTGCCCTATATTTATATATGTAAAAAGATAAAATTATGAAACAAGTATTAAAGAGTATGATTGAAAGATTTTCATTTGGGCAAATGACTTCAAATGAGAATGGTAAGACATCTGCATCGGGAACTATGGGAGTTTTGATATGTGTCATTGGAACGCTTTGTTTTTTGATGGGATGTGTTGACAAGATGTTTTTGAACAAGGATATTGATGTTATCACGCAGAGCATCATATTTGTTGGTATTGGAGCAGGTTTGTTAGGATTCAGAAAATCAAGGGAGAGAAAAGTGGTTTCAAAGGAAATTCCACAAGCAGTTGAGCAGATGCCTTCAATTGGAACAGAACAATTACCACAAAATCCACAAGAGTTATGAGAATGAATGATTTTAAAAGAATTATCAGAGAAATGGTTTCTGATGAGATGGGTTCAAATGAAATGGGTATGGTTTCAAAGGGAAATATGATGAAAGTCAAAAGCAAGCAAGGGGAATTGACTGAAAATTATATGTTTTTTTCCAATTTGCAACAGATGAAAAGACAGATTGAGCTTTTGATGGAATTGGATAGAGAGGAGATTGAAGGTATTCTTCAGAACGGTCATGATTGGGCTGAAGACCACGTGGCTGTTGCAAAGAACAATTTAGACCAAGTTTTTGATTTCATGATGAATGAGGTTGAAGATTGTGGATGTGAAGATGAGATGTAACAAATATTTACCATTTTTGTTACAAAATTGAGTTGAGATATTTTCAAAGGGAAATATATAAGGGCTGTTCAATTGAGCAGCCCCTTTTTTTTATTGTATTTTTTTCTTTCTTGATTTTTTTGGTGTTGATTCTTCAAGAGGAACTTCGGGTTCTTCGGAAACAATTACAGTTTCATTCGGAACTGTAATAGGTTCTTCTGAAATTGTTTCAGGTTCAATAGAGATTTGAATTTCTTCAACAGAAATTTCAATTTCTTCTTTTGGAGATTCCTCTTCAACAATTGGGTTAATTGTTTCGGTTTTAGGTTGAGGGGTGATTTTTTTGACGATTATAGGTTTCTCTGAGAGTTTTCCTATAATTTTCTTTTTGAAATATTCAGCCATAACAATTTTAATATAAATATGATAATAACAGAAATTGAAATATTTATAATAAAAAAATATGCCTTACAGTAAAAATCCTGCTACGATGTATGCCATTTTAGATGAATTAAGTAAACTAAAAGGTAATTATTTTCGGATAAATATAAAAATAAGCAGAACCTATAATATTTATAATAAAATATAATAAAATGGCATATAAAATAAATCCTTTTACTACTAATTTTGATTATTATGAGGCAGGTGGCACAGGAAGTACTGTTTCACAGGATTTAGATTCTGTATTAACTGCAGGTAATAATGCAGGTTCAAATGATATTGATATGAACAACAAAGATTTGTTGAATGTTGATAATATTGATTTAAATACTATAAATGGAGCTGCATATCCTCCATCAATTTCAGGAACTACTGCAGGCGGTGATTTATCGGGAACATATCCAAATCCTAAAGTTGATGCATTGCAAGGCTATGCTGTGAGCAATGTAGTTCCAATAAGTGGTCAGACATTACAATGGAGCGGTAGTGAGTGGACTCCTAAGTCAGTTCCCACAGGGGGTTCAGGCGGAGGTGGTATATTTTATTATTTCAATTATCAAAATACAGCAAGTATATCTCCGACAACAGGACTGCCAACTTCACCTGTTGCACCAAGTCAATTAGGTATAAATTATAGCATTGGTTCAGGTTCTATTACATCTGCAAACCTATCTCAAGGTTCTTATAGTTTAGTGTGTGGGTTTGTTACTATTGTAGGAACTCCTTCTGTTACAAATATTCCTGCAGGTCTTTGGGATTTTAACATTTGGGTTGATATTTTAGGTGGAACAGGTAATGCTAATCAAACACAATTTCAGATTAGAGTTTATAAATATGATGGAGCAACTGCACCAACATTATTAGCAAGTTCTGATGATATTTATGTTTATGACCCTACAACAATAGCACAATACATTGGCAATGTTACAATGCCACAAACGACAATTCTTTCTACTGATAGAATTTATATTGAATTGTGGGCACAAAAGAATGTTAATCAATCAAGACAAATAAGATTTTATTTTGATTCATTGCATCCTTCACATGTACATACAACATTACCTTCAGTTGCAGGTTCAGGAATTGCAAAAGTTGTAAATGGGGTATTTCAAAGTCCTGCAAGTACAATCGTAAATGCAGATGTTTCTGCAAGTGCTGCTATTGCTATTAGTAAGTTAGCACCTTTACCTGTAGAAATACAAGTTGCATGTTCAGATGAAACAACTGCTATCACTGCAGGAACAAATAAGGTAACATTTAGGATGCCTCATGCGATGACAGTCACATCTGTTAGGGCTTCATTAACAACTGCACAGGCTTCGGGAAGTATATTCACTGTGGATATAAATGAAGGTGGAGTATCTATTTTAAGTACAAAATTAACAATAGATAATACTGAAAAAACAAGTACAACTGCTGCTACAGCTCCTGTTATATCTGATACAGCATTGGCTGATGATGCGGAAATCACGGTAGATGTAGACCAAATCGGGAACGGAACTGCTACAGGATTAAAGGTGACAATAATAGGAACAAGAGTATGATAATAAATTCTTATATATTTGGTGGATTTGATGCTGATGCTCAAGCATTTATTACTGCTGCAGCTATAACTGATAACACTCAAAAGAACGCTATCAATAATCTTGTGATAAATTTGAAAGCTGCAGGAATATGGAGCAAAATGAAGGCAGTGTATCCTTTTGTAGGGGGTACTGCTGCGACTCATAAGTTCAATTTAAAAAATCCTGCTGATACTAATGCAGCTTTTAGATTATCGTTTATTGGTGGATGGACACATACTGCAACAGGAGCATTACCAAATGGTACAAATGCTTATGCAAACACATTTCTTGATACTCAAAATGATTTATCTTTAAATAGTGGACATTTTTCTTTTTATAGTAGAACTAATTTACCAACTGCTGCAATAAGAATAGATATGGGTGCATTAAGACCTTCACCTGATTCTTACTCAGACTTAAATTCATCAAATTCAAATCTTACATATTTTAGATTTAATAATGGTGTTGCTTATGATTCAGTAGCTTCAGCCAATTCTACGGGTTTTTATATTGGAAGTAGAACTGCTTCAAATATTATTAAAACTTATAAAAATGGTTCTACAGTCTTATCTGGAACAGCAGTATCTAGTTCTACAAGTAACATTGACATTTATATTGGTGCTGTTAATAGTAATGGAAGTCCTTTATATTATGCAAATAGAGAATGTGCATTAGCAAGCATTGGTGATAGTTTAACTGATACAGAAGCATTAGTATTTAATCAGATAGTTGAAGGATATCAATATGAATTAAGTAGAAATATAAATGCTGTAAATGTAAATTATTATAATACAGCATATAACAATGAAACAAATGCATTTTTATATGCATCAGAAATAACAAATACTACTCAAAAGTCAGCAGTTAATAGTCTTGTAAATGATTTAAAAACAGCAGGAATATGGACTAAGATGAAAGCAGTTTATCCGTTCATTGGGGGGACAGCAAGCACTCACAAATGGAATCTTGTAAATCCTCAAGATACAAATGCAGCTTTTCGCTTAGTTTTTTTTGGAGGGTGGACACATACTTCTAATGGGGTTCAAGCAAATGGTACTAATGGATATGCCGATACTTTTTTAGTTCCAAATACTACTCTTGCTGCTGCTGATAGTGTTCATTTAAGTGTTTATTCAAGAACTGACCAAGCTGCACCAACAGATTTAGAAATGGGTACTTATGATGGAAACTCAAATTCATTATTAGGTATTGGGTTAGATAGAAGTGCATCCCCAACAGGTTCTTATGGTTGGATAAATAATGCAAATGTAATATCATTTACAGATACAAACTCAGCAGCTTTTTATGTAGCAACAAGAGTTGGAAGTGTACAAAAAATATTTAGAAACCTTGTAACAGGTGTAAGTTTTACTAATGCAGCAGCTTTAAGAGCTACAACAAAAATATTTATTGCTAATGCTTATAGTCAACCTTTTTCAGGACCTGACCCTGGGCTTTATTCTAATAAACAATATGCTTTTATGAGTATCGGTGACGGCTTAACAGATACTGATGCAAGTAATTTCTATACAGCCGTTCAGGCATTTAACACAACTTTAGCAAGACAAGTATAAAATAATTAAAAATATGGAAGTAGGACTTTTAACAGAAATTGAAAAAGACAGTTTGGTAGGGCAATTATATGCTCCCGACAGCTATTTCAATCCCCTGCAAGACAATTCAGACAATTGGATTATCAGTATTGAAGAAATTGACCAATGTGTAATACCTGAATTTCAATGGGTAAAAGATTTGCCTTTGATTGAGTATGTGGCAAAACCTACACCTCCTTTATTTGAAGAGTAGATATTTATAATAAAGACTATAGATGAGAAATTTCCCGATAGAGCAGGTAAAATCTGAGATTATACAAAGTTTTCAAGAGAATCAAATAACTATCATCAGTACGCCTACGAGTTCGGGTAAATCCATGTTAGTTCCGCATTATGCCAATGAGTATTCAGGTAAGCAAGTTTATTGCACTGTTCCAAGAAGAATATTGGCTACTGAGGGGATGAAAAGCTGTAATGCGATACATGGAGATGGTTTTGCAGGATATATTCATGGTGAAGGCGAAGAAAATGTTGACTCTTCTGTTTGTTATATAACAGAGGGGTCTTTTATTATGAGAGGTGTAGCTTCCAAATTAGGTTATGGTTCAATTGTATGTTTTGATGAAGTCCATGAGCAGGGAAAGATATTAGAAACATTGTTATATGCTGCTATTGAGTATGCAAAAAACGGTTTGAAAATAGTATTGATGTCTGCCACTTTGGATATTCCAAAATATAAAGGTTATTACGAAAAAAGGGGTATAAGTGTAGGGGTTGTGAAGTTGGATAATGAGAGAATGTTTGACCTTGAATATACCATCATAGATTCTCCTGAGAAATCTGTTATGATTGCTGCAAAGAATGGTGGAAGGGTTTTGGTTGGACTTTCAGGAAAAGAGGAGATTGACAGATTTTCATATGAAGTTGCAAAAGGTTTCAAGGGGAAAATATTTCATATTCATGGGGAGGTAGAAGTTGATGAGCAAGAGGAAGCTTTGAATTATGAGGGTTCTTGTGTTTATATATGTACCAATATGGTTCAATCAGGAATAACTATAAAGGGATTGACACATGGGTATTTTGATGGGTATGGAAAAAGAATACATTTGGAGAAAGGTGAGAACAAATTGGTAAGATACAAACTTTCAAAAAGTGAGATGAGGCAATGGTATGGAAGGCTTGGAAGGGTTTGTCATGGGGAGATATTTGTTACAAGTCAAAAGGACATTGATTTGGATGAGAGGGATGATATGCCAACACCTGAAATATTGAGAACTTCTTTGGAGGATTCTATTTTGTTTTTTGCTTATATTGGATTGAAGATTGAGGAATGTGTTCTTTTGAACAAGCCACCGAAAGCACATCTTATGTTGGGGATTGAAATGTTAAAAAAGTTAAAATGTGCAGATTCAAATGGAGATATAAATTCTTATGGATTGGCTGTTGTTTCTGAGGGGCAAGGTGTTCGAGGGGGAATAGCTGTTATACATGGAAGAAAGCATGGTATTGAGAATTTGGCTAAAAAGGTTGCGCTTGTTTCTCAATATAAGCCTTTTTTGAGCAAAAATGGGGAAGTGAATACTTCCACTGAGAATATAGTTAAAATTCTTGGGGAAATTTATGAAAAATGCAAACATTCTGATATATTAATACAAGTGAAGATTGTTGAATATTTCATCAAGAAATATTGTGGAGTTAATGAGAAAAATAGAGGATATGTTTTGATAGAAGAATTTTCTGAGGATTTTAAAATTGAATGTGAGAAAGCTTCTTTTTTCCGAAGAACTTTGCAGAATATCATATATAATTTTTATAAGATTGATAAAGATTGCAAAGATTTTTATGATGGATTTGAGAAGATTGATGAGGTGATAAGGGAGATGTATGCAGATTGTATCACTGATGCTTTTTATGGTAAAGTATATGATGGAAAGAATTTCAGAAAAATTGGAACAAGTTCAAAAGCAGTTCAGTTGGCTCAAATGAATGCTGTTGGAAATTTCGTTTGTATAGAGGATTCCAAAAAGAAAACAGTTTATTTGATAGAGAATGTAACTTATATATAAAACAAAATATTTATAATAAAAAATAACAATGAGAAAAATAATTTTGACTGAAGAGCAATATGTTGATTTTTTAAATGAAAAAAAGTTAAGACTTCTAAGGGCTAATTGCAGGTCTTGCAAAGAAAAATCAAGATTAAAAAATTTGTTTGAAAGTGTTAATATTGATGAAAATTTAAAAGTAGGTCAAGGCACTGTCTGTTTGAATCATCAAGATGTTACAGGATTCATAAATTCAATAAGAAAAAATGCAATTAAATTGGATGATAAATATAAAAGATTTATTAATGATAGCGAATTTTCTAAATTAAAAGGTATTAAATTTACAATAGCACAACCTTTTATCCATAGTAAATCAAAATTATTTAAAGATGAAGAAGGAGCTTCTGAAAAAGAAAATAAAATAATTTCTCAATTAAAAAAAGAATTAGATGAAATTTATAAAAAATATAGGCAATCTAAAAATAATGGCGATGCTGAAAATTATGAAAAAATAATAAAGGCAAAAATAGCACATCTTTCAAAGGTTCATGATGGTTTGGCAGTGGACATAGAAAATTTTAAAAAGAATTTGATGGTTTTACCTAATAGTATTATTGGTAAAAATGCAAAAATGATGAAATCGGGAGCTGCAAATGAATTTGTGGTAAATACAGGTATTCCTGCTGTTGGTGCTATTATTTATAATAGAGCTGAGGATAGATTTGAGATGATTGAAACATGCCCAGGTCGTGGCTCATGTGCCACCTTCTGTTATGCATTATCAAGTAATTATACACGTTTTTTTGGAGCTTATGATATCATGATAAGAAGATTAAATTTCATGATTAATGACCCTCAAGGTTATGAAGATAAATTTTTTAACGAATTATATTCATTAGCTGAATTGAAAGGAGCAATAATTACAGAAAAAAAGATGAATTCTGCAATAAACCAATTTATATCCATTCATAAAGATGCAATAAGCAATATTAAGCGTAAGAATCCTGATTTTAGCGATTCAGATGCTATAGAGATGTTAAAAGAAGAATACGATAAATACTTAATAAAATTCATGAATGATAGTAATAAAATTGTTTTAAGATGGAATGATTCAGGAGATTGGTTTAGTGAGGAATATGTAACAATTGGCTCGAATGTAGTAAGAAGATTAAGAGCAAAAGGAGTTAACATTACTACAACTACTTACACAAAAATTGCTCAAATAAGTGCAGATATCAGAGGGGTATGGGATGCAAAAAAAGATTTTGCAATATATTCTGTTGGAGGAGCAAGTAAAAAAGAAGTAAGAAAATATAAAGAAATTCAAGCAACTGATGCTGCAAATAGACCTGTAAAAGATGCCATTAGTCCTGATGGAACTAATTTTATGAATCCTATCACTGATAAACCATATAATGAAAAATTTGAAGATTTAAATTATATATTTAATATTGATAAAGGGGGTGCAAATAATAATGAAGTATTAAGAAGTTTTGGTGAAAATTACATGGGAATGAAAAATGTAGATTTGACTCCTTCAACAGTAAGCGATATAAAAGCTAAAATAAAAGAATTGATGCCATTTTTCAAAAATGATTTCAAAGAACAAATGCAAGCATATTTGAAAAGAATACATGATAAGGATGTTGAAATTAGTGATATCATTTATTATGATGAAATGCGAAAAAGTTTTGAGATAAGAATTGGGCAAGAAATGAAATATTACGTAATTGTACCTAAAGGTTCAGGTGATGATGCTGCAATATATCCAAGTACAAAAATGGTAATAAATTTAATGCATTAACAACATGTCAAACATAAAACCAAATACATTTCCTCTGAAGCTATCTTTGGATGGCTCAGAGGAAATTTATACACAAACAAATGATATCAATGAGAAATTCACATTGAATCAGGTAAGTACTTATATAACTCAGAATATTGACACTTGGTTATATAAGGAGGTTTATATGACAGGTGCAGATTTGGATGCTTTGCCAACAACCAAATTTGAATTATTGAGTGAGAATGATTTGAATACTAATGAATATTATGAGGTCAATAGATTAGTATTTGAAGCAGATTATAATAGTACTGCACATAAGCTACTTGATGATATATATGTGCTCTTTAAAACATCTAATTCAATTCCTATAGGAAATGCATTCCCTGACAATTCTATATTTATAAATCTTCCTAATACTCTGATAGAATGTAACGAGAATATAATTTACTGTTTATATTCTCCTGCCATAATTGAGCATTATGTAAAATTAACAGGCTTGTATATAGATTCTTCTTTAACTGCAAGTAACGGTGGAGATACGGTCTTCAAAATAAAAATTTATTACAAAATAAAATCTTAGGATGTCCATAAGAAAACCAAGTACATTTCCTGTTAGACCTGTTTTGGATGGTTCTGAAGAAATCTATACGCAAACTAATGGAGTCAGTGAAAAATTTACTTTAGGAGCTTTGGCTTCATATGTAACACAGTATGCTGATGAATGGTTGTATAAAGAAATTTTTATAGATTCTATTGATGCATATGATATTTTAGCTAATCCTGTAATTATATTAGATGAGGCAGATTTAGGATTAAATGAATATTTTGAAATAAATAGAGTTATTATAGAATCTAAATTTAATGGGGCTGCTATGATATGTAATTTTGATGCTTTAATTTCATATAAGCCTACGAGATATACTGCATTAAATACTACTGAATATTATTATAAAGTTCCTGATAATTTTATTGAGACTTCTTATGATAGTGTATTATGTTTTTATTCACCTTATACTGCAAGTGTCTTCCGAAGAAATCACGGAGTTTATTTAGATATGGATGGAGGAAATATGGAAGAAGGTGATACAGATTATACTATAAAAATTTATTACAAAATCGTAAGTTAATTATGCCACAGATAAAACCAAATGATTTTCCTGTAAGACCTGTTTTAGATGGTACTGAAGAAGTTTACACTCAAAACAATGGAGTTAATCAAAAATTTTTATTATCAAATGCTACAAATTATATCACAAACAATATAGATTTATGGGATTTGAAAACAGTATTTGTTGATGAGTTAGATTTGTTTAATATAGATACTACACCTATTCAAGTTTTAGATGAAGCTAATTTGGCTTCAAATGAATATTATGAAATAAATCGTATTGTAATAGAATTAAGTCATAATACAATTTACAATCCGAGTAAAGCTATTTGGTTTCAATTTAAAACAAGTGTATCAATGCCTTATGTAAACAGTTATAATTTTTATGAAATGAAAAATAATTTAATGGCTGCAACTGAAGACGTTATAACTTGTTCATATACTCCTTGGAATCATGTTCCTTATCTAAGGAATACAGGTTTATATATTCATTCACAAGGAAATGTTATTATTGGTAATGGCACATTCAAAATAAAAGTTTATTACAAGGTTAGTATTTAATCTAATCTCTCATAGACTTTAAATTTGAAATCATATTCATTCCAAATGTCTTTTTCGTGAAATTCTTCAGAAACAAGTTTCCATTCTTTTGGGTCGATTTCGGGAAGAAAGCTATCAGGATTTTCAAAAGTAGTTTGTAATTCTGTAAGATATAATTTATCACAGTATGGAAATGCTTTTTTGAAGGTTGAGTTGCCTCCAATGAAAAATAATTCTTTCTTCCAAAATTCAAGAATATTCAAGCCATTTTCAAAATTATAAATAACATGTGTATTTGGCTTACAATATTTTTTATCCTTGGAGAAAATAACATTTCTTGTGGCAACAAAAGGTTTTTGGAAAAAATCTTGTGCTTTTCTCCCCATCAAAACTGTATTGAATTTTGTTAACCTTTTTAACTTTCTTTGATGTTTTTTACAAAGAGGCAAAGTATTATTATCTGAGGTAGCTCTATTGAGGTCAATACAAGCTATTATCGAAAGGTTCATAATTCGGCTTTTGAGAGTTCACTCCAAAACGAAATGGTGAAATAGCTTTCACCATCCGTTGTTACATCTTGGGCTATTTCTTCCAAAGAAAGTTCTTCGGTTTCATTTGAGTTCATATATTTATTTTGAAGCTTTAGGGAAATCGTTAGGGAATTTAGAGAAAAGAAAATAAATAATATCCGTTGGAGACTTTTCAATAGAAATAACTGAAAGCTCGTTCATTTCAAAGAAAATGTTTACTTTTTCAGTACCTTTAGTTTTGAATGTCATAATTTTTCCGAATTCATCGGAAATTGTTTCTTCCAAAGAAACCAATTCGACTTCAAAACTTGTATTCTTTTTCGTTCCAATGAAAGAAAGCTTTTTGTAATCTTTATCAATTACGATTTTGTAGTCAATTCTTTCAGTGTATTCTTTGAAATTTTCACCTAAGACATTTCTAACATTTGTAACAAGAGTATCTTGAGCAGACACATTAACAATTGTAGCAAAAATAATTGCAAAAGACAGCATTAAGTTTCTCATGGTAAATAAATTTAAGTTGTAAAAAATGATTAAGTTGCTAACAGCGTAATGTAAAGATAGGACTTTATTTTGAAATAAAAAATTTTTTATGATATTTTTTTAAAATTTATTCAAAAATTTCAGGATGCTGTTTACCAAATTTTCTCATCATAACTCCTGCAAATGAATTTGCTTCATTTTCTTCAGGAGAACCATCTTCTCCTGATGAAGATGTTAATATACCATTTAAGTTTTGTTGATGGTGTTTTAGTTCATGAGCGATACTTCTTAACACATCACCAATATGTCTATTCTTTATATAGACTGTCAAACTACTTTCAGCAGGAGAAAAATGTGCAAAGGTTTTTGTTTTAGATTTTTTATCAGTCAAAAGAACTTTAATTTTATCATTTATAGATAGATTCTCTTTGCAAAAATCTACAAATGTTTTTATCAATGGGAGTTTTTCATTGATATCATTGGAAACTATTGGGCTATTTTTGAAAACTAAATTATATTGTTCTTCAGTGATAAGTAATTTCATTTGATTTTATTAATAACCATAAATATCTTTTCTCAGTTGGTTAGAAACTTTTTTTAATTTAGAAGCAGTAGTATCTTCATTTTTAGATTTATAATGATTTGCCATAGCATCTAATATTTGAGACGTACTAAATTTATTTAATAGGCTTTTTAAAGAATCAGTAATATTTAACGAGATTTCAGGTTTTTTATCGGGATATTTTTCTTTAGAATTTTCTTTAGAATTTTCTTCTCTCAAAACTTGTTTAACAAGCATTTTTAATTCATTCAATGAAATATTCATATTTTTTCTATTTAAGTTAATTTTATTATAAATATATAAATTATAATAAAAAAATACGAATATTAAGATTTACCTTTAAAACACTTATCTAATATTTTAGAAATACTATCTTCTTTTTCATAGCTTATAACAATCAAATTATAACCATTTTCTTTAGCAAACTTCTTTTTGATTTCATCATTTTGTTTTTGAATTTTCAATTTTTCTTCTCCACCAAAATGATTTATAGGTTCATAATGTTGGATTCCATTGAATTCAATCAAAATATTATATTTGGGAATATAAAAATCAAAAGGAAGTGGTCTGACATTCTTGCAATCATCAAACTTCTTTTGAAGGTTATATTTTATCTTTTGTTCAATCAAATAATTTCTTATTTTATGTTCCCCTTTGGATTCCCATTTTTTTCTTTTTGCCATATCAGTTAATACTCATAAATTTTCTTTTGTTCAGCCAAAGACCACAACATACAGGTAAAGGTCTTTCAATAGTATCAAAGAAATCAACTTCAAACCCTTTAGTAGAATATTGTTTTGCTACTTCATACCAAGCATCTTTATAAAGTGCATTAAATTCTTCATGTCTTTTGCCTAACACATAATTGCTTCTATTGAAATGAGAATAATATTTCTCCTCCATAAAATAACTATCAGGAATTTCAAAGGAATCTATTGCAAATTCAAGATTTTCTGTTATCAATCCAATTTCTTCCGCAAATATATGCCCCATGTAGCTTTCATATACTTGATAGAATTTACCCTTTTCATTTTCATTTGGATAAAAAATGGTTGCATTGGCTTTAAAATCTTTCATCCATTTGAGTTCAAGTTTTTCTTCTCTTAAAAACTTATATCCCAAATTCTGTTTGGTGACAATCTTCTTATCCAATTCTATAATGCTTTCAATCAGATTATCTACTTGAAAATGATAGATAGAAATTTCTCTATGGACACCATTTTTTATAATCCTATTGACCCTACCCTCACGTTGTATAATCTTGCTTGGATTCCATTTTTGGTCAAAATGAATAAGTATATCTGCTTGATGTAGATTTACCCCTTCAGAAAGAACATCTGTTGTAGCGACAATTTGGATATTATTTTTGGTTACATTATTAGCATCAAAGTTTTCATTTATTAAATCTAAAGTAGATTCATTGCTTTCTGATGAATAACATATATAATTATTATAAATTTTTGCCAAATATTGATTGATTACTTCAAGGGTATCTTTATACTCTGTAAAAATAACTGCCTTTTTATTCTTTATTATTTCAAATAACAATTCTACTTTTTTATTGTCATTTAGCTCCTCAGAAAGAATTTTTATCTTTTGGAGGTATTCTTTATCCTTTAGTAAATCAAGCTCATAGTGGTCATTTAAAGGGTAAGTAGAGCCTTCTATATCAATTGTATAGTTTCCTTTGAGTAATTCTGTTTCAACATTGACCAACATTTTCTCTATTGATTTTTTGAAAGCATTCAAAGAACTATCAAGGCGTTTTAGTAAGAAAGTTTTCATCAATCCTCCAAAGAAGTTTTGGTTTTTATATCTTGGATGATTGCTATAATAGATGATGTTTTGCATTGCAAATTTCATCTTGGTTAAGATATCTATAATGTTTCCAATTTTGATTATTTCATCAGGATTAAAAAAGGCTTCAATATTCGATTTGGTAATAGTTGGGAAATGTCCCATCAATTTCACATCAGATTGATATTTTTCATTAATAGAATTTCTTGTATTCCTAACGGAGAAAGTATTTACTACTTTTGAAATAGTATCTATATGTTTATCTTGAACTGAATTTATTTTAGAAGTTTCAGTGATTGCTTCAAAAGAATCATCTGAATATCTTTCGATAGTTTTTATTTTCTTTTCAGCTTCTATTACCTTTTGAAATAATGAAGGCAGCATTATCAATGCAGGTGTATCTGATTTGAAATTTATCAATGAGATAACATTTCTAAATTCTCTTATATTATTTTGAAAAGGGGTTGCTGTTAACAAGAGGACTACAGGATTATGCCTTTTAATAAATTCAAAAACCTTTACAAAAGATTTAGATTTTTCATTTCTTAAATTATGAGCTTCATCTATGATAAGCACTTCACATTTTTCAGGTGAAGGTTTTGCATAGGTGGAAATCTCATAGAAATTTGGAGTTTTTGATAGGACATCTCTCCAACTCTTTTGATTGGATTTTGGGGAAATCACATTGATTTTTCCTTCAGTGATATTGATGGCTGTAGTTGAAGCTGTGATAGTTTTACCTAAACCTGTTTCATCAAAAATACAAGCACCATTATTAAACTTTACAATCTCTAATAGTTTAGCTATGGTATCACTTTGAAATAAGAAAGGTTCAAAAGAAGGAATGAGTTTCATATGAGAAATATTTTTTTTCAAAGGTAATGAAAAGTTTTCATATGAACAAAAAAAAAGAGCTTTAAATTTTAAAGCTCTTTTGTAAGATTTATATTTTTTATCTTTTAAATTTATTTTTCTTCGTTTCTTTTAGAACATTTTTAATAAGTTTCCTAATTTCATTTAATGGAGTATTTAGTAATTCTTGTATTTCCGAATCAAATTCATCTTCTTCCATTCTCCCTTTTTCCACCATTCTATAAAGAACCGCTATTGCTTTTTGATTTTCTGCACTTTCATTACCAATCCATTCATTATAATTGGCATAAGTTTTTCCTCCTGATGATGTTACAGGTTCTTCTGCAGGCTCATTTCCAAATTTTGATTTATAATCACCACCTAATTTTCCTTGATTTCTACCGCCACCTCTTCTAAATTCTGAAGAACTCGTAGCATCTGTTGCACCTTTAATATAATCAGGGGTTTCTGCAGATTTTTTAATTTTTATATATGGTAATATGGTACTAATTATATTTTGTGTATTAACATTTTTTTTCATAAATGTTGAAAATACGTTTGATATAAATTCTGCAAGAATGTTTACTTTATCCATTGATTCTAAAGTAATGTCTCCTGAAACGTAAGGTTGAATACCTGCATTACCTAATCCTCTACTTTTTGCCCATTCATTTGTATAAAGCCATATACTCAAATCCCGAAAATCTGTGCCTTCTAATTTTAAATATGTACCTTCAGGGATAGAATCATTATTAAAATTTCCTAAGCTAAACTCAACGTTATTAAGCGGTGTAAACTCTTCTTTTTTACTATCATAAAATTTTATATTATCTTTTAAGTATTGTTTTGCCTCTGAGCTAAAACTCATAAACACTTCTCTTATATTTTTATCAGTATTTTCAGTGCTTGGAAACTGTATATTTTCTTTCAAAATATTTTTAACGAGATTTCTAAGTTCGTTCAATGTAATTCTCATGATATATATTATTTATACTTGTAATTTATATATAAATATATAGAAAATAAAAAAAGAGCCTTAAAAAAATAAGGCTCTTTTTGTATCATTTAAAATGGTAATTCACCATTATCTTCATCATCAAAAGAAAAATCTGATTCATCATCAGAATCATGTTTCGATGGAGGAGTATAAGATGCATTCTCAATTCTCCATGCTTGAAGGTTGACAAAGTATTTGTTTTGCCATTCACTTCCTCTGAGATTGAAAAATGTTTTTATGGTATCTCCTATTCTTTTGCTGTCAAGAAGATTACATTTTTCCTGTATCAATTCCATTTTTATCTTTTGAGGATAAGTTTCTTCGGTTTCGATAACGAATTCACGTTTTTTGAAATTGCTTGCTCCTACAGTGGAAGTTTCACCGATTTGCACCAATTTACCTGTTAATTCAAAATTCATAAATAAAATATTTAATAGAGTTAAAAAAATTATTTGATAGAGCTGAAAATCTTTTTAAATGTTTGACCTCCTTGTTGCATAAGGCTATTTGAAGCTGCTGATATATTAGGTCTATAATTATTTCTTGAATCTAAAGCTACTTGAGCTAAATCTTCTTCAGTGTGATTAGGATTTTTTGCGATATAGTTTTTTATATCTTTTGCAAATTCTTGAAACCACCAAGGGCCGTTCCACACAGCGTATATAAAGTGAATCATCAATCTTTTGCTATTTTTGATAGCATTTTGTAATTCTTCTGTTGGAAAGTAACTTTTCATATATTGTTGAAAATAAGGCTTAATAACATTTAAAGCTTTTATCCTTATATCAGAGCCAAGTTCTTTTGCCATATGATTGTAACCCCATTTTGGTTTACTGCCTAATGATGGTGGATTCCAACCACTATTTTTATCTATCTCAGTCCAAAATATTTTTCCTGCACCTGATTCAGCCATACCTTTACCTGCTAATCTATCTAATCCAAACATAGTTTCCCCTGAAGAAGCATATCTTTGGTCTTTTATTACTCCTGTTTTTAACATGTCGGGATGATAAAATCCTCCTTCAAGATTATCAATAACAAATTGCCCTATACTTTCGAAATCAGCCGTACCATCAAATGTAAAATCATGTCCTGCTGCCTTTAATGTGATTCCTAAAACTACATTATATAGTTTACTAATAGTATCCATATTAGGGTCAATTGTTGAATCACTAAACCCTGAAGGGAAAACTTTTTCTCTTTGGTATTTTCCAATTAAATCATAAAAAGCTGCGCATTTACCAACTGCTGCATAATCTATGTCTGCATCTTCTGAGGAAGCTTTACTTGCTCCATCTGAAGATGTAGATGTAGAAGTTGTTGATTTTGTAGAGCTTGAAGAACTTGAAGTAATTGCATCTAATAATTGACTTGGACTTTTTGTATCAGCAGTACTTTTTGTATCAGCAGTACTTTTTGTATCAGTAGTACTTTTTGTATCAGTAGTACTTTTTGTATCAGTTTTAGCAGGAGTTGTTGCAGTTGAAGTTGACCCTTTAGAGCCACATTTAGCTATTACATCTTGAACTTCTTTAGCCATACCTACTTTTTCATGGGAAAACAAGTCCAAAACATGTTTTACATCTTCAGGTTTATTTACTCCATTTTCACCTACTGATTGAAAATCTTTCTTTTGTTCAATTTTAGAAGCTTCCTCAAATAAATTTTTACGATTTCTTTCAACTAATTTATATATTTGTTCTAAAGTTAATATTTTTCTCATTACGATTTTTATATAAATATTTTTTTTTCAAATAAAGTTTGATAATTTGAAAATTATTTATACCTTTGTCTTTCGATAGCAAATATAAAGTTTAATTTCCTAAAAAACAACAATTATGTTAAAAAAGTCAAAAATTTTATGGAATAAAGTTAGTCGCATAAAAAATGTTTGCGATAAAGTTGAAAGACAGGTTGAAGAAAATGAGAAGAAATTTTTATTTTTTGCAAAATTGTCATTAGATTATGAATATGCTATACATAATTGTGAATACGTTCCTATGGTAGAAGACCATCAAATGGAAATAAAGAAAATATTTGAACAAAGTCAAATATATTTAAAGAAAAGAGCTTATTATATAAGAAAGCTACAATTGTTACAAAGGATAATAGCTGATAACAATTTAAGCATGTTTATTTCCATGAGAAAAATAAATGAAAAGTCATATTATGATAATTTACTATAATGAGACCAATTAAAATTTCAAGAAAAAATATTTGTGATTTTGCAACATTAGTTTCCAAAGGAATTATTATTGCAAAATTATTTGGTTTCAACTATAAAGAAATATGAAAACAATCTATTATTACTTCCCAAAAGAAGGTGTTAAGAATAAAGCAGGCAATGCTCTATTGACATTTGATTGGTTCAAAAAGAAATTCAGGCTTCCTCTTGATATGGATTATTTTAATCGGATAAATTATATTGAAGAAGGTGAAACATTTGAAATACCTTATATAAAAGATATAGTTGCTATAACTGATGAAGATATTTTATGGCAAGGGCAAGTTGAAGCAATCATAAGACAAAAAAGTTTGGAAGAAGGTGAAATTGTGAGAATCCTTCTTTGCGAAATAAAAAAAAGCCTCTGATTTTTCAGAGGCTTTTTTGATTTTAATATTTGATATATATTTATATAAAAACCCATTATGAATAATTTTTTAAAAATGTTATTGGCTACATTACCTATTTATATAGTGTTATACTTCTTATTTTTCTATCAAAAGAATCAATTGACACCTAATGATGTTATCAGCCAATTAAATCAAAGGGACTCTATAATTTCCACAAGCTTTGATAAACAGGGTAGACTAATAATTGACCATACTAACAGAGAATACAATACAACTGTCATTCAAAAATCAGATGATGCTGAAATGGTCAAATTGAGAGAGGAATTAAAAAATATGAATATAAAAGTCAAAGATTTGAAATCAGCTATCGATTTGCAAACAGAAGCAATTGGAAAAGGGCAAATTCAAATAGTCAGACTAAATGATACTTTGGATACTTATACTTTTTCGGATTCTACAGGGAAACATTTGAAATTAAAAGGTAAAGTTAATACCAAAAGTAATATGTTGGATTATGAATATTCATATTCTGCAAATTATAAATTATTTTCTTATGAATACAAGAAAAATCTTTTTAAAGCTCCTGAGCTTCGTTTGAAAATTGTTGCTGACGATAGTTCCAATACTATAAATGCTAAAACATTCAACGTAAAAGCTCCAAGAGAAATTGTAAGTATTGGAGCAGGTATAGGTGCTTCATTGATTTATGATAACAATCAAGTAAAAGTAAGACCTGCTATTCAAGTGGGGATTTTTAAGCCTATAATCACTTTTCGCTCAAAGAAATGATATTTATTAAAAAAGTATAGATTATTATCTTTTTTGAGGATATTTATAAGAAAATATAAAATATAAAATATAAAATATGGATTTATCTTATTTTGACAAATTAATTAAAGAAGCGGATAGTTTTCTTAATGGATTGGATAAAGATACTATAAGATTGCTTAATGACAATATTAATAGATATCAAAGATTCAAAAAAAATTTTAAATTAGATAAGAGGTCATTTTATGATTATCAATCTTCTTTACAATACTATGATACACTTGCAAAAAAAACCAAATCCGAAAGAAAGGATGTTTTTCAATCTATTATTAGAAATGCTGAAAATGAACTTCTTTATACCAAGAATAATTATTGGCATGAGCGATGGAGAGAAGAAAATCGAGAAAACCTTGTTGAATTTTTAGATTTTTTTGAGAATTTTTATGAGCAATTTTCTGAAGGATTAAAATCATTCAAAGGACAGTTATATGAAAATAAAAAAGAAATGAAAATATTAAAACAAACAACAGTTGGAAACCTCAAAAGAAGATTGAATGAATCAAAAGGTGGATTTACTCTCGGTCAAGGATTTGGCAGTGAAACGAGATTCAAATCTAACGTTAATACCAATTCTATATACAATCGCAAACTTGATAAAAATGGAGGATTCGGTCTCGGAGATGGTTTTACTCAATTGAATGAGGAAGAAATGGTTGATTTCATCGCTAACATTGTTGAAAACATGAAAGGCAAAACTGAATATCACAATTTGAAATTTGTAGATAGAATTGCAAATGAAAAAGGTTTGTTTGAAAGCCATGCCAAAAATATCAAAAATATTATCAAAAATGATAGAACTCCATATCAATTGAAACTTCGCAAATATCTTACAGAAAATGTCGCTGAAGAAATGTCAGAAATTTATGAAGGTTATAGCGGATTGATGCATGAAAGTGAAATGATGGTTAATGAAATCAAAAAAACTTTCAATGAAATGAAATCAATGAAAAAAACCACAAATGAAGCTGTTGCAATGACTGCAGAAGCTTTGGATGTTCCTATGGAAATGGTTCAAAAGATGGTTGAAATCCAAAAGGAAGCTTATGAAACTCAAATGGAAGGTGGTCAATCAATGGATATCACTGAAAAAATGTGTCAAGTTTATGAAGCTTATCAGAATATGTCTGAAGGAAACATGAAACCTGTTTATGAGGAATTGAAAGAAATGATGAATCCTAAAGAAGACCCTGAAGAACCTCCTTATGGTTCTTTGAAAGGTGAAAAAGGTTATGAAGGTTTTGATTCAGATGAAGGAGATGAAGAGAGTCAAGAAGATTATGAGGCACGTCAATATGATGCATATAAAAGAGATTATGAAGATGAAGAAAGATACAATCCATTAGAAGAAGAATCATGCATGGAATGTGGTGATACTGATGAGGATTCATATATCGAAGTGGAGTTAAGTTCTCCTAAAGATTTTGCTTTACTTCGTATGCTTGGAAAAGGTTCTATGCCTATGGAAAGACCTTCAATGGGAATGAAAGGTTATTCAATGGGAATGAAAAGACCTTCAATGGATGATGAAAATATGTATGAAGTTCCTATGGATTATTCATCAAACCCTTATAAGAAATATAAATTTGACACAGGATTGAGTGAAATTCCTTATGGAAAAAAAAAAATTAGTTCCTTAGAAGGTGAAGAGAGTACTCAAGGTATTGATAAAGGACTTTATGAAAGTGTTTTTGGTAGAAAAGGATTTAAAATATCTTATTGCAAGAAATATATGATGATTGAAAATGAGATATATTATGTTAATACAGGGAAAAAAGTAAAAAATAGAGTATTAGTTGAAAATTTAATAGTAGAAGGTTGGAATTGGATTGATTATCTTCAAGCAGGCGTGAGTGTTGTTTCGATTATTTTTCCAGGAATAGGAAACGGCCCGCTTTTCTTAAATGGTATGGTGTATTTTCTTAGGTCTTATTTTACTGAAGGCGGTGATGCAATGAAAGCTGAAAGGTATTGGAATGGTATTTTAGACATCGCATCTGCACTTTTACCTCAAGTAATTGGTATAGTTGCAGCTACATGGAGGGGTGCAATAGCAGCAGCAAAAACTGCTACTACTGCTGCAAAAGTGAGTTCTACTACTTTCAGATTGGTGAGTGAAGCTTTACAAGCTCTTGTTACATATGGAGGATATATAGTTAAAAGTATACTTAAATTTGTATCATACGGATGGGTTAAATGGATTTTGGGTGCAAAAAGATGGACTGCTATTACTACAGGTATAAGAGCTGCATATGAAATGGTTAAAAAATGGTTACAAGGAATTGTGACAAGAGCAGGTGCAGCGAGTGCAAAAGTTACTGAAAAACTTGGTATGAATGCGGTTAAATTGGGTACTAAAGCTGAAATTTTAGTTGCAAAAAAAGGTTTTACAGGGTTTTTTGAGTCTGTTATAAATATTGCTTCGGGTAAAAATGTATTAAGAATTGTTTCAGGTTCTGAACAAGCATTATTAAAAGCATTAAAAGTTAAAGTAGGAACTAAAGTAATGATTAATGGTGAAAAGGCTACTGTAAAGGCAATAGGAAATGATTATGTACATATACTTACTAAAAATGGAGCACAACAAATTAATACATTAGATTTTGTAAATACTGCTATGAAAGCTCCTTGGATGAAATCTTATGTAATGAAAATATTAGCTCAACCTTCCGCTTATAAGCATGGTTCAATGTTTTTACAAGCTTTTGCATTTGGAGCAGATGGTAGTGCTTCTTTTGATATGTCTAAACTTCCTGCAGAAGCTTATCCTAATTTAGCAGAAGCACTTGCAGGTATAAATTTAGACGTTGAACTTGCAGGCTACGAAGGCGAATCAGGTGAATATACAGTAAAAGATGAAGTTACCGCAGTTCAAACAGCATTGCAATCATTAGGTAAAGACCTTGGAGGTGCAGGTGTAGATGGAAAGTACGGGCCTGCAACTAAAGCTGCCATAAATAGTGCAGAAGAAGGTATTGAAGCAGAACCAACAACAGGTACTATTACAGTAAAAACAGTAGTAAATATTATTTTAGCCCTAATAAAAGCTGATAAAAAAGCTGAAGCAAAAACATTAGCTAAAAATGGAATAAAAGATGCTACAATTAAAGCACAAGTTGAAAAATTACTGAACAGTAATACCCCTAAAGCAGACATGTTTACTCAAATGCAAAATATATGGAATACTATGAGTCAAGTAAGTGGAACTGCAAGTGCTTCAACTGAAAAGAAAAGTAGTGTTACTGATTTGGTTAATACAATGTTTAATAGAACAAGCACTGTAACAGAAGAAACTTTTTCTGAAAACTACAAAAGAATGTTCGGATTGACTTTAGATTAAAATCTGATACAACTAAAAAATAAAAGCGGTTCAAAAGACCGCTTTTATTTTTTTATCCTCAATAGTAACTTTTATTTCTTTAGGTTTATCCTCCAAAAGGACTTCAGCAATTATCAATTTGATTTCATCATTGATTTTTCTTTTGAAAGGTCTAAATCCGTATTCTATTGAATAATTTTCATCTAAAAGGAATTCTTTCACTTCATTGGAAATAACAAGCTCTACATCATGTTTTTTGACTTGGTTTTTGAGTTTATTCAATTCCATATCTAAAAGGGTCATAATTGCTTCCTTAGAAAGAATATTAAAGTGAATGATATTATCTATCCTATTGATAAATTCGGGTTTAAATTGCTTTTTAACTTCTTTTTCAACAATAGATTGTTCATATTCCGCATTTTGTTTAGAATACCCAATAGATGACATATTTTTTATGGCATTTTTTGTGCCTACATTGGATGTCATTATTATAATACTATTTTTGAAGCTAATAGTTTCACCTTTATTATCTGTTAATCTGCCTTCACCTAATACCTGCAAAAGGATATCAAATAGTTTCTCATGAGCTTTTTCTATCTCATCAAACAAAATGACCGAGAATGGGTTTCTTTTGACCTTTTCAGTCAATTGTCCGCCTTCTTCATATCCAATGTAACCTGCAGGTGCTCCAATGAGTTTAGAGACCTCATGCGATTGGCTGTATTCACTGCAATCAATTCTTATAAGACTACTTTCATTTCCTGAAAGAAATCTTGAAACTTCTTTTGTAAGTTCTGTTTTACCTACCCCTGAATACCCAATAAACAAGAATGAGCCGATAGGCTTTTCATTATCATCGAGTTCAAGTTTGTTAAGCATTACAGTTTTCACTATAGAATTTACAGCATTCTCTTGACCAATAATTTTTTTCTCAAGATGTTGTTTCAATCCTTTTACATCTAATCCTTTATCAGTTATAGGAATTTTAGTTATTTCTTGGATGATTGATTTTACATCTGCAACATCAATAACGACTTGCTCATTTTTTTCTTTATTTTGAATTTCTCTTTCAGCTTTTATTTTTGATAGAATCTTATTGGATTCTTTTTTGATATCTTCAGCCAAATGGTAACTTCTATATTTTATAATATCAATTTTTTTATCTTCAATTTTTTTATATTCCTCTTGAAGTTTTATTATATTTGAAACACCATATTTTGATAATCTTTTTTTAGCTGCCACATCATCCAAAATATCAATAGCTTTATCAGGAAGTGTCCTATAAGGCATGTACTTATGGCTTAGTTCTACACAGGCAATAATAGCTTCATTTGTAAATTCAACATTGTGAGCAGATTCATAAGAAGCTTTTATATTATTAAGAATTCTGATTGCATCCTCAACACTTGGTTCTTCAATAGTAATTTCTGAAAATCTTCTTACTAAAGCTTTATCTTTTTCAATATACTTTTTGTATTCTGAAGTAGTGGTTGCTCCAATGATTTGAAAGCCTTTTCTTGCAAGATAAGGTTTGAGTATATTTGATAGGTCACCTGAACTTTCTGAAGCTCCTGCTCCAACAATATTATGAATTTCATCTATAAAAAGTATTGCATTTTCATTTTCAGCAAGTTCTTCCAATATAGCTTGAATACGTTCTTCAAACATCCCCCTGTATTTTGTACCTGCTACCAATGAATTTATATCCAAAGAATAAATTATTTTATTCAAAAGATTTTTAGGAGCATTCCCTCTTACAATGCTCACAGCAAGCCCTTCAACAAGATTTGTTTTACCAACACCTTCTCTACCAATTAATATCGCATTTCTTTTTTTGGTTCTTGTGAGAATTCTGTATAATTCATTTAGTTTATCTTCTCGACCAAAGCAAGTATCAATTTTATTTTGACTTGCCAAAGTAGTAAAATTGATACAATATTTTTCTAAATTTTGATTTTTATTATTTTGAGTAGATGGTTTACCAACTCTGATAGAATATACTTCTGCATATTCTAATTCATCATCAATATCACTGTTATAATAATCTGATTCTAATTCAATTGAGATTTCTTCAAATTTTGTATGTTCAATATGATAATCTTTAAAAATTTCAGTCAATTCATTATCAATTTGTAAACAAGAGAGGAAAATGTCTATAATAGTAACTTCGTCTTTTCCTTCTATAGCAGTCGGATTTTCTAAAGAAAAATCTAAAATTTCCTGTAATTCTTTACTATTCTTTATTGATTTAGGTTTAGTTTCTTGAGGAACAACATTTTCACTTCTTATAATTTCAACGCTATCCGTAAGTAAATCGATATCAATATTCAATTCTTCTAAAACTCCTGTGACAATATTATATCTTCTATCATTTAAAATTGCGAAAATTAAATGTGAGACTCTTATCTCTTTATCTTTATCTTTTACCCTTGCATAGTTCTCAGCTTTCTTTAGACAACTATCCGCTACGTCATCAAATTTTTTCATAAGCCTCTTTTTATATAAATAGTTGTTTTCTGAATATTATTTGATATATTTATAATAAAAAATATGTTATTATTAGAAGAAAAAGTAGACAATGGAAGCGTATGTTATTTCGATTCCTCTAATATTCATGCATGTAAGTATAATAATGATACTAATCAGCTTGCAATAATTTTTAAGGGTGGAATACAATATGTTTACGAAAATATAACAAATTATAACTTTCAAAGGTTAAAAGTTGCCGAAAGTCAAGGAAAACACTTTAGAGGTTACATAAAAGATAAATTCAAATTTGCAAAAGTTGAAGGTAAAGTTGATATGGAAAATATTTTAACTTTGATTGAACAGTTAAAGAAAAAACAATCTAAATAATGGATATAAATAAATTAAATGATAGAATGTTGAATTTATCTGAAAAAGGTTTCTTTAAGGCAAATTTAATGGAAGCTAAAAATTCCAATGACAGCACTCATTTTCTTTTGAAATTAATAGATTCTGCAAATGAAGATTTAATTGATGTTATTGAATTTTTTGTCAAAAAGGAGAATATTGATATTCAAAAATTGTTGAATCAAAGTTATGAAAATCTTTTTGATTTTTTTAATGAAAGTGAAATAAATTTAAAATCTTTAATAAAAATTTTAAATTCTGATATAGTTCGTTTGGATTCCAAAAGAATCACTTCAATTCCTAATGAGATTTCTAAATTGAAAAAAATGAAATCTTTGAATTTGGATAACAATAAAATTAAAAAGCTTCCTGAGAATATAAGCAAATTGTCGAAATTAGAAAAGCTTTCTTTGGCTAATAATCAAATAAAACAAATTCCATCTTCAATAGTAAAAATTTTAAATTTGAGTTATTTAGATTTATCCAATAATGATTTAGAATCCTTACCTAATAATATCGATATGTTAAAAGGATTATCTTTATTAGATTTAAGAGGAAATAATTTTTCAAAAGAAGAACAAAAGCGAATAAAGAAGATATTTAAATCAATTAAAGTCATTTTTTAAGATATTTATATTAAAAATAATGAAAATAAAAGTCAACGAAGATACTTTTAAAGCTTTAAGAAGAAAAAGGCTTGAAGAGGATTACGATTTATCTGTATTTCAGATGAAAGATACATTATGTCCTGATATCTTTGATGCTAACGAAAAAATGATTCCTGAAGTAAGAAAAAATCTTTTAAAAATAGCTGAAGATTTTTATAAATATTTAGCGGTTGAGTGGGTGAAGTATGAAGACATAATCCTTACAGGTTCTTTGGCTAATTACAATTGGTCTAATTTATCTGATTTAGATTTACATGTAATTCTTCCATTTGAAGAAATAACAAAAAATAAAGAATTAGCTGATAATTATGCCTATGCTCAAAAGGAGCTTTGGAATGATAGACATGATATCAATATAAAAAATTTCCCTGTGGAATTATATGCACAAGATTCTGAAGGGACTTTGGTTGCAGGTGGAATTTATTCGGTTCTATATGATAAATGGATAAAAAAACCTGAAAGAACTACTTTACGTTTTGATGAAGCATTGATTCAAAAGTTAATAAATTTCTTTCAAGATAAAATTGATGGTTTGTATAAAAAATATACAATGGGAAATTTGAATGGTTTATTGGATGAAATTGATGCCATCAAAAAAGCAATAGCTGATATGAGGCAAAAAGGATTGAATGAGAAAGGAGAATTTTCTTCGGGAAATATTGCATTCAAAAGTTTGAGAAGAATGGGTCTTTTGGAAAAATTGGGAGATATGAAAGCGGATGCTTATGACAAAGAGATGTCTTACGGTGAAAAAGAAAAAGTTCAACCTGTTCAATCAAATAAACCTGCATTTGAACCAATAAATGAACCTAAAGAAGATAAAAGGATTCAACAAGGTGCAGGAAGATATTCTATTTTTGGAAGAAGATTTACTTCTTTAAGACAGGCAGAACGTAAACTTGGAATACCAAAATCTACGCTTCAATATAGAGTAAAATCAGATTCTCCTGAATTTTCTCAATATAAAGAGCTTCCAATATAATAAAAATTAAATATTTCAATAAATTAATATATTTATAATAAAAAATAGTATGGCTATTAAAGAACCTTGGAATATATACGGAGGATATCCTATAAATTGTACATGTGAAAATATTAGTGCGGTTGCTGATAGTGGTTCATGGACTAATGTTAGTGGTAATTCAATAGATTATACATACATTGGCAACAATGTTGAAACTGCAGAATATAAAACTAACGGTGTTACGATTTTCACTCAAACATTTGCATATGATGGAAATAACAATGTGATAAGTATTACAACAACTTAAAATGAGTAGATGTACACAACCAACCGTAACTGATACTATAATTTGTGCTAAAGTGTGTTATCAACAATTTAATGATAATCCTTTAGCAAAATTTTTGTTTAATGATTATGTTCTTGTGGATGATTCTACTTATTATGATGCCAATCTTATTTCTTTGAGAGAAATTCGTTGGAAGGTTTTTGTAGGCGATTATTTTTTTTATGATTTTGGGTGGAACAATGTTACAGATATTGTTTTGAGTTTAGGGAACGGTTCTACTTACGGTCAATTAGATTTAGGATTTCAAAATCAAGACATAATAACTTTTTTTGAATCTTTACCATCAACTCAAGTCCCTGTAGGAACAAAGTTTTGCATGCAATTGGATGTTAGAGATAATTCAGGAGTTGAAAGTAACAATATATCAAATACTTATTGCTTTATAAAATAATTTAAAAATATGATATTAAAAGGAAATGATGCTTTAGAAAAAGCTAACAAAATGATGGAATCTCTTAATGTTTCACAGAAAGTGGATTCTTTTTCTAATGTAGAAAAAACTTTTTCTGCATATAATGGAAAACGTTATGGCATCGTAAAAGAAGGAACAAAATATATTATCAAAGAAGCAGTTGTTAAGAATGCTAAAAATCCGAATGATTTTGCATATATTGATGGAGTTCAAAACAAATCAAAATATTCAAAAAATACTTTGTTGGAAGCAGAAAGAACTTTGAATCTTTGGAATATTGAATTCAGTCGTGTTTATGGCACTTCTTTGATTAAAGAGCAAGAAGAAATGCCTGAAGATGAAGAGCCTACAAAAAAGACTGTATTAAAAGTTCCTGCTAAAAAAAGTGCTGCACCTGCAATGGATATGCCTCCTATGGATATGGCAGCTCCTGCGCCTGATGCAACTGCTCCTATGGATGCTCCTATGGATGCTCCTGCTGAAGAGATGCCAACAGATATGCCTCCGATGCCTGCAGGTGAAGAAGGTGCTGAACCAATGCCTGAAGAAGGTGATGAAGATGAAGAATCGGGTGTAGACCCTAAGAAATCTATTCAAAAACTCGCAGGTAAGTTGGCTTATGAATTAAGAGAATTTGAAGGTGAAGACGAAGATTATAGCGATATATATAAATTTGCAACTTCAATGGTTATATCTGCTGCAGATGCGGATAAAATTACTGAAAAGGATAAAAAGGCTATCAAGAATAAAGTCGAAAAAAGCTTGACAGTTGATGAGGAAGATACACTTCCTGAAGATGAAACTGAGGAAATGCCTGAAGAAAGTGAAGAAATGCCTGCAGATGAAGAAGGTGCTGAACCAATGCCTGAAGAAGGAATGGAAAAAACTTTGGCTGAAGCTTTGAAAAGAATCAAAAAAGCTAAAGCAGGATTATCTAAGTCGCAAAAAATACATTTTGATAAAAATGGTGATAACAAAATCACTCCAATAGATTTGAAAATGTTGCGTAAAGGCAAAAAGGAAGAATCTGTAGAAATGCCTATGAATGAAGGTTTGAAAGGAAAACCTATCAGTGCTTGGATTAAAGATTTTATGGATTCAAAAAATCCTAAATTCAAAGGGAAATCTAAAAAGAAAAGAAGAGAAATGGCTATCGCTGCATTTCTTGAACATGAAAGAAGTCAAGGGAAAGATAGTTCTGTTACCTATGTGAAAGGAAAAAAATCTAAAGGTAAAAAATCTTTGAAAGAAGGTAGCGATTATGGAATGCCTATGGAAGCAGATTATATGGCTGAAGATAATTTTAAATTTGATGAAGGGAAAAAGAAAGATAAACTTCTTTTGGATAAAGAATATATGTCTGAAGAAGATGTATATGAAGCTTATATGATGTCTGAAGAAGAATATATGATGTCTGAAGAAGAATATATGATGAATGAAGATGAATATATGATGTCTGAAGAAGAATATATGATGAATGAAGATGAATATATGATGAATGAAGATGAATATATGATGAATGAAGATGAAGATTTGATGGAAGATGATTTTACTTTTGAAATGGATTATAGTCAAAAAAAAAAGTAGTTCCTCCGAAATATGATGGAGTTTTCACTGAAAAAGTTCCTGTTCCTAAGAATAAAAAAAGTTTGACAAGAGCTCCTGATGGGACAATAATTGGGAGAGAGTATGGAGATGATGATTATTATTTGAAGGTCAGTCCTAATAAGTTCAAAATGTTTAACACATGAAATTAGTTTTTGTAAATTTTGTAGGAAGCAATTTTAGAGGTGATAATTTATATGAATTTTTATTTTCTTCTGAAGATTTAAGTAATGTTACAGGTGAAGATTGGGATTCTTATCCTGCAAATGGAAATCCAAGACCTCCTATTGATTTTGTAGAGCAGGCATATAAATTAGAAACTGAAAATGAATTTGAATTAATACAGAATCATGTTTCATTTGATATGAGCGATTGTAAACAAGGAATCATTGCAATAGCATGGGAAGCTGAAAAAGACGAATCTATTTTTGATAAAAGATTATTTTTTAAATTCGGTGAAACTTTAGATAGCGTGAAATCAAAATTATACGAAAAAGATTTATTTATAGAAAAAATATATGGAAAAGAAAAACAATCTACTGATAGAACAAGCGATTAAAAAAGCTTATTTGAAGGAGAATGAAGAAAAATCTTCAAAAGCTCCAAAAGAACCTCATATGGAATGTGATGAAATGGTTGATAAGATTTCAAAAGATTTAATGAAATTACAAGAAATTTTAAAGAAAATGAAAATCAAGAAAGATTCTCCACCAATGAAAGATGTTCGAGAAATGTATAATGTTATTTCTAATTTTAAACCATCCAACGCAAATCTTAAAGAATATGTAGAAATGAATACTCAAGAAGCTGCTAATGCAATGGTAAAGGAATCTAAAAACAAAAAACGTTATTACAGAGTAGATTAATAAAAATAAGATAATAATGATAAGGAGATTTTGAAAATAAATCTCCTTTTTTGTTTTTAAGATATTTATAAGAAATATTGATATGAATCAACAGATGACAAAGGCAGATATTCAAAAGGAATATATGATTGGAATGTTGAATCCTGCGTTTCTTATTGAAAAATATATGAAGACTGTGGATTTAACAAGAGGTGGTTTTGTGCCTTTTAAATTGTTTCCTCGTCAAAAAGAACTTGTAGGCTGTTACGATAAGTACCGACATAACATTGTTACAAAACCTCGACAGACAGGTATTTCTACTACTACTCAAGCATTTTTAGCAGTTAAAGCTGCATATGCTGATACAAAGAAACCTGAAATTATAATGATTATTGCAAATAAATTTTCTTCAGCTAAAAAATTTATAGCAGGTATCAGACTTTTTTTATCTCAATTGCCAAGATGGGTTTGGGGTGCTAATTATGACGATTCAAAAGAAACAGAAGGTCATATAAAAGGTAAAGGTTCTACAGAAACTTTAGAGTTAATGAATGGAACTATTATAAAAGCAGTAGCTACATCTCCCGATGCTCTGAGGGGTTGGACTCCTACATACTTAGTTATAGATGAGGCTGCATATGTAGAAACTTTTGCAAAGGAGTTATATACTGCTTCAATGGCAGCTCTTATTACAGGGGGTAAAATGATAATCATTTCGACTCCTAATGGTAAAGATGAATTATATTATAAAACATATATGAGTGCCAAATCAGGTGAAAATGGATTTAATATAGTTCAATTGAAATGGTACGAAGACCCAAGATATAATAAGAACTTGGAATGGCAAAAGGATGATGAAAATGGTAAAACGGAAATTGTAAAAGAAACTGAATATACATTTGCTTCATTTGAAAAAATGGAGAAAGCAGGGTATAAAGCTTATGCTCCTTGGTATAAGGAAATGTGTGCAATGTTGAACAATGATAAGTTATCTATTGCACGAGAATTAGATGTTAAATTTGAAGGTTCTGCAGGTACTGTAGTTGAACAAGAATGGATTGAATATCATGAAAGGTTTAATGTTCAAGAACCTATTGAAAAACATGAGATGGAAGATAGACTATGGTTGTTTGAATATCCAATAGAAGGACATGAATATATGATGGGAGTGGATGTTAGTAGTGGTAATGCTGATGACTATTCTGCTATTGTTATTATTGATACTGTTACAGGAAATCAAGCTTTAGAATTCAAAGGTAAAGTAAGACCTGAACATCTTGCAGAAATTGTTTTCAAATGGGGTAATATGTTTTCCGCATTGACAATTATAGATACTACAGGGGGGTACGGTGATAACTGTATTTTAAAATTACAAGAATTTGAATATAAGCATTTATATTATTCCAAGGGAACTGTTGAATTTATGAAGAAAAAACCTGTATTGACTTATAATGATAATAAATTAGTTGCAGGTTATAAAATAAGTTCAAAAAGACCTCAAATTATAGGAAAATTGACAAATGTAATTGAATCTAATGAATTCAAAATAAGGTCTAAAAGATTTACTGCAGAATTAGAAACTTTCATTTGGGTAAATGGAAGACCTGACCATACATCAGGGTTTAATGATGACTTAATATTTGCTGCAGCACTTGCACTTTGGGTATTGGAAACAGATTTCAAGAGTTTAGAAAAAGCAACTCAATCAAGAAAAAGTATTTTGAATGTACTTGGTAATGGCGGAGTAAGAGTTAAAAGAGAAATTGTAAATGGTAATAAACCAATTATCACTCCTTCAGATGTAAAAAATAGAAAAGATGGTAATTTTATTTATAAATCTGAACAAGACCCTACAGGTGAACATAGTTGGCTTTTCAGATAAAAATAATATATTAATATAAAACAAATAATGGAAGGGAATCAGCCTATAATAACAAAATATAAAAAGTTAACCCAAAGCTTTTTGAAGGATAATCCTTATGTTGATGATAAAGCAACAGCACAGAATCCTAATAAAACTATTTATACTACTAAGGATAAAAAGGATTATGAAACAAAGAAGCTTGAAAAGCAACAGACTAAATTTTTAAGTGGGCAATGGCAGAAAGTTAAAACTCATATTCAAGAGAAATCTTTGTTATATGAAACTCAGAGATATCCTGCGTACTTAGATTATGACTTAATGGAATATTATCCAATTATAGGTCAAGCTTTAGATATTTTGATGGAAGAATGTACAACTGTAAATGCAGAAGGTAAGATTTTAAATATTTATTCTGAAAGTAAAAGAGTTCAAGATGAACTTAAAGAGTTGTTTTACAATAGGTTAAATATTCATACCGTACTTCCAATGTGGATACGAAATCTGCCTGTCCGAAAAAACAGTATGATACCCTTGTTAGATGGTTCAACAATTTCTATCGAAGAACTTTCACAAAAAGTGAAGTCAGGCGAAGAGATATGGACATATTCTGTACAAGAAGGTACAAATGACATTGTTCCAAGTAAAATTGTTTGGTGCGACTTAACAAGAAAGAATTCTAAAATTTATAGAGTTACTTTTGATGATGGTACGTATACTGATACCACACCTGACCATCAATATATGATGAGGAATGGTTCGTATAAAGCTGCAGAAAATTTAAATGTTGGTGATAGCTTAATGCCTTTTTACACTAAGGAAGGAAGTAATAAAAGTCGATTAGTAAATAAAGCTGAAAGAGTATATAATCCTAAAACTAATGATTATAAGTTGACACATAGAATTCTTTCAGAAAATCTCTTAAATAGTGGATTAATTAAATTGAGAAAAGGTAGTTTATCTATTTCAAACGGAAAATTAGTAAATCACAAAGTAGTTTCTGTTGTTGAATTAGATGAATTAGATGATGTATATTGCATGGAAGTGCTTGGCCCTAACGGTGAGCATGATAGGCATAATTTCGCTATTTGTTCAAGAGATGAGCATGGAAATTATAGTAGGAATGGGGTTTTCGTGGCAAATTGTAAGTATGGTGATAATTTTGTTTATTTGCAGATTGACGATGAAATGGGCATTGTAGGAACAAGACAATTGGCTAATATTGAAGTTGAAAGAGTTGAAGGGACTACAAATGCAAGAAATAAAGCTACATTAAAAAATCATGAGGATGAAGTAATTTTCCGTTGGAAATCAACAGATATTGCTGAGTTCAAATATTGGCAGATTGCACATTTCAGGCTTCTTATAGATGATAGAAGACTTCCTTATGGAGTTTCTGTTTTAGAAAAGGCAAGAAGAATATGGAAAAACTTGCTTCTTGTGGAAGATGCTATGAGAACTATAAGACTTTTGAGAGCAATTGATAGAAGAGTTTATTATATAAATGTAGGTAATATTGACCCTAATGATGTTCAAGCTTATATTGAGGATATTGCAAGTAGATTTAAGCGTAAAAGACATATTGATGAATATACAGGTCAAGAGGATTTGAAATATAACGTAATGGGGTATGACCAAGATTATTTCATTCCTATAAGAGATGCAAATGAAGGTACAAAAATTGATACGTTGGCAGGTGCATCCAATATTGACCAAATTGCGGATATTGAATACGATTTGAATCAATTATTTGCTGCTCTTGGTATTCCTAAACCATTTTTGCAATATGATGCTGCTGCAGGTGAAGGAAAGAATTTAGCTATGGCGGATGTTCGTTTCGCAAGAAAAATAAATCGTATTCAGCAAGCAGCTCTTCAAGAATTAAATAAAATAGCAATGGTTCATTTGACACTTTTAGGGTTAGATGATGAATTGCATAATTTTGAATTGTCTTTGAATAATCCTTCAGTTCAAGCTGAGGTGATGAGAACCGAGCAATTTGCAGCCAAAATAAATTCTTTCAAAGATGCAGTTGCAGATGCAGGAAAAGGTATTTCTGCTTTATCTGTAACTATGGCTATGAAAAGAATATTAGGTATGACTGATGATGAAATTAAATTGAATCTTGAACAGCAATTTATGGAATCTGTAGCAGCTGAAGAAATGAAAACTGCTGCAACAAAGGTCAAATCTTCAACCCTTTTTGATGGCATATTAAAATTATATGGAATAGAAGCTACAGGCGATGCCCCTGCTGCTCCAACAGGAGAAACTGTAAGCTCTGACATGGGCGGTGGTGGTGGTGGAGGCAACTTCACTCCAACAGGAGCTTTGGAGATGGGTGGTGGAGGAGCTGATATGGGCGGAGGAGCTGAAGCAACAGCACCTGAAGCAACAGCACCTGAAGCAACAGCACCTGAAGCAACAGCACCTGAAGCACCCCCTGCGGAAGAAGCTACACCTGAACCTACAGCAGAATCTTTTATAAACAATAAGAAAGACAAATTAATCATGGAGAGTGATGATGAATTGGAAAGAATTTTAGAAATAATGAAAAAAATGAAATAAAACAGATATTTATAATAAAAAATAAGATGAAAAATTACGCACTCATAGTTCAAGGGTTTGAATCAATTTTGAAAGAGTCATATGAAAAAAATGACAAAAAAACCACTTCAACTATTCTTAATGAAATAAAATCCAATAAAGAATTGTATACGCTTTATGCTATTGTAGATAATTTGAAAAGGGGTAAAGTTACAGAAGAAAATGTTGATAATTTCATAAATGAAAATATTGAATTTGCAAAGGAAATAAATTATTCTAAAATAAAATTCCCTTTCAATAATCCTATTAAATCTGATGAAGAAATTTACAATAGTATTGGAAAGATTTTATTTGAAGAAAAAAATCCTTTCAATTTAATGGAATATAACGAAGCGTATGCTAATGTCCGTAATAATCTTTTAGAATCCAATATCAGTCTAAAAAATCTCAAAGAAACTGTTCAAAAATTAAGTGAAAGTTTTGAGGTTTTAGAGGATGCTGATAAGATTCTTGTAGAAGGATTTGTATCTACTCCAAAAAATGAAAGAAGTATGTTATTTGAAACTGCAAAAAGCACTTGCATTACTTTGATTAATAAACATATTTCAAACTGTGAAGATGATAGTTCAAAGATAAAAATGTATGAAACGAAAGATGTTGTTTTTTCAATGAATTATAATGAAAATAATTTTATCAATGATATGATAAGACTTCATGATTTCAACAAACAGTTAGTATAAATATAAAAAAAATGGTAGGTGTAATTACAAGCAGTACAAGTGGATTTCATAAGAATATTTTATTTAATCTTTTGACTGAATTAGGTTATGTAGATATTGTGGATTTTCAAAAGAGAAATGGATTGACTGCTGATGGATTATTTGGGATGATGTCTTATAATAAACTTTATAGTATTCTTTTGAAAGTTGAAAATATTAATTTTGAAGGACATTATATTAAAACAGTACATCCTAAAAACCAAATTATTTGGCATCATAGTGCAGGGTGGGACAATGCAAGAGGAATGTTTCAGTGGTGGATGAATGATAAAGTTTTTCATGTTGCCACTGCAATTGGAATTTCAGACGATGGTACAGTTTCAAAAGGATTTGATGAATCTTTTTGGGCAGCTTCTATTGGTTGTACATCTGATATTTTTATCAAGAATGGAGTTCCTTTAAAATATGTAAATGGAAGAGTTGCAAACAATGTTGAATTAGACCAAGCTGCAGTTGCAGTTGAAGTTTGTAATTGGGGTTCTTTAACATTCAAAGATGGCAAATATTATTCATGGGCAAATGCAGTTGTTCCTGCAGAAAAGGCTATTGAATTAAATTACAAATATGTCAAATTTTACGAAACCTATACTGATGCTGAAATTAAAGCTTTGAAATATTGGACTTTATTAAATGCTTTAAGATTTCAAATACCTGTAGATTACAGTTATGATGATTTCTTCAAAGTGAGCAAAAAAGCTCTTTCAGGTCAGAAAGGAGTATTCACTCATAATTCATATCGTTCAGATAAAAGTGATGTAAGTCCTCAGCCTAAATTAATTAAAATGGCTGAATCAATGATTGAATATACAAAATAATTTTGGATAATACAAATTTTATTATATATTAATAAAAAAAAATGTTATTCAGAAATATTACCGAAATATCAGAAGATTGTTACAATTTAAAATTAGAAGCTTGGTTAACTCCAAAAGATAATTTAGAAAGAGATTATAAGTCAATTGTTAAACGGATTGAAAAAGATTTAAAACAATTGACTTTTCAATTGAAATCGGGATTAAGTATTGATGAATACATTATAGATTTAGATTTGAGAGTATCAGGAATAAGTTATGGCAAAAAATCTTATATGAAATGTTACATAACTTTAATGAAAAAAGAAAAAGATATTGATACTGAATCATATTTAAATTATTTAAATAACTATTTTGATTCAAATGAGATTTTTGAAATGTCTCAGGATAAACGGTAAATAAAGGAGCAATAAGTATTACAACTTGTAATATTTATTGTTTTTTTATTTTATTAGATATTTATTATTAAAATAGTTAATGAAACCACTTTCTAAAGGTAAGACAGGTTATGGTCTTTTAATTGAATATGATGCAGGCTTTATTAGCCCAAGTGATAATACTCATTTTCTTAGGGAAATGAAAGAAGGTTCTGAAAAAGGAATTGTTCGCACTAAGTTATATGGAGTTATGCAAAAATACGGAGTTGAAAATAAAAACGGTCGTATTTATCCTGAAGCATTGCTTAAAAGGGAAGCTGATAATTATATGAAATTAGTTGAAATGGGTGCATCAGCAGGTCATACTGACCATCCTGATTGCTATAGTGAAGGAGCTGAAATTTTAACAACTGAAGGTTGGAAATTTTTTAAAGATTTAAAAGGAAATGAATCTGTTTATACGTTAAAATTAGATGGTTCGATTTCTGTTGAAAAAATTAATAAAAAAATAGTTCAACCTTATAAAGGAAAAATGATTCGTCTAAAGGGGTTGAATATTGATTGTGAAGTTACACCTAATCATAAATTTCCTGTATACGATAGAAAAAGAAATCAAAAATTTATCACTGCACAAGAAATTTTTGATGGAACAATAACTGATATGTCTAAACATTTTATACCTAAAAGGGCAAGAAATTTTGAATTAGGTAAAAATGGAGTCTTTACAATTTCTAAAATTAAAAATTTTCATTCGAGAGTTTCTAAAGTATTTTATAAAAAGCAATTTAAAGATTTAGTTTTAGACGAGGTTTTATTTGCTTCGTTTATGGGTATTTATTTAGCTGAAGGTTGTTGTTCAACATCAAAAAATTCGTATAAAATATCTATATATCAAAATAAACTTGATAATGTAGAAAAAATAGATAATCTATTAAAATCTTTAAATTTTCACTATCATAAACGTGAAAGAAAAATTGGAGGTTTTGTTTTTGAAATTATTGATGCAAGATTATATAATTTTTTAAAACCTTTAGGTGTTGCAAAAAATAAATATATTCCTGAAGAAATAAAAAATATGTCTTTTGAAGCTTTAAATGCTTTATTTGAATGGTTTCATTTGGGTGATGGTAGAATAAGAAATGGTAAACAAAAATCTATTTTTTCAACTTCAAAAAGATTAATGGAAGATTTTCAAGAAGTCTTATTGAAAATTGGAAAATCAGGTAATATTACTATAGATAAAAGAACTGAAAAAGATAGATTAATTAATGAGAATGGTAATGTGCGTGTAATTAAAGCATGTAATTCAAATGATATTTATAATTTAAATATATCTAACTGTAATGGCATTTTTCTAAACAAAGATTTTCTAAACGTTGAAGAATTCGATTATGAAGGTAATGTTTATTGTGTAAATGTTCCAAATCATACTTTTTTTGCAAGACAAAATGGAAAAACTCATTGGTCAGGAAATAGTGCAATTATTTCAATTAAAGAGGTTTCAATGAGAGTAACAAATCTTTGGTGGGAAGGAAGAAACTTGATGGGTGAAATTTATTTGCCAATAACCAAAGGATATATCGAAACAGGTGTGATTTCTCATCCTGCGGATAAAGTTGCTCATGACATTATGCATGGTTTCCAATATGGAGTTTCAAGTCGTGGTGTAGGCAGTTTAGAATCAAAAGGAGGAAAGAATATTGTTCAAGATGATTTTGAATTGATTTGTTGGGACTTTGTTACCACTCCAAGTACAAATGGTTCTTGGGTATTCTCAGATAAAAGTAAAGCAGAACCTTTTAAAGAAAGTTTAGATGTAAAAGGTTATGATGTTGAAGCAGATTTTAATAAACATAAAAAGAATGGAGATATGTGGGATTATATGTTAAAGGGTAGAAGTCCACAAAAAGTCGATAAAATAAACAATGTATTCAATAGTTTTCTTGATAAATTTTAGAAAATTAGGATTTTTTCAAAATAACAAAATATTTATAAATAAAACAAAAAGCAATGTCAAAAAATTTATTAGAAGAATTGCTAATTCAAGCAAGCACGTTAAATGAGGTAACTGAAAAACGTGTTAATAATAATCAAAAAATAGTAATCGAAAATACTATGGCTTCTGCTGTTCGTAACTTTATTCAAGAAGCGGTAGGAGAAGAGGAAATTAATACTGCAGTTAATCCGCAAGAGCAAGGAATGAGTCCTAAAGAAGCTGCTGAAGCTGCTAAATTGATGAAAGAAATGGAAAAACTTTATTCTGAAGAAGAAGTCGATGCTGAAACAGGTGAACCTTTAGCTTCTGATGAGGAAGACGAAGAGGAAGAAGAAGAGGAAGAAGACTATTCGGATGAAGATGAGGAAGAAGACTATTCGGATGAAGATGAGGAAGATGAAGATTATTCTGAAGAAGATGAAGATATGTATGGTAGTGAATACACAGCGGATGAAGATGAAGAAGATGAAGATTATTCTGAAGAAGATGAAGATATGTATGGTAGTGAATACACAGCGGATGAAGATGAAGAAGAAGTCACGGATATGACTAATGCAGAAATCAATGATGTAATGGAGTTCATTGAGAATTCGGCTGAAGATGTGGTTATTCAGGTGGTAAAACACCCAACATACAATGTTAAGGTTTCAGGTGGCTCAAAAGGAATGTCAAAAGGCATGGGTTCATCTATGGAAGATGAAGATGTAGAACTTGAAATTGACGAAACTGTACTTATGGAAATGATGAAAGGGTTGAAAGCTGAAATGAGAGGTAAAAATCCTATGAAACATGGAAGAGGCATGAAGCAAGAGGAAATTAAGGATATATATGAAGATGAAGATATTACTCTTGAAATCGAATTAGATGAAATGGAAGGTATGGAAGGTTTAGATGAGATGGAATTAGAACCGAGTCAAATGACAGACCCTAAAACAGGTAAAACATACGAATTAAAAGCTGTTGCCGAAAATCGTAGACTTAAAAACCGACTAAACCAATTGATTGCTGAGAACAAAAAATTGAAAATTAATGAAACAAAATCAATTGCAGCATTAAAATCAATGATTGAACAAACCAAACAAGTTGCTTTAGTAAACAGTAATCTTGCATATGTTTCAAGACTTTTCACTGAACATTCAACTACAAAACAAGAAAAAATTGCCATTTTGAAAGAATTTGATTCTGCTAAAACTTTAAAAGAATCTGAAATGACTTTCAAAATACTGACTGAATCTTTGGGTAAAAGAACTCAAAAGAAAACTTTAAATGTAAACATTAATGAAGCTGTAGATTTTAACAAACAGAAAGTTGTAAAAGAAGAAAAAGCTTATGTCAATGACCCTGAGCAAGCGCAGATTTTACGATTGATGAATTATAAATCTACCCTTTAAAAAAAACACGTAAACAAAAAATTAAAATAATCAAAAATGAGTATTATTTCTTCTAACAAACTTGGTAATATTACTACCAATAGAGAACGCTCACTTCGTCAAGAAATTACGGAGCGTTATGAAAACGTTGGTCGAGTTATCAACGAAAGAGGTCAAGTCCTTAAAGAAGGTGTGAATTGGCTTGGTGGACTTAAAGGTCACGTAAAAGACAATATCGCTTTGCTTTTCGAAAATCAAGCTAAGATTCTTAATGAGCAAACTGATTCATCTTCAAGCGGTTCTTTTGAAACAGTTGCGTTTCCTATGATTCGCAGAATTTTCTCTAAATTGCTTGCTAACGATATCGTATCTGTACAAGCGATGACACATCCTTCAGGAACATTGTTCTTCTACTATCCTCAGATTTCTGATAGAGTTGTAACTGTTGACCCTATTACAGGTTATGAAGTTCAAAGCCATACTTCACAAATTGCTAACCTTCCTGCATGTATCAGCGGTCACAACTGTTCTGATACCACTTTCACAGGTTGCAAATCATTGTATGACCGTTTCTATGATGATGGTACATATGATTTCTCTAAAGGTAAATTCACTGTTGTTACAGCTACAGGTGAAGCAGTTTCTTTGGATGTAAACGGTTGTTGGACAACTTACACTCCTGCAATTGCAACTGATGGTTCACTTCGTCACGTTAAATTTGGTGTTACAGGTTTTGATAATAGCAATCTTTCTTCTTCTAAAGGTCACACTGCTCGTTTGGGTGGTCGTGGTGGAAAAGGTCTTGAAATTGATAACCAAGAATTCCTTGCTTCTTTCACTGTTATTTGGGCAAATGTTGCTCCACTTCTTGACCCTAACGGAAATGTTATCTTCAACGAAGGTGATGTTATTCCTTTCCGTTCAGTGGCTCAAAAATATGGTCAAAGACTTGTACATTGGTCTGATTGGTGTGACCCTAATGGTACATTCTACATTGAATTGGATTTGACTCAACCTAATCCTGACTGTGTTGGTTGTCCTACATTTGATGGTTACATCGGTGCTGCATCAGGTACTACTTTTGCTGCAGAAGATATCGCTTTCGTTTGGAGACGTTATGATGACCTTGAATACGAAACAGAAATGGGTGAAGTAACATTTACAATTGAGAAAATCAACGTAACTGTTAAACCTCGCAAACTTCGTGCTCGTTGGAGTCCTGAACTTGCTCAAGACGTTAATGCTTATCATAACATTGATGCTGAAGCAGAACTTACTGCTCTTCTTTCTGAGCAAATCGCTATGGAAATCGACCGTGAAATTCTTCGTGAATTGAAGCGTGGTGCTGCTTGGACTCTTCGTTGGGACTTCTTGGGATGGAAATATCAAGGTTCTCAAAAATACACTGAGAAAGAGTGGAAACAAACTCTTATCACTCGTATCAACCAACTTTCTGCTCAAATCCACAAATCTACTCTTCGTGGCGGTGCTAACTTTATCGTAGTTTCTACTGAGGTTTCTGCATTGTTCGATGACCTTGAAAACTTCATGGTTTCTAACGGTAACGTGGATGATGACAAATACAACTTGGGTATGCGTAGAATCGGTACTTTGAGTGGTCGTTACACTGTATATGTTGACCCATATGCAAAAGCAGGTGACATTTTGATTGGTCACAAAGGTAGCTCTATCCTTGACACAGGATACATCTATGCTCCTTATGTACCACTTCAATTAACTCCAACTTTGACTGACCCTCATACTTTCACAAATGTAAAAGGTATCACTACTCGCTACGCTACTGCTTACATTAACAATCATTATTTTGCAAGAGTTGTTGTAGATAACATTCCTACATTCGACACTCGTGAATTGAGATAGTCAAAATTTCATTTGAAATTTAAAAGACCTCTAAAGAAATTTAGGGGTCTTTTTTTTTGTTTATTTATATTTATATATAAAAAAGTAGATATTTATATATAAAAATAAATGGATTTTGAATCTTTCATAAAAGAAGCTATAAATGAAATCCAATCAAAAGAAGATAAAATTCAAAAGAAAAAAATAGTAATTGAATTTGAAATTGATTGGAATAAAGACATAGGTAAAGTTAAACAAGAAATTACTTTAGCTATGTCTAAAGATAGTATTGGTTTATTTAAACTCGGAAAAGATATTGAAAAATTTTCAGGCTTAACTTTAAAAGATGCAGAAAAATCTAAAGAAACTCCTGATGATGCGTATGTCTATGGATTATGTAATGTTATGAATGGAGGTAAAGATATATTCTTTTGGACTAACGGTACTCGCCTTTCAGGAGCTGCTAAAAAATCAGGTGTATTAGAAGCGATTATAGAGCAAATTTCTCATGAATGTGTTCATTTGACTCGTTTAATATTATCAAAACATGTCTTTGAAAAAGATGAAGAGTGGTATACTAAAGATTTAGTTATAAGTGACAAAAAAGGAAAAAATATTATTGATGAGGAAGCTTTTGCTACTGCTGAAGGAATAATAGCTGAAAAAATCCTTCCATATTTTTTAGACATGGCAAAAGAGTATATACCTCAATTGAGAAAATTAAATTTAAATGAATCAAAAAATCTCACAGGGTTAAGAAGATGGTTCAAAGAAAAATGGGTAGATGTCTCAAGAAAAGTAGATGGTAAACATCCTGAATGTGGAAGAAGTGATGCTGATAAAGGTGCTTATCCTAAATGCAGACCTTCAAAAAAAGTAAACAGTAAAACTCCAAAGATAGCTTCATCATTTTCAAAAAAAGAAAAACAATCAATGGTAAGAAAAAAGAGGGCTGCAGAAAAAAAACCAAGACAAGGTAAAACTCCTCATTATACAACTTATAAAGAATCTGAAGAAATGAATATAAACGAAACAGAATTGTGTGCAAGAGGAAAGGATGCTGCAAAAGAGAAGTTTGATGTGTATCCAAGTATCTATGCTAATTCTTTTGCAGTTAAAGTCTGCAAAGGACAGGTAAAAGGTCTCGATGGAAAAAAATCTGTTGCATCAGGATACCAAAAGAAAAAAGGTAAACCAAAAAGAATTAAAGAATCCTTTGAAGATTTAAAACTTGATTTGATAAATGATAGAGTTCTAAATGAATCATATCAATGGGTTCTTCAGGAAGCAACATACAAAGGAAAAAAAGTTACCCTTAATAGACCGTTTAGACAGGCTGCTGCAGGTAAAAAGTTTGCAGTATATGTCAAAGCTCCTTCAGGGAATGTAAAGAGAATTAGATTTGGAGCTCAAGGTTATCGTGTTAGAAATGCGAACAAAGGTGCAGCAAGTAATTTTCAAAAGAGACATAAATGCTCTGAAAAGAAAGATAGAACAAAGGCAGGATATTGGGCTTGCAGAGCACATTTATATTCAAGTTTAAAATTGGCATCCTCAAGAAAATGGTAATATGGAAAAATTAGTTTATTCAGAATATATCCCTGTAGAAATACTTAAATTAGTCAAAAAAGATAAAGGAATCTTTGATGGATATTCCTATCAAAAATTTTTGAATGAAACTTGTCCTGATATTCAAGAAAGTTTAAAGGAATTGCAATATATAAAAAAAGAATTTCCTTTGGATGAAGATTTTGTTAGAGAGTATGATGATATTGCTACAATATTTTCAGAATATTTTTCTTTTCAAGACGATGTTCGTGAATCTATTGAAAGTATTATAGATGATTCTCGTATAATAATTTCAATAATAAAATGGTATTATAATAGAATAAGACCTTACCAATTGGCTAAAAAATATAATATTGAAATTGATAATCTTTTGCTTGATACAATGGTAAATCCAAGTTTTCCATCGGGACATTCTGCTCAATCTTATATCATAGCTTATTATTTTGGGGGAATTTATCCCGACCTTAAAAAAGATTTATTAGAGTTAGCTAATAAGATTTCAGTTTCAAGATTGGCAGCTAAAGCGCATTATCCAAGTGATATTGCTTTTGGAAGAGTTATAGGTCAAGATATGGCAAATTTTCTTATAGATAACAAAGTAGATTTAGATGCTGAAAAATTGCCATTTGACGAAGAAAAATACAAAGGATATGTTATCAGGTCTTTTTCGAAAGATATTGCCTCAGATGAGCTAAAATGGCACACAGATGGGGAGCATAGAACAATAATTCCTTTGAATGAGAATGATTGGATGATACAATTGGATAATGAGCTTCCAAAACCTATCAAAGGAAAAATATTTATTCCTGAAGGAAAATATCATAGAGTTATCAAAGGAACTACAGATTTACATATTAAAGTAATAAAATAAACAATATGAAACTTATACTTAACGAAAATACTAAAAAGACTCTTCTCAGTGAGAATTTGAAATATCATTTGAAAAATAGAATAACTATACACGAATCAGTTTTCAGAATCGGTTCAGATTCTTGGTGTGATTTGATAAATGAAGTAAGAGAATTACATGAGGATGGATTGATTATGTTGAATGAAGAGGAGCAGGAAATCATTGATTCAGATGCAGGTGAATATGGTTTGTATGAAGGAGAAGATGTTCCTTTGGATGCACCGTTTCTTCTTGAAGTAAAAAATGATGGAACAAAATTGTATGGTGTGTTTGTTCTTGATGAACACGAAAATACTAAAAAAGTAGTTTTTAAAGCATAATAAAAAAGCCTCTGAATTTCTTCAGAGGCTTTTGTTTTTAGTTGTTAAGCTGTTATTGAAACTGTTTGGGTAACTGTTCCATCAAAATACTGTAAATAATAATTAGTATCACTACTTCTTATTACTGTACAATTATACTCTGCATAAACATGAGTGGCTGTTGAAAAGTTAGTTGCTGATATTGGATATAGAATTTGATTATATTTGAAATAATCAACTATAGTATTATTAAAAAAATTATTACCAATAACATTATCATAACAGTCCACACCTATAGTATTATTTGCAAAGCTATTACCAATTTTATTTCCTCTTAGAACACTTCCACCATAACCAAAAGAATTTCCAATTGTATTATTTCCGAAATTATCGCCAATTATATTATAAGCAAAATCTTCTCCAACATTATTATCAAGAAAATTATTTCCAATTACATTGTTTCTAAATTCTGTTTCACTTTCATTTGAAACAAAGTCATGTCCAATATGGTTTTTGAAAAAATTACCTTCTGCAAGATTATTTTTAAAATCATTTCCAATAATATTATCAGTAAAATCATAACTTCCAATGAAATCCGAATTACCAATTGTATTATTGTCAAAATAATCTAAAATTTGGTTGTCGGCAAATACATTATAGATTACATTATCATTATACGCATTACCGATATGATTTCCATAGAACTCATCCCAAATCCAATTGTTATTAAAACCATTGCCTATGAAGTTTTTATAGAAATCGTCACGAAGAGCGATATAATTATCATTAAAACCATTATTAATTACATTATTTTGAAAATCGTCAGTACCTGTAACATTATTTTCAAAGTTTTCTCCAATTTTATTTCTCCAAGTTTCACCATTAAATACGTTATCCGTAAAATATTCTCCAACTACATTTGCATAAAAACCTCTTCTTAAAGAATTGTTTTGGAAAGTACCACTGATTTGGTTTCTGTTGAACCAATTGTAAGTAGAGTTATTGAAACATCTGTCACCTAATTTATTAGAATAAGAATTGAAACCAAATACATTGTTTGCAAGAAGGAAGTCACTATTACTTAAATTACCTTGAATGTAAAAAGTAGAGTAGTCTCCAATCCAATTATTAGTGGAAGTTACCTCGTCATTTAACTGTAATTCTTCTTGAGAACGGAAAGTAGTCATTTCTCTGTATACGTCATCAATAATGTTGTTATTTTTATATTCGTAACTTCTATATCTTACAGAAAAATCTGTATAAATAAAGTTAGCTCCATCATAGATGTCATCACCGCCATCATCAATAGTGTTTTCTCCCTCATCATTTATATCTGCAACATCATTGAATAGATAAATGTCAGGTACAAGTGCTGTTAAAGTTGAATAGTTAGTATTAAGTATATTTAAAGTATTTGCAATATTTGCACCTTCAACTAAATTAAGGTAAGCATCAACTAAGGCTTCAAAATCTGCATCCTCAAGTTTATCACCTGTTCCTCTTGAAGTAAGTAGGTAATGTATTTCAGTTACGCCTGTTGTTGCCAAGTTACTTATTTCATGAAAGTCATCAGTAGTTGAAGAATCATAAGTTTGTGAAATACCTGTACCATCACCATTTACAATAAATATTTGATTGATAGAAGGGTCATCTGCATCATACACTCTTTTAATAAAAGCAGTATAATCATTTCCATTTACATTTGTTGTGTACTGATTAATGTCTGCAGTTCCATCTCCATCTGCTCCAATATTACCATCGATTCGGAAGAAATCAATTTCGATGTCTTTAGCAGCCATTACGAAAAGTCCTGCGTAGAGGTTTGTAAAATATTCTGAAGTACCAATACTTCCGCAAAAATAATTTACACCACTTTTAACTTGCCCATCCATAATAAAATCTCCAATTAAAGCTTCTTCATCATAAACAACAGGAGGGTCAGTCATTTGAGTGTGAGTATAAGGAATCTGTGATAGTGAACCTTCAGTTTGCGAGGTTGCTTTATAATATTTTTCTCCGCTAAAACTCTTATTTTCAACAGAAGTTACTACCATATCAGTTGCTGAATTGATTGTTAAAACTTTGTACCAATATTTATCAACATAAATAACATCTCCTTCAATCAACTCATTTATAAAGTCTGTATCAATTCCTACTACAGTAATTTCATAACCTCCTGTTGTAGGAGTTGATACTGTTGTACTTGTAGTACCTGTTAATGGACTATCAAAATTATGAAAATAAGTTTTATAACGTTTGAAAAGAATTGTTCTGTGGTCGTAATCTGTACGATTGTTCCACTCATCAATTCTTTCAGTAATTCTACCATAGGCATCACCACTTGTAGATTCAGTTGTATCAAAGAAAACATCATATTTGATTTTATCATTAGGATATTTAGGTTGATATGCATCAGGAGCAAGAGTGTTTTCTGATGTAGCCATAACAATTATTGGCTCTATATCTGCTTCTTTATAAGTACCATTAGTACTATTTCCATTAGCATTATAATCAGGTTGGTCATAACAAGTTCTAAAATCTGTTATGATGTAATGTGAACCTGTAATTAAAGCTGAATTATCAATTAATTTTGTTAATGTTTCATAAGTAACTTCAATTGCATTTGCAAATGCTTTTGCCGAATTCAAAGTGAACTTTTGAGATATACCGCCTGTTTGGGTATAAATCTCTTCAGCACCATTTAAAGTTGGTCTTGTAGGAAAATTATTTGGTTTCATAGTGTGTTTTTTTTATATAAATATATGTATAAAACAAAACCTCTGAATTTCTTCAGAGGTTTTGTTGTTATTTTTATTTAATCATTTTTAGATTGTGTTTTTCAAGAAAGTCTTTAGGCTCAGAAATTTCCATAGTAGTAAATTCTCTTTTCGCCATAAGTTTATCAGCTTTCTTTTGGTCTACAACCATTGTACAGAAGTAATGTGTTGCAGGTTTTTCACCTGATTGTGACAACTCAATTGTTAAAATTTTATTATTATCTTCTTTTTGTCTTGCTTCTTCAATGCGTGAAGCATCACATAAAATACATATTCTCATTTTATTAGATTTTTATTTTTATAATTGTTAAGCATCTACTGCAACATATTGATTTGTAGTTCCATCAAAATATTCTAAATAATCATTGTTATCATTACCTCTTAATAATGTACAGTTATAACTTCCATAAACATGTGTTGCACCTGAAAAGTTTATTGCATTCATTACAACAGTAACATTATTAAATTGAAAATCATCTACTATTATATTATTTATAAAATTATTAGTAATAACATTATCATAGAAATCTTGACCTATGGTATTACCTTGGAAGTTATTTCCAATTTTATTACCTTTTCCACTTGCTCCGCCATAACCGAAATTATTTCCGATAGTATTATTATTAAATATATTAGCAATTTGATTATAACCAAAGTTTTCTCCTATGTTATTAGAAAAAGTGTTATTTCCAATGACATTATAAGTAAAACTATCTTCAGTTCCATTTGAAACAAAGTCATTTCCTATTTGATTATGTGTAAATTGTCCTAATGTTGAATTACCTTTAAAATTATTTCCAATTACGTTATCTTCAAAAATTCCTGCACCAATATCTTCAATATCACCAATAGTGTTATTATTAAAATCATTAGAAATTTTATTATCATAAAAATCTTGATAAATTTCATTGTTATTGAAACCATTGCCAATAGTATTATCCTCAAAATTTCTAAAGATGGTATTATTTTCAAATGAATCACCGATTTGATTACGGTCAAAATCATATGTCGAACTACTATCTATCCAATTGTTGGTAAAATCGTTGCCAATTCGGTTATTTCTAAAATCAAAATCAGTATTAATAATGGTATTATTCGCAAAGTCCTCACCAACATGGTTATATTGAAAGTCTGCTGTAATTAGATTATTAGTGAATCCATTTCCGATAACATTTCCATCAAAATCATTATTAGTAATATTGTTATAACAATAATTTCCTATTGTATTATTGTTACAATCGTCATTAAAAGTATTGTTATAAAAACCATTACCAATGTTATTGTTGTTGTACTCCCCATCTTTGAAAACATTATTTGCAAGAAGAAAATCACCTTCATTATCTTCAAGGTGTAAATTACTGTAATCTCCAATATAATTATTTATTACGCCATCACCAATTGCATCACCGAATGTGGTATATAAATTAAAATCTGTTGGGTCATCAACATTACTTCTATAGTAACTGTCATAACTTCCTGCGTTAGTAGTATAAAATTCACCGCTTCCACCAAAGGAATTAATAGATAATCCGCTTACTAACATAAGCGTATCTGATGAAATAGAATCAATTATAAAAAATACTTCATCTGAATTAGGATATGCAATAACATCTCCTATAGTAAGAGCTGTAAAAAACGTACCGAAACCATTAACAGTTCCATCATTTAATAATTCCATTGTACCTGTTTCAGGAGTTTCTCTACTGAAGTAATAAAATCTATATCTTTTGAATTCAATAGTTCTATGGTCATAATCTGTACGATTGTTCCACTCATCGATTCTTTCAGTTATTCTTCCAAATGCAACATCTCCTGATTCAGTTGTAGAATAGTTGATATCATATTTTATTCTATCATTAGGATATTTCAGTTGATATGCATCAATAGCAAATGTATTAAAACTTGTAGCCATTACTATTATTGGTTCAATAGCTGCTTGAATATATGTAGAACCTGAAACAATAATGCTGTTTTTATTTTGGTCATAGTCGGGTCTATTGTAACATGTTCTAAAATTATTTATAATGTAATGTGAGCCTGCTATTAAAGCTTGATTTGGAATTAAATCATCTTTTAATTCAGCATAAGTAACTTCAATTGCATTTGCATATTTTTTAGCTTCTTCTAAAGTAAACTTTTGAGATACGTTGGCTGTTTGCGTATAAAGTTCTTCAGTTCCATCCAAACTTGGTCTTAAAGGAAAATTATTTGGTTTCATTTTTTTTAGTTTAAATAATTGTTTATTTGTGTTAGGATAAAATCTTTGATTTCAGTTTCGTTATCTGATTTGATAACAGTCATTGGAAGCTTATCATTTGATTCAATATCATTTTCAGTATATTTGAACCAAACGGTCAATTTTCTTCCTGAAATAGTTGTCAAAGATTTGAATCTCAAATCCTTTCTTTCTATTTCTTTTTCAATATTGAAGACAGTTTTTGTTTGAGGATGTCCCATCCCATATATTTCTATTGATTTTTCTATTAAGGTTTTCATTTTATTTGTTTAATTTTTAAGCTGTTGGAGAAACATAAGTTGCAGTTGTGCCTGAAAAATATTCTAAGTATAAATTTGTATCATTTGATTTAAATATTCTACAAGTGTAATCTGCATAAACATGAGTTGCTGCTGAGAAATTTGTACTACCTATTGAATAATCTATTAGGTTTCTTTGGAATAAATTGCCAATTGTATTGTTGTTAAATGTACTGATATTACGAATATTGTTAGCAAAGAAATTATTGCCTATAGCATTTGAACTGAAACTATCACCAATAATGTTTGATTGAAAAAAAAGTCCTATTGTATTAGTAGCAAAAGTATTACCAATTGTGTTCAATAAAAAATTAATTCCAATTGTGTTATTTTGGAAACCATTACCAATTGCATTATCACTAAAAAGAGAACCAATTGTATTACCTTGGGAGCTATTACCAATTGTATTATTATTACAATTGATATCAATAGTGTTATTTACAAAACTGTTACCAATTGTGTTATTATTAAAACCATTTTGAATATCATTGTTATCAAATTCATTAGCAATTGTGTTGTCTCTGAAATTATCTCCAATATTATTAGCTGAAAAATTATTAGCAATTGTGTTATTATTAAAATTATCTCCTATTGTATTACTATTGAATTCATTACCAATATTATTGTCTTGAAAATCATCTGCAATATTATTCGAACCAAAATCTTTTTGAATGTTATTCTTAGTAAAATTAGCTCCTATTTCATTAGAGTTAAAATCTTTTGAAATATTATTATATAAAAATTGAGTTAAAATATTATTATCACTAAAACCATTTTCAATAGTATTGTATGAAAAATCACTGCCAATAGTATTAAATGCAAATTCTGAACCTATATTATTACTATTAACATTGTTTCCAATAGTGTTAAAAAAGCAGACACCACCTATAACATTATCGAAAAAATCCGTACCTATTGTACTATATGAAAAAAAACCATTTAATTGATTAAAATAAAAATCTCCTAAAAAGACTACATTATCACTAAAACCTCTATTTCCAATCAATTCTGCTCCACCTGTATCATTCCATTTTATATTAAAAGCATCATATCCATCGTTGCCAAAGCATTTAAAGTCCTTATAGTTTCCTGTTGTACCTTGACCTAAATAATTATCTCCAATCCCCCAATAACCTGTTCCCAAAGAAGCAGTAATACCACTCAAATCAACTTCAAATCTTCTATATTTTCTTCCACGAAAATCAAAGGGGGCATCGATATTTCTATAGGTGTCAATTCTTCTTGTTATCCAACCATAAGCATTTTCTATTTCATATATTGTCTCAACAGATAATGTATCTGCATCATAATTAAGAAAATCATTATAATCTAAATCTATAAGAACTACTTTAAATCCATCTTCTTCGATTCTTATTCTTGACATTGCTTTTGGATATGCAAAATCAGGGTCATCGGATGTGTAAGGATATTGAGCTGTTGAAATATTAGGAGTTAAAGGTTCAAATGCACCATCTTGATAATAGGTTGAACCGCTGAATTCTGCATATACATAAAAATAATGCCCAAAAAGCGCAGGGTAGTTTGTAGGCATAGTAAAATAAACATCTGTTCCATCCCATTGAAGGTCAAATCCTGAAATTGCAGTTAAATCAGGAAGATTATTTCCATTATAAATTGTAAACGGTACACCTATTTTATCAGTATAAGGTTCATATTGAACAATATCCCCTTGAAAAGTTTCTGAATATCCTATTGGAGAAATTTCATAAGAAGAAATAGCTTGAAGAAGTAAAACTTCAGTTTCACCTTCATAAACTTCTCTTGGAATAAAATTAGGGTCATTTGGAGTTGGATTATTATAAGCAATGTCTGCTCCATTTAAAAAGTTGACCGACCTATAGTCAGTCAGCCTATACCATTGACCTGCAACCAATTCACCATTTACAATTTTATCGTAAAGTTCAGAATAAATGATATCAGTAGGATTAAGTATAAATTCTTTAGCAGAATCTAAAATAAATTTTTGTGGAATATTATTTGTTTGTGTGTATAATTCTTCAGTACCATTCAAACTTGGTCTTATTGGGAAATTATTGGGTTTCATTTGATTTTTATTATAAATATATAAATCCCCTTTAAAATTTTAACTAAGTAAAAGATATTTATAATAAAAAATGTATTGGAGAACATACTTTGACAAGGACAATGTTATAATAAAGGATTCAACTGTTAATCTTGGGAAGAATCCAATTGTATCGCTTTATTACGGTGGTACTTATGGAAGTTCTACATATTCAAGATATATCTTTCATTTTCCAATTGAAAAATTGAAACAACTTTATGACGATTGCATGCTTGGTGATTTAACCAATGTCAAACATAAGCTCGTTTTGAAACCTACAAGATATTTCGGAAACGGTTTGGATATGACAACTGCATGTTTGGCAACTGCATATGATTTGTGTCTTTTCAGGACAAGACAAGATTGGGTTGAAGGATGTGGATATGATTTTGACTGCGCTGAAAGATGTGATGGTTATATCAGTCCAAATTGTAATACTTCTTTAGCAGAATCCAATTGGTTCTATGCAAAACCAAATGAACCTTGGCAAACTCAAGGGATATACGATGCATTTTCTGCAGAAACAATGATTATCACAGGAGATACTTATTTCTCAGGAGAACCTATATATCTTCAATGCAAAGCTCAAGCCTGTGATGATTGTCTTTTTGAAATGGATATGACTTCTCTTGTAAATGATTTGATTTCGGGAGACACCCCCAATTATGGATTTGGATTGGCTTTCAATAGTAACTATGAAATAAATCCCGAAGGAGTTACAAAATATCTTGGATTTTATAGCAGTGAAACTCCTAACTTTTTCAAACCCTATATTGAAACTGAATATATCAATCCAATTATAGATGATAGGCAAAGTTTTTACACTGATAAGGAAAATACTTTATATCTATATGTAAATGTCAAAGGAGAACCTGCGAATTTGGATGAAAATCCAATTGTAACGATATATAATGAGTTTGACGATGTTTATACTATCCTAACAGGAGAATGTGTCTCAAAAGGAATTTATGGAGTTTCTTTTGAAGTTGATTCTGCTCAATCTGATATAAACAGTTGTGTCGTTTGGAGAGATGTGTGGTCAAATGTTAAAATCAATGGCAGATTGTTAAGGAATGCTGAACAAGAATTCCAATTGAAACCTAATGATGATTATTATCAAATAGGAATAAGTACAGGAAGTCCTAAAAAATATGGTTTCAAATTCAAAGGGATTCAAAGAAATGAAAATATAAGAGTTGGTGATGTAAGAAAGATAACTATTGATACTTATGAAGCATTTGAGCCTAATAAGAGAGTAGTTGTTGATAACATTTTTTATAGGCTATATGTAAAAGAAGGAGTTGAACAATTGGATATTATACCTTGGACTCCTGTAAATATTGGTTCTTGTGAAAATTTTATTTATCTTTATACCGAATGGATGCTTCCTCAGATTTATTATTTAGATTTTAAATCTATATCTAATCAAGAGGAAAGAACTTATCCTGAAGAAATCAAATTTTATATATTAGACGATAATGTAAAATGTTAAAAAAATATATTTTTGAAAGATTGCAAGATGTTGAAGCTACAAAGTTAGCTGAAACTGTTTTTAATGAAATAGTTTTTCATAAGCAAAGGGAGATACAAGAAGAATTTAAAAATTGGGGTATAATAGGTTTTAATACTCCTGATGGGATTAAATTAGATTCATTTGAAGGTGTATTTTCATTGAAAGTTATCAATAAATTTGCATCTTCTTTTTATTCACCATCTAAAGATGATAAATTGATTGTTTTAACTGTTGTTGGTTATGATAAGTATAATGATATGGTTGATAATTTAATTAGAATCATAATTGATAAAAAATCGACTTTTATTCATGAATTCATTCACATGTTAGATGATATAAGAAGTGATGGGAAAATTATTAAAGAACCTACTAATAAGGAAGGCGGTCAAAAAAGATATGAAAAACTGAATAGAGAAGTAAATGCAAGATTTCATCAGATTGCTTCTGCAGTAAAAGAAAAATATATAGACAAAGAAATAGCTTCTATAAAAAAAGATTATGTTTTAAATAGAAAAAAATTTGAAAATGAATTTGATTTTGAAGGGTTATCAGAAGAAGAAAAATTGAATCTTGTATTAGTTAATTCTTCAGAATATGTTTGTAATATAAATTATTTAGTAGATTTATTTAAAGAGGAAATATTTAATTTTTTCCATTATAAATTAAACCCTAATTTAGAAAAAAGACTTCTTTCAAGAGCATATACTTATTTTTCAGAGCTTATTAAAAGTTATGATATTGATTGTTCAAAAAAAATAAAAATAATTTACGAAAATAAAATAAACTCTTTATTGGAAACTTATAGGGCTATAACTGAAGATGATTTAAATGAAGTTATATATGTTCCAAATGAAGGAAGTGATGAAGAAGGGAATGAATATTGGATAAAACAAATGAAACTATCAATTGACCGTTTGAGGGCTCAAAATCCTTTAAATGGGGTAAAATATGATTTAGATAGTATTGATTTCCCTAATGAAATTATAAATCTTTATGGAAAAGTTTTTGCAATAGTTTTATATTCTAATGAAAATATGGAAGATATTGTATATATGACTCGTTATGAATTGTATAGAGATGGGATTAAACTTATTAATACAAGGTCTGTCCCAAATGTCAGAGGTCGAGGATTAGCTCTTAGAATATATAAAGCATTAAAACAAAAATTAAATACTCCAATTTATTCAGACACTTCTCATTCCCCATTTACAAAATTTGGTGTTTGGAAAAAATTATATAAAGAATCTCCGAATAGTGTAAAAGCATATGATGTAAATAAAGACAAAAAATTTGACATTGAAATGAGACCTAATAGAAAAGGTGAAGAGGATATGTTTTATATTGATAACAATGTTGATATTAAAGAATATAAAAAAACTGCAAAAACTCTTGGGATTAATTGGGATAAAGATTGGAATAAAGGCTCTCAAATAAATTGGGATAATGTTCCTGCAGATGTTAAAGATAAATTAATGGAATACTCCAAATATAAAGAAGTATATTCGAAAAAAGATAATGGAATTATATTAGTTTATCTATAATTTAATTAATTTTAGTAAATTGGTGAAAAATAGTAAATCAAAAAGTAAAGAAGAGGTTGATAAAATATTTCAATTAGCAGACGATTATAATGCTGAACGTTATGTCTATTAACCAATTCTTATATTTTTATCTACTAAATCTTCCAAATTAAAATTACTAATATTTTGTACATTTGTATCAGGGTCAGTTGGTAATCCTGAATAAGGATGTACATGTGTTTCTATAAAAGTTTTAACCAATTTCAAAAAGTCAATAAGTTTATCCCCATGAACCATTGGATGACTATTGGTATTTATTTCCAATTGAGCATCTTCAGTAATCATTTTTTCAGGGTCTGTCAATTGAAAATTGTTAGAACCTTTATGTGACAAAAGATTTATTTTTTCAGCAACAATATTTACAACACTCCCTGCAAATTGGTCAAATTCATTTTGGTCTTTTACAATTTCTTCCTTTTGAATGATTGTTTTAGAAAGAGGGAAATCTTTATCTAATTTTGAAAGTTCAGGGTCAACTGTAATAAGTTTCCATTTAGAATAAGTGTTTTGGTAATCTGAAATTTGTTCTTTAGCTGCAAGTAATAGTTGTTCCCTATTATCATAGGCTTGATTAAATTCCTCAACTAATGTATTGGTAGTAAAAGAAAATATTTTTATTTCTAATTGTTTATCTTCTCTAACGAATACATTTATGATATGTGTAGGAGGTGTAATTTTTTCAATAAATACCCTTTTTTTCTTAACTTCTTTTGAAGCATTGTTTAATCCATGTCTTATTTGAATATAAGCAGGGTCTTTTTTATTGAAAATTGTATTATCATTTTTTTCATGTTTACCTGCTCTCAAAAGAACTTCACCATCTCTCAAGAGAACATCAGTATTCTTTCTTCCAACAAGTCCTATATCTGTTTTTGTAGCATATGCGCCTTTTGCTGCAGGTATTTCAGATATAGCTTTACCTGCTTCTAAAGTACCATCAGATTCACGAGAAGATGCCGTTGTGTCATAAGGGTCATTTTCTATATTTTGTGGCTTGGAAATAGATGTTGTAAAATAATATCTTTTTTCCTTTTGAGCACTTTTTAAAGTATTATGGTATCTATCCATAATAACCATAACTCTTTCACCTAATTGAGGCACATAATGAAAATATGCAGGAGTTAAAGGGTAGCATTCAGGAAGATTATCTATAAAAGAATCTGATAAAGCAGTAGAAAAATTATTTTTCTTTTTACTACTAAGTGAAAATTTTTCAAAATCTGCTGATTTCGAATCTACTTCAGGAATATATACTTTTATTGTTCTTGATTCATATTTATCGGTTATGCTGACTACCTTCCCCCAATATGCAATTTTGGAGGTTAAGGGTACATCTGATAAATCATCGTATTTGTGCCTCATGATATTACTGATGTTCCTATACCTAAACCTGTAGTAACTCCTTGTACTACGACAGGGCCTAAAGGTGATGCACCTACTGCAGTGACAGGTATCCCTGCAGGGAGAACTACTGTGAATTTAGCGTTTTCTAATAAATGTTCAACTATTACTTCCATTCTTATTCTTTCCATTTTCTCTGAAACATTTTCTGCTCCTGAAGGTAAATTACCTATTGGAGCACCTGCTTCTTGTTGACGAATAATAACTTCCTTTGCCATATCTCTTGCAGACATTCCTGTTCGTGTAAATCCTCCTGTCAAGACTAAAGGTGCAGGGATAGGTAAAGCAGGTGTTTTACCTGATTTAATTACCCCCATTATTATTTCTATAATTTTATCGATTGAGATTTCTTCCATGTTATATAAAATTTGCTACTAATCCAATAATTTCATTATTTACTCCAAGTAAAGACTTAATAATACTTATCTGATTTTTAATTTTTTCTTTATTTTTTTCTATTGTCTCTTGAGTAACTAATTTAGTTAAATGTTTGATGAGAATTTTCATAAGAAATTTGATTACTATCGGTAACAAAACTTTTTTAACTAAATCTATAATTAGTTGTTTATTTTCTTTCAAAAATTCTCCAAATGTTTTGAATCCTATAGAATTATTTACTATTTTAAAATAGCTTACAATCATCATCATTACTTTAGGCGCAAAAAGTAAATTTGCAAGAGCTTTTACTATTCCTAATAGAAAATTGCCAAAGAAATTATTTTTTCCAAAATCCCTATTTTCTTCACTTATATTGTTTGTTGCTTGATTTGAGAGCGTATCAAATTTATTTGTAAGAATATCCTTTATCTCAATTAAAGTAGATGTTGCATTTAATTGGTCATTTAAATCAATTAAGTCATTTATATCTATAGAGCTTGAAACAAAATCACATTCTTTTAGAATTTTTTCCCCTGTAACTCTTTCTTCAACTTTTTCATTGAATAAATCAATTTCATCCTTTGTGAAATCAAAATAACTGTTATCTATTTCAGTAATTTCTGTGAAGTCAATAATTTTATCTATTAATATATCAAGTTCTACTTCTGCAGAAACAGTATTCTTGTTAAATTTTAATAGATTGGAAACTGAACCATATGTCATATCAAATACCTTATTTACAAAAGTTGGTAAATTAAATATAATAATTCCATCTAAAAAAGCATTGATAAAATCATTTACAGTTCTTCCGCTCCAAGAGGAATCTATCTTCACATTGAAGATATTTGTTTTCATTTTGCCATCTACAATTCCTTGTTGCTGATATGTAACAGTGATTAAGTTTTTCCAACTTCCAACGTTACCTTGTAATACATCATAAAGGTAAGCATTTAAGTCTTGAGAGATTGAACCATAAATTAGTTTACCTCCTATAGAATTAGGGTCTACTTTAAGAATGCTACAAAAGTCAACTTGTTTTACAGCTACATTAAATCCTGTACCTGTACCATCAACTAAAAAATCAGGAATAATTGCATCAACACTGCATGAAAATTTATTTTTTAAAATATTTTTTAATCCTAATTTAATATAACCTTCTGTTGCAACACTCTGATAAGTTAAAAATGTTACTAATTCTTTTTTAAATTCTTCTATTCCTATCAAAATATCAATTAAATCCTTTATAAATTTAACTGTTTTATTTTTTTTAGCAATTAAAGATTCTAATTTTTTATTTTTTTTTAATTTAGGAAATCCACTATTGATACTTTTTAAAGCAGCAATTTGATTTAAAACATCAAACTTTTTTTCAAATGTACCCATTATAGACTTAAATCGTAAGTATTATCTTGTTCCATGTCTTTTAAAATATTCTCACGAAGTTTAGCAATATCCTCTTGAGAAAGAGTTGGCATTTCATGCACTTCTTGTTCTTCTTTATCGCTATTGATTTTGCTTGTTCCGATTACTTTAGCATGGATTTGAATAAGTTTGATTTTTTTGTCAATAACATCATTGAGAACTTTTCGACTCTCATTGAAATATCTTGCCAATTCCAATTCATCTTGAAAGTCTTCAGGTTTTGATTTTGAAGCCCTTTCACTTATTTTTTCCAAGATAGCTTTCTTTTGTTCATCGCAATCACGATAAGCTTCACGCATTGCATCAAAAAGGCTGTCTACATCTAATTTTATATTTCTCTTTGCCATATATATTTTTTTATATAAATATTATGAATTCTTTTTTTTATTCAAATTTAAAGAAATATTCTGAATAGGTGTATCTTCGTTGCGATGGTTTCTTTTTAAACGTTCTTCCTTTTTCTGATAGTATAAGATTCTAAATCTTTTCAAATTATCTCTAATATCTTTAGTACTTAAATCAGTCATATTTCTAAGACATTCTAAAATTTGATTTTTATTATATTTTCTACCACCATCTTCAAAGAAAGATTCCCAATTTTTCATAACTTCAAGAATTGCCAATCCAACTCTTTCTTCATTTTTCTTCAGGAACTTTTCTTCCTTTGGAAGAGCTGTATTCATTGATATCAACTCTTCCAATATTTTAACAAATTCGTTGAAAAACTCTGAAGTAAAACTGTCTTCTTCATCTATCTGATATGAATATTTTTCATCTTCTTCAATGTTTACTAAAACCGCATCATAATTTTCTCTTTTGGTAATTTCATCTTGTTCTTTGATTCTTTTACCTAAAAGTCTATGTTTTATTATTGTACCATAATAAGAATATGCTTTTGTTCCTTGTGAAGGGTCAAATTTATCTATTTTGGTATGTAAAAAACTAAGTGTATCATTTAGCAATTCCTCAAAAGTCATTTCCTTGCTATATAAATTATATCGGTTGATGATACTCTCAACCATTTTATATAGCGGTTCTTTTAAGAATTCCTCATAAATCTTATTTTTTTCACTTTCATCAAATGAACTTAAATAAAGTAAAGTTGCTTCTTCTTGTTCTACATCAAAATATCTTTTATGTTTTCTTTTTCTACCTCTTTTGTTCATGGTAATTTATGGGTAAGATATTTCACGGTCATAATCAAAGAAGTATTCTTTCCTTGACATGTTGTACCAAAATTTCTTCTCCATTTCATCCATGTTTTTTTGCATATCATGAATTGAACCCGAAATACCGTTGAAATGTTTATATGTCATCTTAGGTATTACATATACCATTTTTCCGAAATTTAACAATCTCAATAGGAATTCAAAGTCTCCGAATTTAAGAATGGATGATTTCAATTTACCGACAGCTTCAAATGCAGATTTTTTGATTGTAAAACAATTTACATTAAAGTTATAAAAAGCTTTTTCTTTTGTTTTAGCTAAATCAAAATAACCGAATTTTTCCATAGTTCCTGCAGACCATACTGTTTCATTTGAAAAGCCAATAGGCTTATCTTCAAAATCTACTTCATATACTAAAGGAATAAAACAATCTATATTGGTATAAGCACTGATATACTTATTAATATTTTGAACATGATTCGGGAAAATCACATCATCAAATTGAACTACTGATAAATATTCAGTTTCGATTTTAGATGCAGCAAAATTCACTTGAGAGGCAAAATCAGTTTTTCCACTGTCATTAACTATTTGTTGATAGTCAAAATCTTTCAACAAAGACTCAAGTTCCTTATTAAATTTAGGGGCTACAACAGCCACTTTAAAATTTTTATCGTTTTGGTTTTTGATGGATTCTAAACATCCAATAAAATATTCCTTATTAGCTTTAGTGATTTCAAAAACAGGTATAATTAAAGTTGTATTATTCATTGATTGTTGATTTTATTTCTTCTAATTTTTGGATTCTATTTTTCAAAAGAGTTTCAAATGTTTCAACTGTAGCTTTTACAAAATTTTCTTTTGAATATTTTGCTGCAGTTTGTGCCATAATGTCATAGGCTTTGTTATCCAAAGTATCTACAAACCACTCATCCATATATTGAGCAATATAATCAACCATTGTTGTATAATTCGATACCCAAATACCATTATCTGTTTCAGCATTAATCCATTCAGGAATCATATCAGGAACTTTACCGATAACAGGCACACCTGATTTCATACATTCAAGAGGGAATGTTCCAAAAGAAGAAATCTCATCTACCCAAATAGCCAAACAACATTCTCTCAAATTGCTTGCAAATTCACTTCTATCCATATTAGAGGTTACTACAAATGGAATCCAAGAATACTGAGGATAAGTCAAATAAAATTCTTTTTGAATCTTTTCTCCTCTTGATTTATCTCTTGTGAATAAGAAGATTTTAGGATTTTGTGGTTTATCACTTGGTTTGAAATCATCATGAATATAAGGATTGATTACACTTATATCCATATTTCTCATGAACCTTTCAATACGTTCTTTTTGGACTTCTGAAGTGGTAATTACAGTATTGATACCAAATTGTGACCATCTGATACCTGCATTCAGATTATAGAAGATTAAATCCTGTACCTGAGAAATAACCACAACTTCCCAAGGGAGTTTAATATTGTTCTCACGCATATCAGCATAGAATGATTGAACCCATGCTTCAGGTAAGAATAAAAAGTCAGATGGTTTTACAAGGATTTTCTCAAAAGGAGTATGAGGTAATTTATCATAGTTATTACCCATCCACATTGGGGTCATATATTCCTTATCGTGGAGAATATAGGCATTGTAGCCCTTTTCTCTGAGAACTGCTACCATATCATAGATATAGGCAACAGCACCGCTTGTATTACCTTTAGTGTTGGGCACATAAAAATAATATGAACCTTGATTTTCTTTCAGTTGATTTATAAAATCTTCAAAAGTTAATTTTTGATTTTCCATTTATTTATTTAAATTTTGTGTTGATTTTTTTGGTTCTTTAGAAATTTTTGCTTTCTTAGGGGTATTTGCAGGTTCGTTTTTCATCGCAAATTAGCTTTAAAGTGATTGTAAATTTCTTTTAAAGATTCAAAAGAAAATATTTTAGTTCCTTCGATATCTTTGTTTTGTTCAGTAATAACTTTCAAACAAACTTTATTATCAGGTTTTGTCTTTATAATATATGGGTCTGCTGTAATAATTAAATCATAAAGCTCCCATATCTTAGAATAATCATAAAGAAATTTAATATTATTTCCTTTGAATTGATTTTGTGCAAGGAAAAGTAGTGTAGCTGATTTGCTATTTTCTCTTTCTTGGCTTACAATTGTGATTGTATTATTATTTCTTGATAGGAAGTTATATAGAAGGTCTAAATCCAACATGACTTGAGGATAAGTCAATGGAGTTCTTGAGAAAATTTCAAATGATTGCTCATGGTATAGGAAATTTTCAAAATCTTCTTCATTTTGGAACATATGAAGCTTAGAAATATTCATAGGGTCATTTGATTCCTTTATATCAATTAAAGACCTTTCTACATTTAAATCAAGTTCTGTTGTAACAAAATTTTCTGAAGTATTGAGACTATTTTCAGTTAAATCATAAACTTTAAGAGGAGTTAATTCTATTTCTGCTTTTTCTTCAAGAGAAACAAGTGTTTCTTCGTTTACAGCGTCAATATTGATAATTTCTTTTTTCCTTTTAGAAAGTTCCTCTTGGTCAGCCCCACTGAGTTCATCATAAAATTCTTTTGAAACTGTTTGATTGATTTCTCTTACATACATTTCGTATGCATCTTCCACTGTATTATAATGGCTTCTAACAACTTCATTTAGAGTAATACCTATTCTCATTATTAGTTTTATTAATAATATAGTTGAGAATGATAAAAAATAAAAAAGCGAAAAATACTGTGTTTTGTATTTTTCGCAATGTATTAAGTTATTATTAGGATATTTAAAAAATTATTTTTCATGAAGCCAACATACTTCACTAAAGGAAAGATTTTTACCTTTAAAAAATTCATCTACAGCTTTTTCTACGCCAACATGCCCATTTCCGTAATCGTGTCCTGCAATAATCCCCCCCTTTTTTAATTTTGGATACCAAGATTTTATATCTGAAATTACATTATTATAATCATGTGCAGCATCTATAAAAATAAAATCTAAAGTTTCATTTTTATATAATTTACATGCTTCTATTGACTTCATTCTAATAGGATTAATAATATTTTTTACAGGTTCTATATTATTTAAAAATGTTTCCCATAATTGATAAGGTCTTTTGGGATGAGATTCTTCTTTTTTTACTTCCAACCAATCATCAACACAATCAAATTTTATATTTTTCTCAGAATTTATGATTTCTACTGCCATAAACGCAGCACTTCTTCCTTTCCAAGTACCTACTTCTACAAAATGACTTCCTGATGGGAATTTTTCAACCATATTTTTATATAAATTGGGATATGTAAACCAATTTTCTCCTAAATTTTGATAAAAGTGTTTCATTAATATTTTTTTTATTTAAGTTTATTTATGTTTTATGTGATATGTCGGTGTTGAATTAAATTTGCCTACTATTTTATATGGTATTTTTGCTAATATGTTTTTTATTTCAAAATCGTTTGCTTCTATAACTATATCACATTTTGTTTTTAGAATCGTTGGAATAAAACTATTAAAAACAGTATTAGACATTTTTTCGCAATCTATTTTTAATAATTTTAAATCATGAGTATCTAAATTTTCAGGAGTAATAGATTCAATTCCTTCATTAGATTCAATCATATCACACATCCCCATATTTTCAGGAATTATATCATATTTATATTTTTTTAATTTATCACTTAATACTTTATTAAGAGGTGTTACATTTTTTAAATTATTTTCATTTATGTTTTCAATTAATAATTTAAAATTTTCAGATACAGGTTCAATTGCTATAACTCTATCTGCACAAAACATCGAAAAAAAACATGTATGGTTTCCTACATTTGCTCCAACATCAATGAATAATCCTCCTTTAATATTATCTTTTATATGGTTTAACAACCTCTGTTCATAAAAAACTTTATCTTTATTGATACATTTACCTATATGGTCATTATGATGATTAATTATTACAGATTTATTATTATAACTAAAAATTGTTTTCATTATTATTTTTTTTAATATGTTTTATCTAAATTCCATTTTTGTTTTTCTACTAAGTATTTTAAAAAGTCTGACTTTTTATTTATCAATCCTCTAAATTGGTCTTTTCCATCATCTACAAGTGTTAATGGAACATCTATAGATTGTAATTTCCAATGTAGCTTATGTTGAGCATAAAAAGATATCCATAAATCTTCAATAAATAAATATTCTTCAGGAAAATTAAATAAATCATCGAATTTAAATATTTCTGAATCGAGAACCATTCCACATGTACCGCAATAATTAATATTAGTATTGTTTGGCATTATTTTTCTTCTATTCCAATAATCAGTTTTACTTACTATTTTATAACAGTGTCTTGATTTAATAGTGTGAGGTTCATAATTTTTTACCATAATTTCCACAAAATTTTCTTGAGGGAATTGGTCATCATCAAAAAATATTACAGTTTTATATTCATTTTGATATTTTTTTGCTGCATAAAATCTTCCGATACCACCAATATTTTTTTCAGATTTAATTACATCAATATCTAATTTATATTTAGATATAATATTCTCAACTTCTTTTTTTTGTTCACTGTTATCCCATATTACTAATTTAAAATTTTTATAAGTTTGATTTGATAAACATGTTAATATTTTGTCTAAATTATTAACTCTTTTCCAAATACACATTATTATTACTACCTTTTCCATTATTTTTTTAAATTTATAGTTTTTAAATGTTGTTTTTTTCTTAATTCAGTGTTCATTATTGAATCTTTATATCCTAAATGATTTACGTATGATTCTAATGGTGTATGAGTTTTAAAATTATATTTATTTAACCTTCTACTTACTTGTTCCCATACGCCACTTCCTAAAAATTCATTTTTATGCCATCTACTTTTAGGAATTTCTTTCATATAATATCCTATTTTATCAAAAACTATTTTAGGGTAGGCAGTTCCTCCATCAACCCAATCTTTCAACCCCCATCTTGGTTGAGATTCCATTTTTTCATTTAAATAATTTTGATTTACTGCTAATTTAAAAATAGTTTCATCTGAATGTTGTTTTAAATTACCCATTAATGAATTTAAAAAATCATCTATGGGGTCATGGTCATCATCTAATTGTAATAGATATTGATAATTATATCTTTTAACTTCTTGTAATAATTTATTAATACTTTCCCAATATTTTTTTTTGCCATTATTTTGAGGATTATGCAAAATTTTTATATTTTCAAATTCTGAAAATAGTAATTTAAAATTTTCAATATCATTTCCATCGTTCAAAAGAATTATTTTAAAAGTATATTCTGTATCTTGTGAATATATTTTTTGTATGATTGTTTTAATCATTTCATTTCTTTTATATGTTGAAAATGTTATAATAAAGTCATGGTATTCTTTTTTATTATTTATATCATTATTAGATTGGTCATTTGAAACATTAAACTTCTTTTTAAAAATATCAATTGCACTACCGTGTTCATTATTATTATATACTTTATTACCCATAAGATTACTTTGAACTGTACTAATATCTTTTTTCATTCCCAATCCTGCACCACCTAAGCTTATCAAAACTTCTCTTATAACTCTTTTCTCCCCTGTTTTAGCATAGGCTTTTTGAATGAATCTAAAATCTCCACATTTCCACCCATCCCAACGAATTGTTTTAGCAATACCTGAATGAACCATAAAACATGGCGCACCAATTCTTGCTAATCTTGGAGGAGTTCCTAATTCTTGAATTGAAGGTAATACTTGACCGTTAGGATATTTCATTTGCCAAAGAATCAAATCGGTTGTATTTTTGATAGCATTAACCATCTTTTGAACAGTATTGTTATCTGCAAGATAATCATCATCATCTAAAAATAGAACCCATCCTTCTTTGACCTCATTTATTAAATGATTTAAATATAAATTATAAATGAAACGATTTCCTGTCTTAGGGTCAGGAATATCATTTTCTTTGGAAATTGCTTCTTTGTCCATAAAGAAGTAATCAACATTGTGGCTTTTTACATATCCTTCATCATTTAAATTATCAATAGAAACAATATGTCTTATATTTTTATAAGTTTGATTTTCTATAGACTCTCTACATCTTTTGAAGCCATTAGGTCTATTTGAAGTTCTTGTAAGAATGTTAATAAGTGGAGTTGGGGACTCAATTCTTTCAGTAACTACAACAGTTTTCTGAATAGTAATTTTAGGACTTCCTTTTTTGATAATTTCAGTAGTTGTCACTTGAGTTCCTTTATTACCTATTCTTGTGGCAAGTTTTTTTATATGCCTCATATTTAAACAAAAGTTATATAATTTTTCAGTTTAGCGTAATTCTTGGTGAATTTAGGTAAAACATGTTCCACCATATCTTTTTTCTCATTTTCAACCTTATCAGGATTTTTCACCCTTGTAATCGATTCATAATGATAACATACTGCTTCACCTAAATAAATATTTTTATAATTTCGAATAATGCAATCAAGATTCAATAGCACATCTTCAAAACATTCTTTTGTACCTTCATTAAATCCACCAATACCATCAAATAAAACTTTTTTAATCATCAAAAATGCACCTGTAGAACCCAACACATCAGACTTTTTGTTAAATGCTACATTATAATAGGTTCTTATCCCTTTATGAGATAATCCAATTTGATTTTCTTTATTTTGATAAATTAAAATTCCTCCATGCTGAATTCTATTATTTCCATAATACAATCTGCAGCCAATAGTGCCAATACCTTTTTTATTATTCAAATATTCTTCAACCATCAATGAAATTGCATCATTTACCATTTCAATATCGTCATTACAGAATAGTAAAAGTTCAGTCTTCTTATCTATATGGTTTTTGACTACATCATTGTTTATTTTGGCAAAATTATAATAATCATATTTTATCAAAACAAACCTCTCATCAGAACCAATATAATCTTCAATTGAAGAAATTGTTGTTTCATTTGAACCTGTGTCTGCAATATAGATTTTATAGTTAGTATAAGCTGTTTTTTTCAAACTATCTAAGCATTTGCTAAGGTATTCAAAATTGTCTTTAGAAGGGATTATTATTGCTAAAGAAGGGGATTGTTTTATCTTGATTTCACGATAATTTACAAATGGAGTTGGAATTACTGATGCAGGCAAAAATTCTTTATAATTTTCTGCAAAAACAAGTCTATTCTGATTCCATTCTTCACTTATCATTCCTACAGAATCATGTTTGATTTTTACATCTGTTATAACTCCAATTTTCACCCCTTGAAGATGATTTCTCAAACAGAAAGGAATATCATAAAAATGAAATCCTTTGAAAGTTTCATCAAAGTCTGCCTTTATTCTTTCCTTATGGATTCCTATGAATAATCCATCTACACAAACAGTTTGACAAATTTCATTTGGAACAAGCTGACTATATTTTGATTCATACCATTTGCCTTCTTTTGACTTGTGTTGAACGATTCCTACCATCATGGTATTATTTCTCCACCACATTCCTGTATTGTCTAAATCTGTAGTCCCTGCAAAGCCTAAGATACCATAATCTGATTTTTGGAAATAATCATAGATTCTTTTATCCCAACCTTTTTCAAGATGAACATCGTCATGAACGCAAACTAATATTTCGTATTTAGATTCTTTTAAAGCAATATTATATGCTTCCGCAAGAGAATGAGTTTTTTTATTGACAAAATGAATTATTTCAACATCATTTAAAACACAAGTTTGCTTTAGATAATCTGAGTGTTCTTTTGAATCTTTTTTAGTGGAATAGAATATTGAAATCATCTTTTTTTGTTAATATAAGGATTTTATTGAAATAATAAAACCGTGATTGTGTGTCACGGTTTCAATTTTGATTTTATAATTTTGACATACTTTAGCAAAATATCATGACATATTCTATCTTCATTTTTCAAGTCATACTCTTTTTCATAATATTGGACAAGGGGGCTGACATCAAGTCTTAATAACCACCAATCGATAACTGTACGACCTACTGAATGATGTAAATCAATTGCTATTGAAAAATCATCTATTTGTAAAACATTCTCAAGATTTTTTAATTTCTCAGGAGTTAGAGTTACAAGATAATCTAAAGCTTCATTAAGACTGTTTGGTATTAAATTTAAATAATAATCTAAATATTTTTTCAAAATCCCACAATTTTCATACATTTCCAACTTTTCATAAAAAGATATTGATTCTTTCAAAATAAAATAATATTCTTCAAATGATTCTGTGATGAACATATATGATTTATGTTCCTTTGCTGCATTTAAGATATAATCGAAAAATTGTACTTCTTTCTTATCTAAATTTAAACTGTTAAAAACATCCCCACTGATTTCCATCTATTTATTCACTCTATTGTACGTGTCATTTGTCTTTTGTATTAATTCAGTTTCCCCTGAAACAAATGCTTCCAAATCAAAATCTCCTGTATAACTCATAGCAGTTTGTAATCTATGGTCAATATTTTTCATTAATTCTGATAAGGCAAATTCTACCTTTTGATATTTGTACATTCCTTCGCTTGGTCTTAAATTGATTTTATTCCAAGCTTTTTGAACTTCTACTGTACTCATACCTCTATAAGCTCTTTTTACTTCAATTCCTAAGAATTTAAACACAGGAATAAGTCCATTTGCAATAGGAAAATATTTAAATACATATGGTTGTCCACAAGCTTCATTTGTTTTGTTGAAAATACTCCCCATCATAACAAAATCAGCTCCGCATGCTAATGCAATGTTAATATCTGCTGTATTAGAAATACCCCCATCTGCAATAATTTTACAAGGATTTTCATAACGATTTGCAATTTTTCTACATTCCATTATTAGTGATGCCATTGGATAATGAACACCTGTGTGAGTTGTGGTGGTGCATACAAAACCTCCCCCTACGCCTAAACGTATATAATCTACACCAATTTCTGTAAATTCATGAAAAGCTTTTGGATTTGCTATATTGCCAACCATCAATGTCAATTGGTCTCCCCAAATACTTTTAGCAATCTTACAAGCTTCCCATAAGTCATACATATGTCCATTAGCAATATCTATCAAAATATTCCAATGAGTTATAGTGCTATTTTGCTTACAATAGACACTGACAAACTCTTCTAAAGAAACACTTTCAAATAGCTTTTGATTTTCAAGAACTTTATACCCTGAAGCTTTGATTCCTCTTGGGAGGCAAACATTCAATCCTTCATCTAAAAACAATTGAGTGTTATTTGCATCAAGAACTGTGTCCATAGGAGCTACAAAATAAGGTTTCTGACCATTTTTGTAATATGGTAGACATTCTTTACGGCTTCTAACTTTTGATAAAGGAGCAGGAACGATGCTCAAATCTCCTAAGTTCAATTTTATTTTTGAGTTATTCAAATTTTCCATCTAATATTCTATCGAAATTTATTGTTGAAGAATAAGTATTTGATAATTCTTTTCTAAGCTTTTTATTATATTCTGAGAATAAAATTACCTTTTTTACTTCAGGGAAATTATAATATATGCTTTGAGGTAAATCATATGTATTAAAAATTAATTTGGCGGTATTAGACATTAAAGTATAAACTGCACTGTAAAGGCTATTAGAGAAATCATCTGAATCAACAATGATTACATCGTAAAATTCATCAATAGCTTCTAAATCGATTTCATTGTAACAAAAAACCCCTGTAACAGAACCTTTTTCTCTTTTGGAAAAAACAATATCCTTATCTCTGCCAATACCATCAAAATGATAATATTTATGAGCTTTCAAAATATCTGAAATGATTTTTTCTTGAGCTTCTTTATTTTCAGTTAATATCAAAATGGAATAACTGTCATTTAGAAACATTTTTTCGGCAGCCCATTCTGCGATAAAGCTTGAAAAGCCAACACCTTTAGGACTTCCTGCTATCAGGAAATCACTTTCTTGTATGGGTTTCCACAGTTGGTTTATTTGTATTCTTTCTATCATATTTTTTAGAATCTATATAAATACAGCAGATAACTAACCATATTGTTATTATTATCCAATTATATTTTGTTTGAAATTTATATTCTTCCATGAGGAGTATTATTTTGTACCTGTAGAACCAAATCCACCTGTACGGTCTTTAGAATCAAATTCTTCAGGGGAATCAACTTGTTCCCAAATCAGTTTTTCAACTTTCATAAGAACCATTTGAGCGATTCTTTCTTTAGGTTCAATAACTTGTTCTTTACCTGAAAGATTGATAACTGCAATTTTGATTTCATCTGTATAATCATCATCAATAGTACCGATACAATTAATCAAGGTAATTCCTTTTTTAAATGCAGTACCACTTCTTGCTCTGATTTGAAATTCATAATCATCAGGAATATCAACATAAATTCCTGTAGGAATCAATGCAATTTCCATAGGGTTCAATGTCATAGGAACATCTATTAAAGCACATAAATCTAATCCTGAAGAACCTTTTGTTTTATATTCAGGCATAACTCCACTTCTTGAATAAATCTTCACAGTTTTTTTACCATAATCTAAAGTTGAATTAGAAAAATAAGAAGTCATATAACTTTCATATGATTTTTTTGCATTTCTAATTTCTTCATTTGCTGCATTGAGCATTTCCTCAAGATTCTTTTCGTTCTGATTCATTTGAAATTTGATTTTTAATAAGATTAAATTTTTCTTGAAATTCTTCGATATCTCCCAATATAGATAGATAAGTTTGCTCTGAAATAATATTAGGATTCAAACAAACAACTTCATGTCGCTCAAAGTTAGGAAATAAAATTGAAATATATTCATCTTTTGGAATAAAATCTAAATTTTCTGAAAAAGATTTTATCATCGTTTCCATTTCTGAAGGTGGAACGTTACTGACATTAATATAAAAAATGAGAATTGGTCTTATCATTAGAATAAAGATTTATATGCCTGTGCTCTTTTTTTGCTTACGTTATTGATATCATACTTATCTTTTACTGTTTCATAAAGAGCTTCTCCCATATCAATTCTCATCTGCGGATTTCTTAGCAATTTTTTTGCAAAATCATAAAAATCCTTATGAGATTTCTTTTCTTCCACTAAGAAGCAATTTTTCCCATGAATCCCATCAATTTCATATGGAGATATTTTGCTTGCAATTAAAGGCTTTTTGTGAAATCCTGCTTCAATAAGTTTCAATTGAGATTTCATTGTATTGAAATGAATATCTTTCAATGGCGCAAGTGCTATATCTATATAATTGTAAGAATCTGCATAGCTTTGAATAGGTTTAGTCCATATTCTTCTATAGAATTGATTTTCAATATTAGGATATTCTTCTTGTCTTGGATTTAATAGATAATGGGTGTAATCATTGTCATGCAACATGTATCTATTTGTAAAAATTAGTTCACATTCCATCCAAACTTTAGGTTTTTTGGATTCAGTAATTTCACCTGTATCAGAATTTCTAATCAAATTATTGAATCCTGCCATAACCATTTGAACTTCATTTTTGTTATTCCCATATAACTTATTAACCATACCGCTCAAAAGTTTCAAATCTTCCAAATGGCTTGAGCCACCAATCCATCCAATTCTTGTTCTTTCAGATTCAATTGGCTTAGGAATAAATTGTTCTTCTTCGGGATTGATTGCATTAGAAATAATTGTAACATTCTTATTGTATTTTACAATTTCTTTTGCAAGAGTTAAAGTTGTAGTAGTTATAAGGTCTGCAATTTTTAACCTTGAAGTCAAAGTTTTCCATTGGTCTTCTAACTTTTTGTATAAAGCATGACTTGGAGGAAGTCTCCAATAATCATCTAAATCTAAAATGATTTTCATCCCATCCTTTTTCAAGTTCTCAAGTAATGAAAAAACTGAATCATTCATAACCAAAGTGCCTTGACCTACAATGGCATCATAATTTGAAGCAAAATCTTTTTCATGTAGAGGCGGATTTTGCATGATATCAATTAAAAAATCTTCTTTATGGTTAGATTGTAAAGCAGTGTGTGGGTCTGTAAATCTATATTTTCCTACACCTGCATTATTAACTTCTAATACCAATATTCTTATCTTCTTCATCTTTTTTATTTTAATATAGTCTTCAAATTTAGAAAATAAATCTATATACCTATATTAAGATTATGAATGAGAGTATTATTTTAAAATGTAGATTTGAGGTCGCAAATTGCGACCATAAATTTTATTTAGAGAAGCTTAGAAAATACTCAAATGAAACAAAAATTATTTCTATTGAAGAGAAATATTATCATAAAGAAATAGAAGAGTATTCTTTTGAATTTGATGGATATATAACAAAAACTATAAAAATATTTAAAGCGAAACTGAAATTCGGAAAAACCGAATTTTTGGCATTGATAGAAAACGAAGTTATCAAAATAAAAAATGCTGATGAACTTATAAAGTTAACATCAGCAAATGATATAGAAAATTTAGGTTTCGTTTACATTATTAAATCCAAGTTAGGATATAAAATAGGTTATTCAAAAGAAATTCACAAAAGAAACAAAATTTTTAATGTGAAACTGCCATTTCAATGGGAGTTTGCAAAAATATTTTGTTTGAAGGATTATAAGCTTTTTGAGAAATTTCTTCATGGTGCTTACAGTTTAAAAAAAATAAATGGCGAATGGTTTGATTTAAATGAAAATGATTTAGTTACTATTGAAAGATTTTATGAAAAAATCAAACTCCCCAAGTAAATCCATCAACAGTAGCCCAACATATATCATCATTTGTAATAAATGAATCTAAACAATCAATACTACAGCAGACACCTAAGAATTTATTTTCTGAAGCAAAATCCATAACTAATTTAACTTTTTTAGGGTCAACTTGTTTTCCTGAATCTATATTAATGAAAACAGAATTAGTATATGGTTTCCCATTTTTAGGGGAAATTTTGTAAAAGTATTCTAATACTGTTCCATTGTTATATGTTCGGCTTTGTATCATTATCTTTTGACAGGTGACATTTTTCCTCTGAAGTGATGACCTCCAATAACAATATCCACAGTATCAGCACTTCCTTCTGTAATAATAGTCTTTTGAGATAGATTTTCAACTATTTCAGTAAGATATGCAATCTGTTGTTTTAACTCTTCAATTTCTGAATTAACTGCATTATTCTTTGGGCGATATTCACTTTCATTTATAAGTGAATCCTCATTCATTGATATTTTGCCTGCAATATTATTTAGAAATCTATCAAGTTTCGGGTCAGGTCTTTCGATATTATTGTTGTTCATCGTTTTCGGTTTTATTATAATTTGAAGCATTCATTGCAATAGAAATTGCTTTTTCTATTTGATATGAAACATTTTCTACAATAGTATCGATTGCTTCACTTATAACAGAATTCACTTCAGAATTTATTAAGTTTCTTAAATAGTCTTCATTTATCAATCCGTTTTTCTTGTTTGAATGAGTAGGAATACTATTTGTTTTTGCACGTCTTTCAGTTTCTTCAAAGATTTTAAAAATTTTATTGGAATCTATTTTTTGAAATAGTTGCTCATGATTAACAAGCTCTATTGTTTCTTCATTTTTTTCCAATTCAGTTATAGCTCCTAAGAAATCTGTATCATATTCAGTTTCAAATTCAGGATTTTCTTTTAGATTGTTCATAGTTATATAATTTACAACTAATATAGATTATAAAAAATAAAACTAAAATTTGGCACTATTATAAATTTGTGCCATAGATTTGTCCCCTGACTTGTTATATTTATCTCTTGGTTTATCAAATTTCTTATCCCAAAAGAATAAAGTTTTAACCACTTTCAAATCTTTTATTTTATCTTTACGGAAAGTTTTCCATTGATTGTTGCCTCTTTTTGAAGGGCCCTTCAATTGAAAAACTCTTATCAATTCATTCCCTAAATGATTCTTTCCAAATACATACATCTCTCCTTCTCTCCAATCATTTTCATTATCGTATTTAAACTTCACAAGAAGTTTCTTTTCAATAGGGTTTATGATTTGAGAATTAGCAATAGCCTCATTGAGAACTAAGTTATATGTTTCAAAAAGACTCTTCATATTACATATTAAAAGAAAAAGGTATTGAAGGAAAACAATCGTAAGGATTTTCTCTTCTATAAATATTCTTTTGAAGCAATCTGTTTCTTCCTGAGCCATCAACATCAGGTCTTCCATTGATGTCATAATATCCGCCACCGTTCAATGTATCCAAGTAACCTGAAGTTCCTTTACCTTTGATGTTCAAACGGTCATCAGAACCTCCTTGTGCTTGAAGAGCATTAGGGTGAGTTTCATTATAAATTCTACCTGTTTGATTTTGATAGACATTTCTTATAAGAAGCTCTTGTCTTGCTTGATTGGCGATGTCCTCTAAACGAGTACAACTTCTGCCAAGTCTGTTATTATTGTCGTTAATTGCCATAGTTATATTTTCTTTTAAATATCTTAAATTTTATTTTTTTGAATAAATCTGAATTGTTCTTCAGTAACTATTATTTTTTTTATTTTCTTATTTTCACTGTGAACAGATAATTTTGCAGGTTTTGTTGTTACAGTTGAATTTACTGTTGAATCTTTATAATGTGTTTTTTTATAAGCGTTTTCAATGCCTGCTTTATCCTTTAAATCTTTTTTTAATTCAGAAGTAGTTCTTGCAGTTTTTAAAGTTTCGTTAATCCAAGTTTCTAAGACATTTCCACCGTTCAATTCATAAAGAACTGTATTTTCTCTATTTGTTTCTAAAATATGTTTTATATTTTTTAAATTTTCATAAGTCAATCTTCCTGTCTCAACAAGATTTTTTAACCTTGTGTAACCTTCTAAACTTTTATCCCCATTATTATTTTCATATGAACTAAATTTTTTCTTTAATTCATCTAAAACATTTTTTGGAAGATTGTAATAATTCCCTTGGAGTTCTTGATTTGCCATTATATTGAATTTTTTAATTCTTTTCTTTTTTTAGGACTTAAATTCTTAGTATTTAGCTTTTCAATAACGTTTTTAACTATTATTGAAACAATATCTTCATAATTTTCATCATTTGAAAAATCATCAACATTGTCTATTAAATTTTTAACATTATCTTGCACATCATCCATATCATAACTTTTGCTAAGTTCATCAATATCAGGAATAGAAGTTGTATCTTTGCTGATAAGTTCTTCTTCTTTAGAATTTTTAAATCTATCTAAAATAGTATCTTCTCTTAAATCATCTTCAATTATATAGGATTCAGAAACGCTTCCTGAAGAATAACCATAACCTCTGAAATAGTAGTAGAATTTACCATCTTGATTGGCAGACCATCTTTGTTTATCAGTGTCCCAATTCGTTCCATCTATTTTATCATCGTAGGTAGTGGTTTTGATTCGAGAAGAGCCTGGGTATTCGACCATACCCCCACTAATAATTCCACCATCAGAATTGATGATTTCATTCATCATTTCTTCAGTTATTTTCAATCTTTTCATTTTTTTACGCATAACATAAATATTTATCTATAAATATATACATAGTGAGTAATATTAAAAAAAATACAAACAAAATATTTGATATAAAATTAAACAATTGCAACTATTGGGATTTTTACCTCTCAATGGATGCATCAAGTGATTGTTTTGTTTGTGATAATTTAATTACAGGAGATGTAGTAGCTACTTTTGATTTTGATAATATTTCAGGGTTGTGTAGTACTGTAACATGGGAAAATGCAACTTCTTTCAATAAAGACCTTTGTGATATTGGATTAACAGGTTATGATAATCGTTTTGTAGATTGGTACACAGGGGAAACTTTTAATCCTTCAGGTGATACAACTTTCTGTGTAAAAAGAGTTTCAGGAGATACATACTGTTATGAAATGAATCATATGCCTGCTTATGGAGTAGAACCTGAACATATTCAATTCTGTGGTGGTTTTTTCCAAGGATTTTACAGGCTTCATGGGTATGATTATGATGTTCTTCCGAATATGTATTATAAAGGTTGGACAAAAGAATTTTGGCTCAAAAGAACCGATTGCCCTTCAGGAGAAACTGTAACTATTACAGGTGAAACAATTACTTATGAAGAAACCGAATTAAATGTTATTGAAACCATTGAAATTTGGCAAACAGATGTCATATCAGGAGGTACTTGTACAGATAAATTTCAATTGAATGAAGTTTATCCTGATAACAAAGGGATATTTTATTTTTGGGGATTGAGAGCTGAAAATAAGTTTTGTGCCTTTTCACCTTTTTCAGAATTGACAACTTGTGAAGGATTAAGTCTTGCTCCAAAGATAACAGAAATTCCTTTTGAACCTGATGTCAATCCGTTTTTATATTATACAAGAAGAACTGCTTATTGTACAGATGAGCCTAATTCAACTGCAGAATTGATTGATTGCTGTGATGGTATTATTAATAATGCTTTAGCTTTCAGAGTTACAGATGATGGAGAAATTGGATTGAGATTGATGACAACTACAGGTGAATGTATGTTAGTTGGGGATTCAATAATGTTCTCAGGAAGTCCTGTTGTTGAAGAATTTTATTCTAAAAAGAATCTTGTTAAAAAAGACAAATGGTATCATGTTACATATAGATTTGAGCCATATGAAAGACATCACTGTATAGGTTATAGAGTTAGTGCAGGTATCCTTTCAGTTTTTGTAGATGGATTTTTGAAATTGAAAATCGATGGATTTCCTGAATTTATTCCTTATGAATTAAATGAAATTCCTGAGAAGCAATTGGGAGTTCCATTTAATATAAGTCTTGGAGGTGGAACACAGGGTCTTTTGGAAAGTTATACTTTTTCAGGTCTTACTGAATCTTTTGATTTAACAGGATATACTTTATGTAATTATATTTCAAAGGTAATTGCACCATGTACTTTTAATGGGATTGTAATAAACGGTGAAAGGATTGTAAGCCCAAAATTCACAGTTCATGAGGCTGATTTAATAAAAGCTTGGTTAGAAATGCATGTCAAAAGTATGGGTGAAATTGAAATAGAACCTTATTATATGGGTGATAGGGATTCTATAAAAATAACATTCAATGCAGTTATCGATAAATTAGACTATATATTATTAGAAAAAGGAGTTTCTTGTATAGTTCAAACTAATTGTATAGATGTGCCTCCTTTTAATGGTAGATGTGGCTATTTGGAAGATAACTTTGCAGGGACATTTATTGGAGGAATTGGTGAGTTTAGACTGCATGATAGACCTCTTTGTTTGCAAGAAATTAGATGTAACTTTGAATTAGAAAAAGCAAAATATAATCGTAATAGAGACAGAATAGAATGCGAAATATGAAAATATTAATAACTGAAGAACAATATAAACTTCTAAGGGAAGTTGATAAAGATGGAATTGGGACTATTGATGATATTAATAAGAAGTTTAATTATAAAATAGGTAAGATGATTGGTTACGGTAAATATAGTTTTGTTTTTGAATACGAGGATGATAAGGTTGTTAAG